ATGTCACGTCGACAGCGTAATTATGAACGAAACAAAGATGATAGAAAGTTAATTGAACAGGATAGAGAGTATTCCGATTTAATTCATGCAAATGTCAAATCATCACCAAACCTATTACGGTGGTCTGGATTAAAAGAAGATGAACTTAATATTAATATATTGAAGGAAATATATCAAAAACTTGACAATGATATAATAAAAGCATTAGCGGATATCAATCCCTTGTTTTTGAAATTACACATGGATGAAGTTAGTGAAGGTGTGCGATATAATCATTGTGGGAATGTTTTGGCAGATACTTTTAATTGGAAATTAGATGGAGTTAGGTGGGAAAAATATCAGAATAGTGAAATTCCATGGAGTAGGCATTTACACTGGGGTCAAATGAAACTATTATTAGTCGAGATTAAATTTTTGATTCACGTTATGAAGATGAAAAAGAGCGCGAAACATGTTATGGTTGTATACGCTGGGGCTGCTCAGGGTCATCATATCGGCTGTTTGAGTGGTTTATTTCCGGAAGTATATTTTCATTTATATGATAAGGGCCCATGGGCTGTTAAAGAATCAAATAGAATAAAGATATTTAATGAATATGTCAGCGAGGGTATATTAAGAGAACGTTATGCAGATAGTAATTATTATATGGTGTTAATTAGTGATATAAGAGTTGACAAGGATGAAAAGCAGATTCAAAATGACATGGGAGAGCAATTAAAATGGTGGAAAATTGGTATTTGGGAATGGTCGATGTTCAAATTTAGATTGCCATATATTAAGGATCCCGGTGATGAAACAAAAACCACTGTTTATCCAGAGGGTGAAATATGGATCCAACCATTTCCACCCAAATCGTCAGCCGAGACCCGTTTAATAGTCGCCAAAGGAGCTAATGATAAGATTTATAGTAATTATGAATATGAGGGAAAATGTTATTATCATAATAAATATGAACGAAGTTTAAAATATGCGCGGGATGATGGACTAGAATTTAACGTGTACGAAGATGGATTTTGTAATTGTTATGATTGTACTTGGATGTATTATTGTTGCGAAGAATATGCCAAATGGAGAGGATGGAAAATTGAAACCGAACTAGTAATTGGCCTAATGAATAAATTAATATCTGAAGCAAGAGGTGCTAACATTAGCATAAAAAAACTAACAACTATTAATTTTGAAGGGTTAATAGAAATATTACGTTTTACAGAAAAACATGGACGATTACCTAAAACAAGAGATGTTGACGAGGGATAATTGTTTATTTTTTTTCTTTATAGTATATAGACAATGTACAATGGCGGGAAGGATGCAATACAATTAAAAAAAGTCATTAATATGAGATATCTATCACAGGGATTTGACATTCCAGATGATAGTAAGAAAAAAGAAATAGAGGATATTTTGTTTAAGATTTATAATAATGTTTTGGATAGTGATGTTAGAGATTGTATTAAAAATTCCAAGGGATTAAACTGTCAATTACAGCATACTAATGGTAAAGCTGGGGAATTGTTTTCTTATTTTATCAGAGATAACTCCCCCGAGACACCATATAGACCATTATATATACCATGGGCCAGACATCTTCATTGGGGTCAATTGAAATTAATGTTAACGGAAATATGGTTTTTGAATCATGTGCAAAAACAACGATGTCTCACGGGGGATAAACGTCGTATTCGATTTATCTATGCTGGGGCTGCTCATGGGTTTCATCTGGCATTTTTAAGTAAGATGTTTCCAGATGTCGAATTTGATTTATATGATCCTGGACATTTTAAAATATTACCAATTAAGGATAAAATCAACATAATCAATGATCTATTCTTGGATAAATACGTCGAAAAATATACAAATCATGATGAAGAATACTATTTATTATGTAGTGATATTAGAATGAAACCTACTGAAGAATCAATTAAAAGAGATCAAGAATTGCAGCTTAGTTGGTGGAAAAAAATCAAACCAGAATGGACCATGTTTAAATACAGATTACCATATGATAGCCGGGGGGTGACAGAATATCCAGATGGCCATATATTAATTCAGCCATTTCCACCAAAGAATTCCACGGAAACAAGAATAATTATTGAAAAAGACGCGGTAATGAAAGATTGGTCCGATGAGAAATATGAAAAACAACTTTATCATCATAATAATCATATGAGGGATTTGCATTATAAACATATTCTTGGTGATTGTCGAATTGAAAAAGATGGTATTTGTAATTGTTATGATTGTACTTGGTTTGTGAACTGTATTGAAGATTATGTTATTTGGAACAGTTTGGATGATTCGATGCGCCGAAGTGTAGCAGAATGGAAGGTCGACAAACGTGATTATTCTAGTATTTATGATAAGATAGGGGGTGTCGAATTTATATCAAACAAAGTTCGATCGCTGGTTAAAGAGGTTGAAAAAAAGTCACGGGGTGATAATGTCACAATAAAATCTATGACTGATGAAAATATTATGAATCTTATGCATATTATTAAATCGATAGAAATGACTGGAGTAATACCAAAAATCCGGGACCAAGAATGATTTACCACATCATGGGTCTTTGGTTTTCCTTCCAAAACACCCCTATCTCTACGGTTCCACAAAAACACACTTGTGATTTTTTTGTCGAAAAAGGGTCAATTTGACGACTCCACAAAAACCCACTCTTTATTTTTTGTCGAAATAACCCTATCTCAACGGATTTCACAAAAACCCACTCTTGATTTTAGCTCCAAAAACCAACTTTTCACGCGAAATTCTAAGGCCGACCCATAGAATTCAGACTAAAAAACGTTAGCGAGGCGAAGCCAAAACAAGGTCAGACTATTCAGGAGCGTCGTTTGGGTCGAAGTGCTAACGCACTTCGATGCTTCGCTTCGCTCGCCCCGTAACGCGTTGCTTCGCAACGCTACGGCCCGCGACGTGCGAACATCCTAAAAACATAGCCAAAACATTCATCTCTAAAATCTCAACTCTGGATTTCAGTTAAAAACATAGCAAAACTATCTATTCCACGAGGCCGACCCATGTGATTCAGACTAAAAAACGTCAGCGAGGCGAAGCCAAAACAAGGTTAGACTACTCAGGAGCGTCGCGGAGCGACGTGCGAACATCCTAAAATCTATAATATAAAATCGACAGCTAAAAAATCTATAATATAAAATGTTTTCTTTTTTATGTTGTTCAGAAATTTTCATTTATTTTTTATCATAAAAAGTTTTCTTATTTCCGGCCGCAGACCAACCGCAGGTTGGGCGTCGCGGTTCGTAGAACCTGGACACCGTAGGTGTCCAGGCCGTAAAAATTGAATTTATAAAATTTATATGAACATATATATCAACTAGAATATAAAAACACAACTGATACATTAGTTTTGCATCACGATGGAGTCGCAAGGAAACTCCATTAACAACGGTGGCTCGAGTCTAGAAAATATAAGTGCTGAGATCGACGAAAATGAAGTCATGCATGTTATTAAAAGAACTGGAAAGAAAGAAAAACTCAATCCCAATGAAATAACACGTAGAATCCAACAGTTGATAAATCAACATCCCAAAATTCCCCATGTTAATGCCTCAAAAATCATGATTAAAGTAGTTCAAGGTATTAGAGATAATATAAAAACTAGTGAAATAGATGAGTTTGCTGCTAACGTCGCTGAAAGCCTTTCTATATCAAATCCAAATTATCTTAAGTTAGCTGCACGAATCGCAATAGATAACCATCAAAAAAACACAGATCGATCATTTCGTGATAAAATGCGAAAAGCCTATTTGCGTAAAGATGTTGATGGCACTGTTGTACCCATGGTAAGCGAAGAATTCATGGGATATGTTGAACTCCATCAAAATACTATCGAAGAAATGATAGATTACAAACGAGATTTTCTATTTGATTTCTTTGGATTTAGAACCTTTCAAACACTATATGGATTTAGAATAGGAGGCCAAATTATAGAGCGCCCACAGGATGTTTTTATGCGAGTTGCTATTCAACTACATATGAATTCTTATAGTTTGGGCGGCGGAGATGATGACCCTTCTGTCGCTGAGGAGGAAAAATCAATACATGAGGAATTTGACATGATTAAAGCCACTTATAATACCCTGTCCCTAAAATATTACACTCACGCTACTCCCACATATTTTAACGCTGGAACCTGTAGACCACAAATGGCCAGTTGTTATTTAATGGGCCTTGATGATTCATGCGAAGGTATTATGAATTGTGCTAAAGATATGGCGATGATTTCTAAATGGGCCGGAGGAATTGGCGTTCACATTCATAACATTAGATGCGAAGGCTCAGAGATTCGCGGAACTAATGGTGTTTCGGGTGGTATTCTACCATGGGCCAAAATATTTAATGCCACAATGAGAGGATTTAATCAAGGGGGCAAGAGACTTGGATCATGTGCTTTATATCTAATGCCTCATCATCCTGATATTATGACCTTTTTAAAACTGCGATTACCCGGAGGTAGTGATTTAGAGAGAGCCCGCGACTTATTTTACGCGCTTTGGATTCCAAATATATTCATGGAGCGAGTTATTAGCGGCGAAAAATGGTCACTATTTGATCCAAATCGCTGCGGTGACTTAAGTGAATTATATGATGATAATGAAAAGAAATATACTCAACGATATTTAGAATTGGAAAAGAAAGGTATGTATAAAGCTCAGATTTCAGCGCGAGAAATATGGGATGCTATATATGAATCTAATAAGCAAACTGGCATTCCTTATATATGTTTTAGTGATTGGGTCAATTCAATGAGCAATCATAAGAATCTTGGAACTGTAAAGTCTAGTAATTTATGCACTGAAATTATGCTTTACTCGAGTCCCTCGGAATATGCAGTGTGTAATTTATCATCGATTTGTTTGCCGAATTTTGTGGTTGATGATGCTGGCGTTGATTCCGAATTTCCCGAAAAACCACGATTTGATTTTGCAAAATTAGCCGAGGTTGTTTGTTTGATAGTTACTAATCTTAATAGAGTTATTGATAGAAATTATTATCCAGTGGAACAAACAAGGACATCTAATATGAAACATAGGCCTATAGGAATTGGAATTCAGGGTCTTGCGGACTGTTATCTTAAAATGAGATTTGCTTATGATTCTCCGGATGCACGTTCCTTAAACCGTAAAATATCTGAAGTTATATATTATGCGGCTGTTAGCCAGTCCACCAAGATATGTAGGACGATGTATATGAAAGCTCGGAATGATATTGCGAGCCGCGGGTATACCTTTATCGATAGAATTGTAGATGGAAAGGTACAGAGAGTGCGGGTTGAGAGTGTTGAAAAGACCGATTTTGCTTATCCGTCCATGAGTCTAAATGGTGGTTCACCAATAAGTCATGGTGTGTTTCATTGGGAAATGGCTGGTTTAGCAGTTGGAGAATTGTCCCATATGTCTGATTGGGAATCAGTTCGATCACATATTAAGCTTTATGGGGTTCGTAACTCGATGTTGGTGGCACTGATGCCCACAGCAACTACATCTCAACTTATGGGTAATTGTGAATGTTTTGAACCATATACATCAAATATATATAAAAGAAAAACTTTAGCTGGTGAACATGTAGTTATTAACAAATATCTAATGAATGATTTGTATAAGTTAAAGATATGGAATGAAACATTACAAGAATATTTAATGTTATTTGATGGATCAATACAGTTCATTGATGGTATTCCTGATGATATAAAGGGTCTATATAAGACCGCTTATGAGATCGATCAAATGGAGTTGATCAGACAAGCAGCTGATAGACAACCGTTTGTGGATCAGGCACAGAGTTTAAATTATTATATACGTGACATGAATAAGGAAAATTTTAGTCGTCTTTTATTTGCCGCTTGGCGTTCTAAGTTGAAAACGGGTAAATATTACACTCGTACAACCGCGGCAATGAACCCGCAGAAGTTTTCTTTGGACCCAAAGTTAATAGAGGAGATGCAAAAAGCAGTGGAAGAAAGGAAAAAAACAATGGTCGGCGGTGTAAAAGAGACCGCGCCGGAAGAAGAAATATGTTTGGTTTGCTCTAGTTAGTGGAAAGTAGTTGGATGATGGGATCTTTATTTTTTTGTTGGGTCTCGTTTTGAGTATAAAAAAACTATCTTCTTGGATTTTACGTTTATTGATGATAATACTTAAATTGGGTAAACATGGTATTATGAAACAAAAATCCTGACCTCTGGGCTAGGATTTTTCCCGCTGGGTAAAAAACACGATCTCTTTTAATTTCAGGCAAAATAGGGGTATCACTTGATTTGGAGAAACATCGCTAAATTTGGGTTTTTGGGGATAAAAAGTAGCGATCTGCGTGCAATTTAAGTTTTATTAGGTTTTGGCTGGAAATTTAAGCACATCGACCGGAGTGAGGGGTTGGAAAAAAAGTTATATAGTAGGGTGAGGGGGGTGGGGGAGGCGGGAGGTGAGGGGAGGGTGAGTGATCATTTAATATCTTAAAATTGTTCAAATATCATAATATATATAGAGTGTTGAGAACTTAGAGAGAGAAAGTTTATTATATTAATAGGGTGCGTGAGAGAGATGTCAGCCGAAACACAACCCGAGCCTTATGCGTTTCAGTTCCGTGATCATGCTATTTTTCCCGATGCCGATGCCTTTACTCCATCAACTGCGACAATAGGATTTTTATATAAAAAACCCGGTGATACTAATCTTTATTGGTCCACTTATGATGGTGGTGAAATTCTTGTAACCGGTGGAGGTGGTGCAATTGCTCCCCCTCCTAGTGCCACTGTTCGTTCAATTGCTGTTTTCGCTTCTGCTGATGCTAAAACCCTTGATGATGCTCCTATAACTATAGCGGTTGATGGTAAATTTAGTGATTTGGTTAGCGCTGGTGACGTCACAGCCACTGGAACTTTTAAGAAATCTGCTGGTGTAGTCGTAAATAGAGTGAGTAATTCAGTGGGTTTGGGCGTCGAGGGTCTCGGGGGTGATAATTCAGTGGCGGCGGGAGTTGGTGCCCTTGGTAGTTATTCTGGTGTTGGAAATGTCGGTGTTGGTCGAAATGCCGGATCTGGTTTATTAACTGGTATTAATAATGTATTTGTTGGTAATGGAGCGGGTACCGATGTAACGACTGGAGGAACCAATATTATTATAGGTCAGGGCGCTAGTGCTGGGGATTCTGGTGCTGTGAATCGTGTGGTTTTGGGTGCTGGAGGGGTCGGAAATGCTAATAATCAATTGGCCGTTGCTTCTTCGATAACGAGTTTTTATTTACCCGGTATGACTTCTGGTACTTCGGATAATGTTTTATTCTATAATACATCAACTGGAATCGTTACACGTGGGTCTATATCGAGTTTAGATACGCTCGCTGTTAATACTTTAACAGTAAATACATCAGCGACTATGGAAAAAATATTAGTGGATACTACCGCTGCCGATGCAGTGGTTGTTAGAAAAGATGGCGGTGGGTCCAGTGTTTTTACTGTAGATACAACAGGTTCGGGGACAGTAACCATTCAGGGAGATCTTAATGTAGGAGGGGTTATCAATTATATATCAAGTAATAGTATTAGAATTAGTGATGAAATGATATATTTGGCTGATGGTAATGCTGCCGATATTCGTGATATTGGGTTCTTTGGTCAATATAATCCTGGCGCTGGTACTCGTTATACTGGGTTGGTTCGAGATGCGAGTGATAGTGGTAAATATAAATTGTTTCATGGATTGACTGAATTACCTGCAACCACTGTTAACGTGGGTGATGCTGGCTTTACTTTGGGGACTTTGGCTCTTGGGACCTTAGAAGCTACGAATGTTGCTGGGACTTTATCAACTGCTGCTCAGCCTAATGTGACATCGGTGGGAACTTTGGGATCATTGAATGTTGGTGTTGGTGGTATTAGTTCAAGTGGGGCTATTGCATCAACCGCGTCTACGGTAACTGGAACTTCTATTATTGCTTCGACGGCTGGGACCGCGGGAAGTCCCGCGATTCGAATGACTGGAGATGGAACTAGTGGATTATATCAAAATGCTACGGGTCAAATGAGTGTCGGGGCTGGAGGGATTGAGGGTCTACGTGTGACTTCGACATATATGAGTTCGGCTCGATCGGCCACGTATCGATGGGGTCTTGGTAATTTTGATCCTACAGTTGGGGGCTTACAAGTCAAAGGCACTAAACATACTAGCTATGGGGCTGGCACCGAAGGTGTGATTTTAACTGGTGGTGATACGAGTGAGGCTGTGGTTTTAGTACGCGGAGGAGTCGCGCCCTCTATTGGTTTTGCCAATGCATCGGGCATTGCAAGTGAATATCAAATGAGGCTCGTATTGGGCGATAATGATAGGCTTGATGTTGAAGGTGGTCGTTTGGCCCTGATTAATGGCGCCGTTGGTACTCCATCGCTGGCTTTTACTTCTGATTTAGATACGGGCATATATCGAGTCGGAGTGGATCAAATGGGTTTAGGTGCTGGTGGTGGAGTTCGTTTGACAGTGGGTTCATCTAGTTTAGTACCGGCTGTGAATATTTTACCATCGGCGGCGGGAACACTCAATATTGGTGCTAGCGGGAATCGTTTTAATGAGGGTTGGTTTACAACCCTTGACAGTACTAGTGTGATAGCAACAAATACTACATTTGGAGGGACTGCTGTATCTAATTGGTCTCTGTTATCGGTGATTAATCAAGATTTATCGACCAGTGGAACACCTTCATTTGCAGGTATTACAATTGGCGGTGATAATGTTCGTATTGCGACTAATGCTGGTGCAACAGCTCAACAAACTTATGGTATTGCTATAGGTCGTGATGCTGGCCAAACTAATCAGCAGGGTGATGCTGTGGCAATTGGTCGTGCCGCTGGTGGAATCTCACAACAAGCAGATTCAATTGCTATTGGACGTGGAGCGGGTCAAGGAACACAGGGTTTCAATACTGCGACACAGCTCGGGCCTGGTGTGGCTATTGGTCTTGGAGCTGGAGCAACAGGACAAGGATCTAATAGTGTGGCTATTGGCCGTGCCGCGGGACAGGCTTCGCAGGGTCTTTTACTCAACGCAACTCAATTTGGCTCAGCAGTAGCTATAGGATTTGGGGCTGGTATGACACGTCAGGGATATGGTGCTGTTGCTATAGGTGATAGTGCCGGTCTTGATTCACAAGAATTTGGATCTATCGCTATAGGGTATTTAGCAGGAGCCTATTCACAAGGATCGGCTATTGTTAATCCAAGTATCGCTATAGGATATAGAGCTGGACAAACTAGACAACAAGGGCAATCAATAGCAATAGGATTGGATGCTGGTACATTATGGCAATCAAGTAATTGTATAGCTATTGGTAATTTTGCTGGAGGAAATACACAAGGGTCAAATTCTCTTGCTATTGGCACAAATGCGGGAAGTTTATCACAACAATTGAGTTGTGTAGCTATTGGTAGTGGTGCTGGTCGTTCTAGTCAACAAACTAGTGCCGTGGCTATTGGTAATAATGCTGGTCAAACTCTGCAAGGTGGTTCATCTATTGCTATTGGCGATAGCGCAGGATCTGGTACCCAAGGAAATAATTGTATAGCAATAGGTTTATTATCTGCCGTAAACTCGCAACAAGCTAATAGCATAGCTATAGGGTTTCAGGCTGGACGTTTTTCACAAGGCGGTATAGGTTTATCAGCAACTCAAATAGGTCGAGCTATAGCAATAGGAACTGATTCTGGTATAACACGTCAGGGCTATCGTTGTATAGCTATTGGTGATGAATCCGGCGGATACACTCAGGGATATTCTAATGCTACACAAAGCGAAGGTGCTATTGCCATGGGATATAGAGCTGGATTAACCTTACAAAATGCATATGCAATTGCAATAGGTTATCAGGCTGGACAAGGAGGTGCAAATGCCACAGCACAGGGTCAAGGTAATTCATCTATTGCAATCGGTTATCAAGCTGGTTTAATGGGACAGTTATCACAATCAGTTGCTATAGGTTATCAAGTTGGTCAATCAAATCAAGGCAATCTTTGTGTTGCAATAGGCTATCAAGCGGCTCAAACTGCCCAAGGATCGAATTCTGTTGCTATTGGTGCTTTTACTGGATTACAGAGTCAGGGCTCGCTTGCTGTAGCGATAGGAAGAGATGCTGGACGATTTTTACAAGGATCGCAGGCAACAGCAGTAGGATATAATTCTGGAGTAGCTAATCAAGGTGTAAGTGCGGTGGCAGTTGGTCAAGCTGCAGGTCAAACAAATCAGGGTAATTCTGCTGTTGCTATTGGACAAGTTAGTGGGCAATTATCACAAGGATCAACTGCTATTGCGATTGGTGCGGGAGCTGGTTCATCTGTACAGAGTGTACGATCAATTGCAATAGGTGAATCTGCTGGTAGATATTCTCAAGGGAATGGAATTGGCATGGTTGCGGATGGTATCGCTATAGGGTATATGGCTGGTCATACAATGCAACCCTATGCCTGTGTTGCTATTGGTGCTCAAGCTATGGAAACCAGAAATACTTTTAGTCGTTGTGTAAATATTGCAATTGGTGCATTTGCTGGTCAGACCCAACAAGCTCATAGCACAACTGAAACTCAAGATCGTGGAGGAATTGCAATTGGTTTCTTTGCTGGAAGTGCCACCCAAGGTCTGGGAGCTGTGTCGTTAGGACAAAGAGCGGGTCAAAGTGGACAAGGTATAGATTCGATTGCTATTGGTTACTGGGCTGGACGTACTAATCAATCAGCCGAAGCTATTGCGATTGGTCGCGATAGTGGTAGTTCGACACAAGGGACACGGAGTGTGGCTATAGGTAGCGGTGCTGGTCAAACACAGCAAGCCGCGGATAGTGTCGCTGTGGGTTATCGGGCTGGTCGCGGCGGAGCTACCGATACCGCTGCTGGTCAAGGGGCTGGGGCTATTGCTATTGGTTCCGAAGCAGGTATGACTCGTCAATCCGCGGATTGTGTTGCTGTTGGGTTCCGGGCTGGTTCGGGTGGGATTGATGCTACGGCGGCGGGTCAAGGAGTTGGGGCTGTGGCTGTTGGGTCGGGTGCTGGTCGTACTGCTCAGGGGGCTGGGGCTGTAGCTATTGGGTTAAGTGCAGGTAGTGTTTCTCAACTATTCGGATCTATTGCTATTGGCTTAGGAGCTGGTCAAGATCAACAAAACATAGGTGGAACCACAGTTCAAGATTCAGCTGTTGCTATTGGTTATGGAGCGGGTCAAACCCAACAGGGTTCTAATGCTATAGCTATTGGTAAATTATGTGGTCGCGGTACTCAAGGAGCAGATGCAATTGCTATTGGTGATAGTTGTGGCGTGACTTCTCAGGGAGCAGATGCTGTGGCTATTGGTGATGGAGCTGGCGCTGCTTTCCAACAAGCTGATTGTATTGCGATTGGTCGTGGTGCAGGAGCTCAAACTCAGGGTCTTTCAACAGCCACTCAGTTGGGTGGAGCAATAGCTATAGGTAATGGAGCTGGACAAACGTTACAACCATATAACTCAGTAGCGGTGGGAAATGGTGCTATGGGTACTAGAGCTGCTTCTGCTGTGGCACCCAATGTGGCTATAGGATGGAATGCAGGAGCGGGTAATCAAGCTCATAATGCAAATACATGGGCGGATAAAGGATCAGTAGCTATAGGCTCAGAAGCTGGAGAGGCTTCACAATCTACAAGTGCTGTATCTATAGGGATAAGAGCTGGTAGATGGAATCAAACTCGACATTCGGTAGCTATAGGTTCATCAGCTGGTGAGAATGAACAAGGTATTGGTAGCTCGCCCGGTGGTTCTGTCGCTATAGGTTCATATGCTGCTGCTGCTAATCAAGGTCAATATGCAATTGGGATTGGTTATCTTGCGGCTCGTCTCAATCAAGGTAATCAGTGTATCTCTATAGGATGGTCTGCTGGTTTTAATAATCAACAATCACAAGCTATTGCTATAGGACCAAATGCAGGATATACGTTACAAGGGACAAATTCATTGGCTTTGGGAAATTCTTCTGGTTATTGGAATCAAAGTTCATCCACCGCCACTCAAAGTGGTGATGCAATTGCTATAGGCAACATATCCGGGCGCACTTTCCAACCATGGCGATCCGTGGCTATAGGTAGTTTAGCTATGTCTACTCGTACAGCTGAAAGTACAGGGTCAAATATCGCTATTGGATATGGCGCGGGACAAGCTAATCAGGCTCAAACAACATCAACATCAACATTTAATTCAGGTTCTATAGCAATTGGTTACTTGGGAGGAGCTTATACACAAGGAATTGAATCAGTGGCTGTGGGTAACCATGCCGGTGAGACTAATCAAGGAGTTGGTTGCGTAGCTATAGGATATAGGGCTGGTCGTGGTGGATCTACTGACACAGCTGCTGGACAAGGGGGTGGGGCTGTTGCTATAGGTTATTATGCTGGAGAACAAACACAAAGTACTAATGCTATAGCTATTGGAAATGAAGCTGGTAGAACTAATCAAGCTACTGGCGCTATAGCTATTGGATATCGAGCTGGTTATGGAACACAAATACAACAATGCATAGCCATAGGTCAAGAAGCTGGTACGTCATCACAAGGTACACAAAGTATAGCTATTGGATATCAAGCTGGGAGATTAAGCCAACAAGCGCAATGTATCGCTATAGGAACAACTAGTGCTCATAGTAGTCAACAAAGTGGAGCAATAGCGATTGGTTTGCGTTCGGGATATTCTGGACAAGGATCCAATAGTGTAGCTGTGGGGCTTTATGCTGGTGAAACTAAGCAGGGGAGTACTTCAGTCGCTGTTGGTTCTCAAGCTGGACAAATTGATCAGGGTAGTCAATGTGTTGCTATAGGTAATGTAGCTGGCCACACTGCACAAGCCGGTTCGTCCGTTGCAGTAGGAACAAAGGCTGGACAAACCAATCAACAATCTTCATGTGTGGCAATAGGTGGCGAAGCTGGTTCTCATTATCAAGGAATTAATTCAGCAACAAGTGTCTCAGGATTTTCAGTGGCGGTTGGATGGAAAGCTGGTAAATGGTCTCAAGGTTTATGTACAGTAGCAATAGGTGTATCAGCAGGTGAAACTTTTCAGGGGGAATCTTCAATAGCTATTGGACGAGATGCTTGTATGCAATCGCAGGGTAATTATTGCATAGCGATTGGTTATATAGCTGGAAAAACCAATCAGGGTACTAGGGGGATATCAGCAACTCAACACGGATCATCAATTGCAATAGGTTCACAAGCTGGTAATTTACAACAGGGATATAGATGTATAGCAATTGGAGAATTGGCAGGATCTCAAACTCAGGGATTTTCTACTGCAACCCAAAGTGAAGGTTCTATAGCTATTGGATATAAAGCTGGTGAAACTAGACAATCTGCTTATGGTATAGCAATTGGACATCAAGCTGGTGCTAGTTTCCAAGGACAACATACTGTTGCCATAGGATATGTGGCGGGAGAAGTGTCTCAAAGTTCATATAGTATTGCTATAGGATGGGGTGCCGCTAGAACTGGACAAGGTACTCAATCTGTGGCCATTGGTCCTGAAGCAGGAACATCATTTCAGGGGGCAACATCTATTGCTATTGGTAACAAAGCCGGAGAAAGAACACAGGGTAATGATACCGTGGCGATTGGATCCCAAGCCGGGCAATATATACAATCATTTGAAGGTATAGCTATAGGTCTATTATCAGGTCATACTGCTCAAGGCGCAAGAGGCATTGCTATCGGTGCTGGGGCTGGGAATAGAAGTCAAGGAACACAATCGGTTGCTATAGGTCATCAACCAGGATATTGGAGTCAAGGCGCTGAATGTGTTGCTATAGGTAAAGATGCTGCTTTCACGCAACAAGGAATTAGGTCTGTTGCTATAGGTAGCGAAGCAGCTCAACGATTTCAAGCTAGTGATTGTGTTGCGATTGGATATAGAGCTGGACAAGGCACAGCGACTCAAAATCAATCAGTTGGCTGTGTTGCTGTTGGTTCTATTTCTGGACAGTATAGTCAAGGTATATACTCTACAGCCATTGGTATTGCTGCTGGGAGTGAATACCAAGGTTCTGCGATTGGTACAACAAATACTGGACATTGTGTTGCCATAGGTGTAAACTCCGGTAAATTTACCCAAGCATATGCGGCTGTTTCAATAGGTGCATTTGCTGCTGAATATGGACAAAATCAACGGGCTATTGCTATTGGATTAAATGCCGGTCGAACTGGACAAGGTGCTGCTGCAATTTCTATAGGATCTAGTGCAGGTGTAACTAATCAAGGCCCAAATGCTGTAGCAATTGGTATTAATTGCGGTCAAACATTACAAGCACAAAATGCTGTTGCTATCGGATCTTCTACTGGGCAAGGGACACAAGGAGAAAATGCTGTAGCCATAGGTATATATTGTGGGCAATTCAGTCAACAGTCAAATACGGTAGCTATTGGTAATTCATGTGGTATATATTCACAGGGTTCTCGTGGCGTTTCCATAGGTACTTTATGTGGTCAGACTAATCAAGGAGCGTCGGCAGTGGCTATTGGCGATACTTGTGGTAATGTCGGTCAGGGTGCTCGTGCTATAGCTATAGGATCCTTTGCGGGCCAAACAAATCAAACCGCTGGAAGTATTGTTATTAATGCAACAGCTAGTGGCATTACTGGATCAAACGCGGGCTTCTATGTTAGTCCAGTTAGATCTGTTGCTCTTGGAACAGGTACTAATCTTCTAACATTATCCAGTAATGAAATTATACTTAATACTGATAAGACATTCGTTATTGATCATCCGACAGAACCAGATAATAAATGGTTGGTTCATAGTTGTTTAGAGGGTCCAGAGAGTGGTATTTATTATCGTGGCATGGGTCGCTTTGATACCGAATCATCCGAATGCGTTATTAGTTTACCTAAATACGTTAGTGATTTTGCTGAAGAATTGACGATTCAAGTGACAGTTGTCGGTTGTTCTGACAGAATTTGGGTCAAAAAATGGAAAAATACGGATGGACAATTTATAGTGAAGAGAGTTTTGGGTGATAAAATTCATGTTGATGATGAGGAAGGTGGAGATGTTGTAGTCGAAAATAATCGTCATCGAACGGAATTTTCTTGGTTGGTTATGGGTAAACGCGGTGATATAGAGGTTGAAAGAAATAAATCTGAGTGGATTAGGAGGGGCTCTGGACCTTATGTATGGTTAGAAAAATTTGAAAAAAAATAAAAATATAAATGGTGTGATGTCACATTGGAATATTGCATTTGAAGACTGTAAAAAACTATGTTTTCAAGCGCGGTATCATCATTTATATGATAAAAATAGAAATTTTCAATATCTGGTTAATCATACAGAAAATAAAATTTTACCGTTGGCAACACAACATTATGTAGAATGTGAAAAAGATATTGATTCAAATAAAAAATGTGCTGTGATATATGAATATTTAATTCAATGTCGAAGTGAATTAAATGAGATGATGATGTATGATGATATTATACCTTTACGATTTGGAAGCAAAAGATAAAAGTATTATTTGTTTTATTGTAATCTTATATTTATTTATAAAAACAAAGTTCATTATGTAATATATAGTTTTGTGGCCAAAAAATATGGCAAGGAATCTACAGATTTACCCAGATCTTTCTGACGATCAAGATTATTTATTTAATGGAATATCATTAAATATACCAGAATCATATTCTTTAGAAGTTAAATGTCCAGTTATTCGTGATCAAGGAACAATTCCGGTATCAACTGTCTGCGCGGCATTAGATACCTTATCTGTTTGCGAAGCTTCTTTAACTGGAAATGCACCTATACTTCACAGTATTTTATATACATATGATAGAGCACGTACACAAATAGCTGGTTGGGGATTAGTAAATCGTGGATGTTATTTACGGGATGTTTTTAAAGCTATTCAGCATAATAAAGTTCTGCCAGAAGCTTCTTTAGAGTTTAAAAGTGATACTAATGTAGCAGTTAATGTCGATCAAATAAATGCAGCATCTGATAAATCACAATGGTGGTATGTTAAATTATCTAATGGTCCAGATATGGCCTTTCGTAGTAAACATCAATTAGATGATATTTGCAGAATTATAGCACATGGATATCCATGTGCTATTACTTTTCGAACTTTTTCTGGTTGGCAGACTTTAGATGCAGGAGTTATGATTTCTCCAAATAATCAAAGTGAAGGATATCATAGCATGATGATAGTTGGTTATAATAGAGCAACTCAACGATTTAGAGTTCGTAATTCTTTTGGAGCCGATTGGGGTGCTGGAGGATATGCGTGGATGCCATTTTCATATTGGACAGGGGGGTATATTTGTGATATTTGGACTATGATAAATGGAGCAAATTATGACAGTCGGAAACTCACAATTATACGTCCCGATGTAGAACGAATAAATAAAATCAATACCATTAAAACTATAATGACAAATATATTAGCTAGTGATAGATCATTTAATAGACTAAATTTTGAGTCTTATTATAATGAACAAATAGAATCATATGCAAATAATCAAGATGCTAGAAACTTTCTTTATAATATGATGAGTTATACAAGAAATTTAATGGGTTAAAAAAAAATAGTTATGGAGATAATGGAGGGAATGAGATAATGGAGGGAATGAGATAATGGAGGGAATGAAGGTGGTAGAAATAACGAGGATGGATATTATAGAGTTTTAAAGAAATCATCAACCGGTGATATATCTCCGTTGGATTTCGGCGATTCTCCTTTCTTATAATCAGTCGGTGTTTCTTCGAAAAAGTTGGTTTTTCCCATCAAACAAATGCGATTCATAAAGTCAAAGGGTTGTTTTGTATTGTATATTTTAGAGTGGCCGAGTTGGGAAAGTAAGCGATCAGCGACATATTTAATGTAGATTTTCATAAGATTAGAATTGATTCCCAACAGTCGACAAGGCAGACTTTCAGTTATAAATTCACATTCTATCTCCACTGCTTCATTTATAATTTCTACAATTCTCTGCTGCGACAATTTATTCACAATATATTTTTTGTATAGAAGGCAGGCAAAATCAGTATGAAGTCCCTCGTCGCGGGCAATAAAATCATTGGCCTTGCAAAGAGATGGCATTTTACCACGCTCTCTGAGCCAGTATATACAGCAAAATGCCCCGCTGAAAAACACACCTTCGACTATCGCAAATGCAACAAGGCGTTCGGCTAAGGTGGCTGATGTCGAATCAATCCATTTTTTTGCCCACGTTGCTTTTTTGGCAACCGAAGGCACTGTAGTTACGGCATTGAAAAGAAGCATTTTTTCAGCCTGATCACTAACATATGCCTCAATCATGTTGCTATAAACTTCGCTGTGAATGTTTTCGATCATGTTCTGGAAACTATAAAACACTCTGGCCTCGAGAATTTTTATTTCTTTCATGAATCGAGTCGCGAGATTTTCAGCGACTATCATATCACTTGAGGCGAAAAAAGCCAGAACATACTTCACAAAGTGTTTTTCGTCCGCGCTAAGAGTTGCCCAGTCTTTGAGATCGGTTTGCAAATCTATTTCATGAGCGTGCCATATAGCTGATTCATGTGTCTTATAAGCTTCCCATATATCCATATATTTAATAGGTAATATGGTTAATCGGTTGTTTTCTTCGCTTGTAAGTGGTTCGGGAAGAGCCATGTTATATATAAAAACAATGAAAAATTATAATTGATAATATCAATTTGAATAAATATAATGTTAAAAGGTTTTTCAATTTTCGGGGCGGGGTTGGATTTTTATTATAGGATTGTTTTTTTTATTATAGGATTGTTAAGTATTATATATAGACATCATACTTTCTGCAATGAACTTTTCGAACGAAATAGTGAGTCGGATAATAGATTTAGGAATAATGTCTTATATGAATCATTTAGAAAACAAGATTAAAAATGGTGGAAAATATGAAGATGATGAGGGGGTGAAACCCCCTCCAACCCCCGGTAATGAAGATGATGAGGGGGGTTCATCAAACCCATATGATTATTACGATGAGGGGGTGAAACTCTATCCAACCTCCGATAATGAATATGATGAGATGAGTTTAGGTGAGAGGGGCCTAGAATGTAATTATGAAATGACAAAAAAAATTACATTAGCTATTATCTGTTGTGTTATGATTCTCTTTATTCCTTTGCTATTTGTAGCTCTAGTTCGTCTAAATAATAGCTATAGGGATATAAATAGAGTTTCAGATGATTATATAATATATAGAGGTAAAGGCGGTTCTATAATTGAGGAATTGCAATGAGGAGATTTAATTTGCTTTGCGGCAGAATTTCTCCAAAATCATAATTTCGGTATTATTAATGTGGTTTTTATATTTTTTGTCATTAAGAATAATTTGGATTATAGATGTTAGTAGTTTGTTTTCTAATTCACCAATTGTTGAATCATTCATTATTAATATATCATGAGGTATAGCATTGTAATTTTCACTAACATGATGAGACTCCGGCGATTGTTGTTTTTCATCATCGCGGGTTATTTTTATTATGTGTCCCTCAAAGAATTTACATAATTCTGCTTCGTCGGGAAATCTGCAATCACTCACAACTATTCCTCGAGAGGGATCGTTTTTAATTTTTTTCTGCATTAGCTTAATCCATATTCTATCCATTTGCGGTATGTGTTTCGGAAGGGTATTTCGACATATTTCAGTACCAAACTTTTGCAGAAATTCCCGTCCTGATACATTCCAGAATGTATTTGGTCTGAGTTTTTGTTCCTGAGTTCCATATATTTCTTCTTGTTCGAAGTCAAATATCTCGGCAATTTGTTTAAGAGGAGCGGCAAAACTATATTCTACCCATTGTAAAACGGAGGTCATGTACGTCGCAAGAGTTGATTTTCCACAGCCTATGGGGCCGCATATGAATATTAGAGGTTTAATGGGAAGTGATTTTATTATAGATTGTACTTTATCTTTGAGAGTTGGTGTTGGAAGAGGCTGGGTGATAAAGGAATAAATGAATGTTTTAAAGGAGATAAACCAATTGAGAATGGAAATAAACATAGTTGATTTGAATATATAGTATGAAGTATTTTCATTTTTAATGGAATTTGGTCAGTATTTCATAAACCATTCTCTCGATGGTTCAATTAATGGCTGATAAGGTATATATGCTTGAGTAGTGGGATCTCTAATTTTTGGCTTTTTATATTTTCCTATATATTCAATATACAATTCCTCCTTAGCTATTTCATGAGATTCATTAGTAGATAATTCCACAGATATCTCATTCATTAGTTTAATAATCTCTTGTGGTAAATCGATTTCTATATATAATATCGCACTTTTTTTAGTTGCTATTCTTTCTAAAAATGGTCTCCTTTGTTCCTCGGAATAAACCTTATCATCTATAATAATATTTATTCGATTATTGATGGCCTTTGTAAATTCTCTTATTTTGGCGCCTTGTTTTTCCGATGTTATAAATTGTAATGCCGATTCAGAAAGCACCTTATTTGACTTCCATATAGTTTGAATGTGTTTCGCTAATGTGGTTTTTCCACATCTCGGTGGGCCAATAATGAAAATTACTAACAAATCCGCTGCTGCTTTTGCTTTTTCAATGACGGTTTCAAGATCTATTCTAGAGCTGGCTTTGTTTTCTTTGAGCCATTCAGTTGGATTATATCTTGGTTTTGTCATAAAACTTTGCTGTTCAAGTTTTGAATCGAGAAATTCATCAACTGTTATAAATGGAATTTGACAATTTTCGGCGAAACATCTATCAGTATCGTTATAAAAAATATCGATTTTATTGTTTTTTTGGGTGGTAGTGGGATCGGAAAAATTCACGGGAGCTAACTTTTCTCCTGCTTTTTTATACCCTATACCTCCATAATATGATATAAAACACGGCTTATATATGGTGGCCGACGCGTGTTTTTTATAAAATAATCTGGCTAATTTCCATAGTCCAGTGTGTGGTTTCATTAAAAAATTGCGTTTTATTCCGGTGATGGCGAGCATATGAAGGCCTTTTTCGACTAAAAATTCTATCTTTTTTTTGATTATAAAATGATTCAGCGCGCCTCCAATTGTATGATTTGATAATAAAATCACCGAATAATCTTTGGAAAGTGTTAGTAATTTATTGAGAAAAGGGGCGCTTTTAATCTTGAGAATTTCTTCGACAAAGACAACTGGATCTGTAAAAGTGGGTCTTTTCTTTGCCGATATGAATATTGATTCGAGCGAAGTTATTAAAGTTTCTGATTTGAATTGGAAGCCTGGGTGTTTGAATATTATAAATGATTTGTATTCTTCCCAAGAATCATTCATCATTAGCGAATGATTATATATACTTATTTTGCAAATGGTTATATATACTTATTTGGCAAATGGTTATATATAAATATTACTTCAAATCGATATTGATTATATGGGAGATGGGGGAGGAGGGGGTGAGGGGAGAATAATAGAAATATAATAGGGTGTGGCAAAAAGATATATATAAGATGTTAGACGAATACATATTAGCCGTTGTTATCGTTGTTATTATCATATTCTTCAGTTTGATAATTTTTATATTTTTACCAGCGCCTGCTATATATCATGATATTAGTATTTTTGATGATGAGTATAAAGATTTTATAGCACATAGCCGATATATAGTCGAGAAATATAGATTACTCGGCAGAGAAGAACGTAAAGTAGCTGGAGTTTTTATCGATGAAGATCATCCACTTGTCGATCAAATATGGGGAATATCGAGTCATGGCATTAAAATATATAATTTATTTGTTTTGAATTTGGGTCCCAAGAGCTCCACAGAAGAACAAATTGGCCCAAAGTATTCAAATGACTTATTAAGAGTTATTATTCCAATAGATACTTCAGCAAAAAATAAATGTGGTATTAGAATAGATGGTTTTGAAAAACTATTTGATGATAATAGAATTGTTATAGTTGATTGGTCACGAAAGACCGAGATATTTAACAAGTATAAATATCGTTCGTGTCATTTATTGATTTATGATTTGGAAAGGCCGCAGCGGATTCGCAGGGGTTTTAGCCAAGGTCGATATGAAAACGCCGCGTTAGATATGAGTTGTGTCATTTAATTCAACTGAAACTCTATTTTTTCATGTGGATTATAAGCAAGAAGTACGAAATCTCCCGGTGTAAACTCTTCTATAGTTTTTCTCTTATTTTTGATATAAAGAAGTGGGAAGGGTCTTGGTTGGCGTTCAATCTGTTTTTTTATAGCTTCAACGTGATTAGCATATACATGCATATCACCAACATTCCATATTAGACGATCCGGCTCATAGCCGGTGATATGGCCTATCATATATGTTAACAAGGCTCCTGTTGCCAGATTCCAACCTGCTGCAACAGCCACATCGCTACTTCTTTGAGTCATAATACATGATATTGTTTTTTCGGCTGGATTGATAAAGAACTGATAGCCATAAAGACATGGCGGAAGAGGGGCTTTATGCATGTTATTGGGTTCCCATAGGCTAATGAGCAGTCTGCGGCTCGTTGGATTGGATTTTATCTCATTGATTATATAATTTATTTGATCAAATCCCTGACCCTTATAATCTCCGGCGGCATCAGTATAAGTGGCTCCAAAATGCCTAAAACTGAAACCATAACTATGACCCATATCTCCTTCTTTATAATGCTGTAAGCCCTTTGCGTCCAAGAACTGGCGACTTGTATTATGTTTCCATATATTAACTCCCTGCGCCTCTAGAATCTTAGTATCAGTTTGTCCCGAAAGGAAGAATAAAAGTTCTTTAACAATAGATTTGAAAGACATCTGTCGGGTTGTCATTAGGGGAAATACCCCACCTTTCATATTGAAATTAAATTGTTGGCCGAACAAAGAATGACATCCGGCGCCCGTGCGTTCTGGTCTAAGGGGAGTATCTAAAATACGTGGTATAGTTGATAAAAGTAAATACTCATGTGCATTAAAAGGCGCTACATAGAGATCTACAAAGGCTATTTTTTGCTGAGATTGGAGATGTTGATGTCCTGATGATGAGGAGGCGAACCCCCCGGATGTTGTTGTATTGGGTGGTAATTTATTAATAATATCACGAATAGTTTGATCATTAATAAGTTTACCTTCCATTGTGGTTTCTGGAATAAATGAATATTGTGTCATTTCAGTATATGAATGGATATTCGCGTTTTGTTGACGGGGATTATAATGAAAATATTTTATTGTAGAATTTTCTTTGATAGTAGATTTGTCAAAAATATCATTGGGAATAGTAGTATAATATATTGTTGTTATTAGATTTCGTGATATGAACCAATTATATATTTCGGCTCCTCCTATCACAAACCATTTTTTGTTTTTAAGTTCTGGGTTTGTCTGCAGATATTCTATTGCTTCTAAAATATCACCAAAGCAACTAACGTTGAGTTTGAATTGATCGGGGAGGGATATCTTTTTCCCTATAACAATATTATGACGATTGGGAAGGGGTTTGCCGATCGATTCATAGGTTTTGCGACCCATAATAATAACTTGTTCGCTTGTTAATTGTTTGAAAAATCGTAAATCTACGGGTAAATTCCATGGTAGTTTGTCATCCACACTTATAATATTATTTGGGCCGACTGCAACAACGAGCTCAAACATCTCAACTGATATATTTATATTATATAGTTCAATTTTTTAGAAGGGGTTTTATCATATTGTATTGTTGCGGCTTCTTCTCAAAGAAATAGAACTCTAGTTTTTTGCCGAAAACACCATCTTCCAACAGTTTGACAAGATTGGGGTCCTTGGTTTTTCGGCGAAATGACCCCTTTTTCGTCGATTCCACGAAAACCCACTCTTGATTTTAGCTCCAAAAACCCACTTTTCGCACAAAATTCCAAGGCCGACCCATGTGATTCAGAGTGAAAACGTCAGCGAGGCGAAGCCAAAACAAGGTCAGACCCCTCGAGAGCGTCGCGAAGCGACACGCGAACAGCCAAAATCATTTATTTCATAGATCTACATAGAATTTCAACCGAAAACATTAGATGTGTTAAAGAAACATAATAGTTTTCTCTAAAGTCTTAACTAATCCAATCAAAGGCTAGTAAAACCCAGCCGCAGACTTGCGCGGGGGCCGTAGCGTTGCGAAGCAACGCGTGACGGGGCGAGCGAAGCGAAGCATCGAAGTGCGTAAGCACTTCGACCCAAAGCGCAAGGCGTCGCGGTTCCGGGCTGAGCAAAGCGAAGCAGACATCGAACGAAGTGAGATGTCTAGGAACCTAGAAACCACATAGTGGTTTCTAGGCTGTAAATTTTGAATTATTATAAGTTTATGAAGTCGAAAAATATATATTACAATGGCTAAAATTAAACTTAAAGCCAATCGTAATAAACTTAAACCAGTTGTAGAGGAAAAAACTGAACCTGTTCCTGATGTTATTGTTAATCCTCAACTAAGAATTATATTACCGGAAGAGATTGGGAGTTGGAAATTGTTACCATCTGTTCCGTTGAGTGCTGCTTGTTATAGTAATAAATATACGGATTTGAGGAGGAGTAAAATGATATTATTTGGTCACTGTTTATTAAAATACGTTGAATTCGCTAAAATGTTATATGGTAAACAAACAGAATTAGTCATTGAATTGGAAAAATGTTGTTTTGAAAATGCTAATGTGGTGGCTTTGGGAGAGGGTATTGCTCCTATCGGTGAATTATTTGATGATATATATGGCTTGGTTTGTTATAGAATAAGTTCCAATTTGGACCCCACTCATTCGATATATGAAACTAATGTGGCTGTAAAGAAAAAAATTGGACAGCGTTTATTAGATGGAGAGATAACAGTTAATCAGTTTGTTAATATGACTTCAAGTGAAATGTTGCCGGAAAAATACGAGGAGATGAAAGCGAGAATTGAAATCAGCAAGACTGTAACAGAGACAAAGAAATCATCGTCGCTTTATAGATGCCGCATATGTAAGGAAAACAAATGTAGTATGGAAAATTTGTACAATCGTTCTTTCGATGAAGGTACTAATTTACGTATTACTTGTTTGAATTGTGGATTTCAATGGAATGGTTAGTTGGGAGGTGGTGGTGGGATGGTGCTAGAGATAATGATGGATAATTATATTGTGGTATTTTATTTTTTTGTCTTTAATATATAAATACGTATCGTAACGATTTGAATTTTATTATGAAAGGCGGCGGTGGATTCGATAAAATTGGTTTAGCATTATTATTTGCATTTATAATCGTGTTAGTACTGGGGTTATTATACTGGTTTAGTATTGCGTCGGGAGCACCGAAAGATGAGAATAATGTTTCATTTGTATCTATACAAGAACCTATTGTTAGTATTAGATTGACCCCCAAGAATGCGGAACATATGTTATTACCCGCTGTATCTGAAGTTTTTATTGTTGATTCCTTGGGTCGTTTCTTGAGTGCTAATGAAGTGACCTATATTGGAGATTTAATTGATGCTGATAAAATGAATCTATTATTTGATGACCGTCTTGATGTTGGTCATAGTAATGGGTTTGGGTTGAAGATTAACCGTCCCACGACACTCTCTAGGGTCATTGTAATGTTTGGACCTATCAATAAAGAAATGGGTAAGCCCATTCCATCAGTTATTCCAATGGTTTTGACAGTTAATACTATTGATGGAAAAGTATCCTTGGTAGAATTTAATTTACCAACCGCTGGGAGTTCTCATATGTTTGATGCATACATCGGCAAATATGAATCTAAAGTGAGCGAAGTTATGGATGATAAGGGAAACTTTAATGCAAAAATTGCAAGAATATATATTCAAACAAGTCAAATATGCAATTCAAACCCCCCTCATAGAATAACAGAATTACCACGAATTGATTTAATCAAGAGCGCTGGACCGGGAGGAAGTGTTGAAAAAGTTCATTATTCCATGACTACAAACTTTGATTTGGATGTGGATGATGAGGTAAATGATGGTCAGGAATATAACAAATCACAGGGTCCCAGTAAGTGTCATGGAAATTATATAATCGTTCTTGATGAACCAACAGAACTAGAAGCTATCAATATTGAGTTTCACAAAGATTCATCATTGGAAACATATAATTTGCCTTATAAAATGTTTATTCTTAATGAATTGGGGCAATTAATATTCGTCGCTAGGTCTTTAAATTCGGTTAATAGACAGGTTGAGATTAGGCGACATTTAGGTTTGAAAAGTTCATAATTGAAAATATATAGGAGAGAGGAGAGAGGAGAGAGGAGAGAGGAGGGAAGAGAGAGGAGAGAGTGTGAGAGAAGGGAGTGTGAGAGGAGCGTGATGTTGATTTTAGGAGTTCACGTTGCCAAATCTTCTCATGTATTAGATTCTGGAGGTGTTGGAGGCCGAAGCATGGATAAGGCCATAATTGAGGATCTAGAAGCATATGGTTTAAACGCATGTCAGATTTTTACATATGGCCCAGCTAATTTAAAAAGAACCGGATACGAAGCTGAGAAAATTCGCAATGTTACTAAAGATATAGATTTGACCGTTCATAGTGCTTATATGTCGGTTGGCATATGGACAAAAAAACACATGCGGGGAATTATTGTTGAACAGCTTAAATCAGCCGCTGAAATTGGTGCATGGGGCTGGGTTTTACATATAAGCAAGTTAAAACCCAATGTAATCGCTAATGTAGTTCGTGAAATGAAAAAAGAAATTGAAGAAATTGGTGTTGTCTTATTATTAGAAATGATAGCCAGTAAAGGGGATGACGAAACATATGAGACTCCAGAAAAGTTAAATGGATTAATTGATGCTATTGGTGGTGATGGGTCTTATTGGGGTATAACAGTTGATACAGCCCATATATTTGCTGCCGGATTTAACTGTAGTAAATATAAACCAATGCAAAAATGGCTATTGGGGGTTAAAGAAGGATATATAAAACAATTTCATCTTAATGGTTCAGCTAGTACCCTTGGCAGCGGAAAAGACAAACATGCTATTCCTATGGGCGCGGCTGACAATATATGGAGAAATATTGAATATGAGAGCAGTGGATTGCGGGCAATTGTCGAATATGCTGTTGAGCGAAATATACCCATGATTATGGAAATAAATGAAGGACCCGAAGCAGAAGTTCGAAAGATAGTTAATCTTATTTCTAGTCATGGGAAGTAATCCAATGTGATGCTTGAATTTGTTCTATTTCAAAACCCTGTTCCTTATAATATGCCTTTCTGCTGCTTGCTTGACTTCGAAGGACTATTTTTTTGTCCACAATATCATATATTTTACGTGTAATGGATTCATCCGAACCTAGGCGAAAAATGCGTCCGATAAACTGTCTCATGCCTGTTTTTCGCGGTGTTGCTAAAATGACTGAATTCATTTTTGTTATAGATTTGCCGGTTCCCATATATGAATAAGTGGCCAAAATGATTCTGGATTTGGTTTCTGCTTGTGTAAGGTCTTGTTGTTTACTTCCACCAACTAGGCGTTTAAAGTCTTCGTCTGAAGTTAAAAGACCAACTTCTACCGCTCTCAACTCTAATAAATCTTTAAGTTGCATAAGATATTCTCTTCTATCAGCGAAAATATAAGTGTATAATGGGGGTTGATGTTGTAGGTTCTCAATTGCTATTTCTACTATTAATTGGTTTCGCGTGGGGTCCTCACATATCATTCCTATGGTTGCGGCTACATTTGTCAATTGGTTAGATTCATTGATTATATGTTTTGTATATTCGGGAGGGCCTTCATATATTACTTGATATACTTTTCCTTGAAAATTAGATTGGGTTGTGTGATAACCGGGTACCTTATCGGCTTGTAGAATGGGACCTAAATACCATCGGGGAATGGGATTTTCACCGGGGGTCGCGGACAACCCTAACATATAAGGGGCTTGGGCCCGCTTGAAAACCTCTGTGCCGGTTTTATGTGAATATAAATGACATTCATCATATATAATAAAACCAAACTGCGAGAAGTAGTCAAGGGGTTTGAATTTTGTTTCACCAAGAATAAATTCGGCGCTTAAGGCAGAATTAATAATCATTAGGACAATATCACCGTCGGTTTTTTTGCTTCCATAATAACAGCCGATGGAAGTCGTCGGATATGCTTTTTTAAGCACATCTTTCCATTGATCGAGAATTGAAGTACTGTGAATTATAATAAGAGTTTTTAATTTAATGTGATTTATAAGTTGTGCTCCTATATAACTTTTTCCTTGACCCGCGTCGAGGTTGAGAATTAGTCCGGCTTTACCTTGTTTTTTATTTTCATTGGTATAAAAATTCGATAAAATATGATCAATTATGAGTTTTTGATTTGGGTTTGGAATGATTTGCGACGGTGGTAGGGTGATTTTTTTGCCGGATTGTAATAGGTTTTCGAATGCTAGTGGTGGTATTTTGAACATTCCGGGAGTAATGGAAAGCAGTTCAAAGTAACCAGCACGAGGTATTATGATGCGATTTTTGTCAATTTCACGTTTGGCGATTTTTCGCAAAGTGATTTTATCGAGAACTTTTTTGCGAACTATGAAATAGTTGAAAATGCGATCTGGTTTCAGAAGGATATCGAGGGGTATAAATACTCCTGATTTGGTTAAATAAATAGTGGTCGAGGGAGGCGTAGTCATGCTAATATAAGTTAGTGGGATTTCATATATATAAATAAGAGTTCAAATTTAATGGAGTTGAGGGGGGAGTGAAGGGGGAGTTGAGGGGGGGGGGTGAATAAAAAAATAAAATCAAATCTGAGTTTAACATTCTATATAAATTGGCTCCTGTATAATTGGATATTGTGTTTTTTTATTTAATCTTGTTATTAATCGAATCATATATATAATTAATAAAATTACAATTGCTATTAGAAGTGTATAAGTTCCATATTTCCAAAATTCATTAATTGTTATTGGCGTATTATAACCACCACCGCCTCTTACTTCAGGTTTTAAATTCAATCTAATTTGATTTACAATATCTCTAGCCATATCATATCTCGTATTATCATTAAACATTAAGTTAGCAATTTTAATAACGAAGTTCTTTGCCTCATATTGTTTTTGATAATATTCACCACCATTTTTAATAAGGTCTGAGTAAAGAGCTGTCAATAAAGAAACAATTTCATCTATTATAGCTTGTTTTTTTATTTCATTAAAATTGTCTTTTAAAGCAGCTAATTCTCTTTCGCATTTTATTAAGTTGAATTCAAGTTCATGATTAACACGTCTTAAATCTGTAACATCTTTCGCTTCGGCTGTCAGTTGTTGATTTTTTTCTTCCAAACTCGCTATTTGCTGCCTCAATACATCATTTGCCGCTCCCAAGGATTCCATTAATTCTCCTAATTGTGATAAGTTGGATTGTGCAATCTGAATAACTTCTGGTAGAATTGAAGACTGTCCTATAAGGTCCTTAATCTCTTTTATTTTATTTAGAACATTCATTAGTAATTCAATAATTGATTTATATATCTGGGAAAGGATTCGGTCATCGTTCCTGATGGAGTTAAGTTGACCTTTGTATTCTTCTAATTGCGAGTTAATAATTGTTATAATATTAGCAGTGCGGTCGGGACCAATAAACAATTCATTTAAACCCCCTTCTTTTAAGGCGCTGCTTGTTATATTTTCAATAATATGATTTAGATATCTTTCAATCACTGGAGAATTTGGCTTACCATTCAATGATAAATATACGGGATAAAGTCCTTTATATAAAGCAGTAAGATATAGTATAACGTTTAACATATCTGATATGTCATTCTTGGTGATAGACAACATTATACGCTTAAGACGTTCAAGAGAGTCTTGAATTGATTCTATGGTTTTTTTGTCTTGCTGTGGATGTTGCCGCCTTATTTCGTCCATTATCTCTCGAATTTTTTTATCAACATCAACCATTACTTTTTGGGTATCAGCGGGATTTGTTTCTGTGGCATTGAGATCATTAAGGTTTGGCGACTGATGACCATGTTGTTGTAAAAATTGTATAATTTTAGATTTTAATATTTTGAAATTCTTGGAACATATATCTATTTTTTCTATAAGTTGTTCATTTATTTTTTGGGTTTCGGAGTCTTGTTTTTCAAGTAATTGAAATACAGCTTGCTGGTTTGCTAATTCTCGTTGACAGTCTTCGAGTTGACTGACTAGTTTATTTTTTTCGGCCATTAAACCTTTATAGTCATCATTGTCTGATAATTGTTTTCCTTCTCCTTCGAGGCGGGCTAACTGATCTTGCATATTGTTTATCTGCTGATTTAGGTCTTGTAGTTGTCGTCGCAGATCTTCATTTTCCTGCGTTATACGCTGATTTTCTTGTGCTTTTCTTTGGAGTTGCTCGGTCAGAGATTTGTTTTCTTCTGCTCCTCTTTGAAGTTGCTGGGACAGAGATTGGTTTTGTTGTTTTAAATCTTGATTTTCTTGTCGACAATTTAATAATTGTTCTTGACATGCTGTTAATGAATTTGTTATTTCTTGATGTCTGCCTTCTAAAGCTGTTTTTTCATCTCGAAGTTGTCTTATTTGTGTAAGCAGGGTTTGATTGAGATTGCGTAATCTATCTCGATCTTGAGATATTTCATAAAGTCGTCTCTTGTTTTCGTCTAACTCAGACACTATTTTTTTATTCTCATCATTTAGTTCTTGTGTTTTTTTATTCTGACCTTGAATTATTCTAGCGGTTGTTTGCAGTTCTATTGAAGCGTTTTGTTCTTTAAGAGCTTTATTTTCTCCTTCTAATTGACGAATCAATTCATTTAATCTCTTTATTTCTTCTTCATGTATATCTCTGTCTTGGTCAATTGTGATCAATAAATCTGAATTTTCCCTTTTCATTTTTTGCAATTCTAATAAATTTTGGTTAAAAAGACGAGCATAGTTATCTTGATTTCTTTTGAGTTGGCGATTTTCGTTTAATAATTTATCCATTTCTTCTTCTACTTCTTTTCTGGCTTGAACATTCGCTTTTGCTTCAGCATATGCAAGATCGTTAGTTAAATCTTCATTTTTGTTGTGTAATTGAGTTATAATTTGTTGATCTTCTTCTTGTTTTTCGGCATAATTTCTTTCTTGTTCTTCATGTGCTTGTCTTTCTACTTGTATGGTATCTTTAAGATCGTCTATTTTAGTGTCTTTTTCTTTAATTGTTTTTCTTAATTCTTCTATAAGGAGAATGTTTTTTTGATTTTCAGCCATTAAGTCATTGTATAATTGTTTATATTTCTCTTTGCTAGCAAGTAAAGTTTCCAATCTTTCCTTGATTTTTCTTAAATCTAATTCTTTATTTTCATCGTTGGGACCTAATTTTTGTTGTAGTTCCGAATAAAATTGTTCCAGTTGTTCTAATTTTTTATTGCATTCAGAAAGTGACTTAGTTAGATCTTGTATTATTCTTCGTTGTTCATCTAATTTTTTTTCTTGATTTTGTATTAAAACATCTTGGTCATGAATTTTATCTTGTAATTTATTGTTAAGTGCTTGAATTTCTTCCAGTGGCCGATTTATTCGCTCACCTAGGATTTGTTTTTGTGTGTTATGTTCTCTTATCAACCGCTCGATATTTTTTAATAGTTCAGCTTTTTCATCCTCTATTGTTTTTATTTCTATGGCGAGTTTTTGGTTTTGGCTATTGGCGTTTCTATATTGATCCATCAGAGAATTATTTTGTTCAATTATATTTGCTATTCTATCTTGTAATTGTCGGATAATATCGGCGTTTCGATTATCATTTAATTGAGCATTGGCAATTTGTTCTTGGTTTCTTCTATTCTCTTCTATAAGATTTTCTATTCTTCGGAATGACGCTATATTCTGTTCCATTAAGCGTTGATTATCCCCTCTTAGTGCTAGAATATTGTTTGTGTTTAATTCAAGTGCTTGATTTAGATCATAATTTTCCTGTCTTAACACATCTCTTTCCCTCGCTAATCCATCTCTTTCCCTTACTAATCCATCTCTTTCTCTTGCTAACCCATCTCTTTCCTGCATTATTTGTTCTCTACTTCTATTAAGTTCTCCGATTTGGGGTTTAGCAGATTCTATTTGTCTTTCTAATTCTTTATTTCTTTCCATCAATTGATTCGATAAAATTCGTAACTTCTCTATATTGGCTCGATTCTTTCTCATTGATTCTATTCTGGTCTTTAAATTAGGATTATATCCTTTGCTTTTTAATTTATCTTGTAGCTCTCGTAATATATTTTCGATGTTTGATTCATTGATATTATTTAGTTGATTCGTTTCGTTCCCATTGATTAATAAATTAACTTGTTTAATATGATTTTTTATATCTCCTATCATTTTTTCGTATTTTTTTTTATTATTCTCAAGTTCTTCGATAATTATATTTCTTTCAGCGCTAAGATTTTGCATTTCCTCGGTTATCGACTTAACTCGAGCTTGACCAACTAAATCCTTCCACTTATATCCGTATTTTGCCGATAATAATTCTTGTTGTTTTTTTCGATTTTCGTGATACACATATTCGGTTTGAACATCGATATTTGTCAAATATTTTGACTTTACGAATCTTATAAGTTCATAATAATCCTTAATATGATCCGTAGAAGAGTCAATTATATCAATTGAAAATTTATCATTAGAGGGTGAAGATGATGTTTTTTTCTTATTTTTGATTTCGCTGATAATATAAGATATGCGTTTTTCAATGTATTCTTTATCACGAGGGTCTAGGGGTTTAATTAATAGATCCGGATTTGAAAGAAGTTTTAATAAATTTTGTAATTTTATAGGTATTTTTTCATCCATTAGTTGAGATATTATATTAATAGGGGAAAAAAATTATCGGCGATTAAATGGCTGAATATTGTGAATTATATTCTAGTCGATTGTTGTTGATGGATTATAACCTAGTTAAATATTGTTAATGGATTATCATCTAGTCGAATAGCTATTGATTGGCTATTAGTTGTGTAATAGTAGATTCGGTTAACTGTTGATTATCTTTTAATCGTCTAATATCCTCGTAAAGCACAACATCCATAAATGGGAATTTGGATTTAGCCATATCAAGCGTATCTAAAAATGAGGTATTGGATATTATTTCCTTAGCCATTGTTGAGGCTTCTCCCGGTGGTGGTCTAGATTGTAATTTTTCCATCGTCGATATTTGGAAGTCTGTTATAAGTTTAATAAGACCCTGTGCAAATACAAAGATGATTATCAGAGTCACTAATAGTATGTAGGTGTCGGACATTGTATATTAATAGAGCGATGTTTTTTAGATTATTTAAACTAATAATGAAGGTAATATATAGAATCCGTCAAATGGATTATAGTGGAGGATCAATATTAGATGAAAAATATCATCCCGTCGAAGTTGAAGCTCGCGAAGAGGATGGGAGTAAATCGAGGGTTAATACCATAATAATAGTAATTGTTGTGGTGTTGGTGATATTTTTATTATATATGATATGGAGTTACATGGAAGGTTTGGGGTATAATGATGTTGATCCAGATGATTATTTGCGCCTTGGCGGCGAACATAAAGACAGAGCCGCTATAGATCTTGTGGGAAAATACGAAGGTAAGAGATTATCCCCTGTGGGACACATGAGATTGGGGACCACTTATTATCTTAATATGAAAGACAAACAACGAGCATTTGATCATTTTAAGATGGCAATTAAAGGCGCCGAGGAGAAAAAACAAGACGTCGAATATATTGCCGGACGCATCCAAGATATAATTCGGACGGGAGAACAGCCGATAGATGAGATGGATGAAGAATTAGATATTGAAATCCAGCGAGCGTTATTTGAGAATTATGAAGAACGTAAAAGGGATTTGGAACAAATCAGAGAGGTGTTTGCAGGCGCGGCGCCTGCAAATCAAGAGATGGCTGGTTTAGTTGGTGAAATTGCTGAAGCTAAGTCCGGAGATGAACGTTATACCGAAAAGGTGATTTTGAGCAAAACCAAATGGCATTCAGATACCCAAAATGTTCATGATTCTACTTTATATCAGGAATTGGTTCAACAATATGATATAGTGGCAGCGGAGAATAAAAAAATACCAAATATACAACTTAAGGATTATAAAGGAATGTGTCAATGGGTAAGAGCCAGATTAGGCGGCCGACCCCTGGATTTACAAAGAGCTAATAAGGTATTAGAAGTATGGGACAATAATTATCCTATTCAAGCAATGGGCGGTTCTGTATCTGAGCAGGATTTAGTAATGGCGGTTTGGCATCGTATTCACGATCCCCAAAATGCGGAGAGAATGAATGCATTAAAAGAGGCCTTTGTTGAAGGTATTTTAGATTGCTTAGAGAATGATCATGTCGTTTGTATGAGTGGCAGAAACTCTAAAATATGGCAGATCTTGGGGTCTATAGATTATAATGAACAAATGGGTATATTGCGAACAAAAGAGACAATAAAAAATACAATAATTCTTAAATGTGCAAGTATAGTTAATAAATATATGACTTCTGGTGTTGTGTCCGATAATGTGCTTGAAGATTATAAAGCCGGGACCGTAACTAATGAGGTGACGGAGTTAAAAGAAACAATCATAAAAGAAATAAAAGAATTGCGAGATGAATATAATGGTAAATTGCCACAAGAACAGCTTGATATATTGATAGAAGAATGTGTGAGTGTGATTTAGTTTGTTTGATTTGACAGCATCTTAATAACTCGTAATTGAGTATTTAATGGGTTGAAGAATGAAAATCCTATGTCTCTATGATTATATACAGTTATGCCAGCAGAGGACATTAAAACAGATGGATCGGATTTATTTTTTTCAGTCTCTTTAACCTCATTAAAATCAATCTTCTTTATCATAGAGTATATCTGACTATATTGGGGGTCACAGTATTTTTCAGTAATATATTCTGCGGATATAGGAGACTTGGTCCTATATAATATGACGTTACAGTTGATATAGTATTTCAACATATGTATAAATTCGGCAATTGGATATTTAGAAGTTACAAATAGAGAATTTACGGCAAAACATGAAACATAGAATCCTATAGGATGGTTATTTTTGACAAATATATATTGTTGCTTTGATGTTTTATCAACAATTGCATCGACGGATTCTCCTTTAGAATAAGTTAGTTGTTCATATATGTCTATATAATAACAATCGTCGAATATGGGTATTCCGGTAATGGCACAAACGGGAATAGTCTCTTTCTTAACAATTTCTAGTATGTCATATTTTTCAGAATAGTTCCTTTTTAATATTTGCTCTTTAAGAGTTGTACTGAAATTTCGTTTGACAGGCGATGTATTCTCAAACTTAATCCATGGTAGACCTGTACAATATTGCTCTAATGATGTTCTATTAGCATCGTACATAGTATAAAAACCACCACCTATTAATTCTTTAATGAGTTTTTCGTTTTGTATTTTTTTGTTATTTATGGCTTTAACAATTTCGGCAAACATATTTCTGTTTGGATATTGTATTATTTTTTCATATAATATGCTACATAGATTATTATTAGCCGATGTATCGAATATAATAGGATATAATAATTTTGCCTGTTTTATTGCCAAATTTTCGATGTTAAACAGATCAAATATAAAGGGAATTGTCTGTGCAAATATTCCATGATTATCAACACACACGCCAAGGGAAAGATAGAATTTTATCTGAGTGCTTAAATTACTCTGTTTGGTGAATAAAAGTGAATATAAAATAGCATTCATATCGTGCTGTGTTGATGGCTTTATCAATACCCAGTTGCGTGTATTTGGTTTATCCTGAATATATGTCAGGTTGCTTTCATTATTAGAAGTGATAAAACTGGCATTCTTAACCATGGTACATGTGTCTTCAACTCTAATATTTGTTTTTACCGCCGTTGCATATGGATAGTTTCTGATGTAATTACAATTGACTATATTGTCTATGGGAATGCTATGTACATTAAATAAAGATTTATAGGTTGTATGTAGAATTTCGTGATTGATATCCATTTTTTCATCCAAGATAAAAATATAATATGTATTAGTATGAACTTGAACTTCTCCTTCAATGTTTTTGACAGGCGCATAGATTGGTTTTTGTCGCGATTCATTAAAATCGCCAGTGATTGGATCAAAATATTCTCTCTCTGTGGCTAGGTTCACCATCATCTTTGCAATAAATTTAACATCGTTGGATTTGACGTGATACATTTTTACGCCGATTTGTGATATAATAAATTTATATTTTTCAAATTTTAGAAGGAAAGGTTGGGGGGAGTGAGGGGGGACGAGGGGATGTATTTTTTTTGACCGGTCAAAAATTGAAAAATCATATAAAGAAATATATACTATCTAGTACTTGCAGAATAGAAATGGACATTTCGGTCAAGATTTACGGTAACCCAGAAGACGTTAAAAGGACTCCGATTGAGTTTCGCAGTCAACTTTTGAACTTTGATTTGCCTGACCTGTATGTTTTGCTCTCTAATCGCAGCAAATTTTACGAAGACATTTCGAATATTTTAGCGTCGGATGCTTGTGAAAAAGTAGCGAGTGAGACGCCTAAAATACTTCTTACTGTGATTTTTGAACGTGATACCACGAATCATTTTACCGATATATTGAAAGTGAGTGGAAAATCCAATGAAGAATATCTAAAAATTCTAATTGCATCCGTCGATTATTTCAAAAAACCCATTGAAATATGTTATGAAATATTCAATAAGGTGCGAAAAGAAACTTACAAATATTCAGAAGCATTTACCTTTTGGCAAAATTTCACCAAGCCCGCTGATTGGAGTCATGTTTTTCACTGCAGCAGAAATTTCCCATTCTATAAAATCGACAGTGAAGATGGAAAATTGTGGATTGACATCAATATAGAAAACATTCAAAACGCCAAAAAAGCAAAAAAGGTTGGTGAAAAACTAGAAAAGCCAGTGGGTGATTATCCGACTATTATGGATGGTAATGGTGACAAAGGTGAGACAAAGGTAGATATTGGGTCTGATTCGACACAATTAAAAAATATGTTAACATTAAATTCGATTCAAAAACCTGAGGATTATGATGAATATAAACAAGAATATGATTTGTCAAAATCCAAAAAGACGAATTTTCACAGTCTTAAGCCTATCACGGAACCTATGGATTTGACTCTTGTATCTAATGCATATACAATTATGTTGAAGTATATTTCGAGAGAAATCATTCCTGATCTGTTGCAAATAATGGTTCATCCGGCAACTGCTCATATTATCAAATACCCGTGTATGAATGTATTGCGTGATTATTTGATCTCTAATAAATTAGTTAAGACATATCGAGGGTTTATTATATGTTATTCATACGCTATGTATATATTGCGACATGAAGAAATCATTATGTTCTCTCAAGTTCCGCCTACATCAAGGGTTATTTATAGCCTTGAGGAGGCTAGTCGCGCTATTAATTTTATTAACTATGGCGATCATATTGAAAACATAATTAACTCGGTTAATCCGTATATTTTACAACCGACCAATGATCCCTTGATGAGCTCTATTCCATTTTATCTGCCCGGTGGAGATAGAATCATCGTGGGGCGAGAAATATTTGATCGACGATTTGATGCGGCGACGGGTGGGTGTTTACGTGGAATTGACTTGCGCCGATTTTCCGCGGCTGTAAGTGGTTCAATTTTGGTGCCTTGTGTTCACATCTCACCATTGGAGAAATGTTTTAATAACTTTGAAACATACCTTGAATATTATTATCCTTCTTACGATAGCTTAATTGATGCTGAGAAAGAGATTGAAGTTAATACAGCGCCTACGGTGGCAGATATGAAGATATTTACCGACTTTGTTGAGAAATATAAGTTTCTTACCAGTGGCGAAAATGCTGATGCTGGATTTGTTGATACAACAGTGAATGCAACAGTGACGACGGCCCCTTCTGCGTCTACCGGTGGTGATGAAATTCGCTATGAAGAAGAGGGTAGTGAGGAGAAAAAGATTGAGATCAAACCAACTCCCCAGCCTATTCCGAGCGATAAGATTACAAAAAAACTATATGAATTTGAGCCAGTGGAACAGTCTCTTCTTAGCCGATTTAATGAAATAGCCGCAAGCTATAAGCTATCCGATGGATCTCTTAAGTCGTTGGCTAATGGTGGCATTGGCAATTTATCCGATATTGATATTAGTATTACTGCTCGTACATTGAATCAGTATATCACTAGCACTTTAGAAATCTACTCTAGAATTAGGGAAAATTGTAAGTCAAAAGGCGAGGTTTGGTTAAGACCCATTAAGACAGTCAATAGTATTAAGTTCAAGATTTATGGGCCTGGTGTTCCTAGACCCATTGATATTTTCCGAATTCCTACTAGCCCATTGAAGATGGTCAAAAAATTCCATCTCAATATGGTCAAGATGTATTATGATGGTGATATTTATATGTTCCGGTGCTGCGTTGCCACTTTGCTGAGTGGTGTTGGTGAATATTATAGATGGTTTTCATGCAATAAGATTCCCGCTAATGTGATTTTGAAATATATTCAGAGGGGTTTTAGTGTTGTATTGAACAAAAAAGAAAAGATTATATTCCAAAATTATTTGAAACAGTCAAAATTATACTCTAAGGTAATGGAGGGAGTTGATAACGTTTATGGAATGGTGGATTACAAACATCAGATTTTTGATTTATCAAAGTTCAACACTGGGGTTCGTGAGAATTTGAAACCCATGACACGAGAAATCGAAGGTACTAGAAAGGAAATTAGAATGATTTCGAACCTTAATCGCGACAAATTCTGGCACGGTGTGTCAAAGGTCAATCCTCCGCCGAGGAACATTATACGATTGACTATTTGAGAGGTTAAGGGGGGGGAGATGTTAAGAATTTAAACTATTTTTTTTGATAAGAGATATGGTAAGGCTTCTCACTTGAAACCAAAAAAATTTGGTCGTGGTTTAACGCAAATAACATAGGCCATCACATAATTTTACCCAAGTTATCATTGTCCCACCAATCACGCTCCTCACACTCACGAAGCTCATCTTCAAAGTATGGTTTTAGCGAGTTTACATTAAAAGTTGCCCTTATATCCTGACTCATTTTAGCCTGCTGTTGCATAAATTTCATTCTGTTGAAAATAAAGTTATCGCCATAAGCCCCCATATCATTATGATTTAATATCTCGCGATTCATTTGAGTATGCATTTCAAAAATATCATCGACATTTTTTTTACCTTCTTTGGTTGAATAAGGCACTGGAATTGTAATAGCTGAGTCACCTTGAGTTATAAATTTTGATGGACCATCCGGCGGTATTACGCTACTCGACTTTTCTTCGTGTTTTGGATCTTCTTCTAGAGTGGGTTTTTCGGGGGTTTCGTCTTCATTAGAGGACTCTTCGTTATTTGTCATACTTTCCTTACCAATAAGTTTTTTCAATTGGCAGTTTACTTTTTGCGCTTTTAATCTCAATTTAATATAATCATATGCTATAAATACACCCATTATAATGAAAATAAATTTAAACATATCATTTGATACGAGATTTTTACCACCTATGGCAGCAATCAATATAATAATTATAACCAGTGCAATAATAAACCATTCTAATTTTGAGATCGACATGTATATTAGAGAACATAAATAATGATTAATCAAAAAAATGGATAATAGTAAATTGAATAGGAGAATAAAAAAATAGGGAGGTGGGGGAGATGGGGGTGGGATGGGGGGTGAAGGTAGGAGCCTAGGGTGTTGTAGGTGGTTTGCCATTAGGTTCATTATCATTATTGATAAGTTGTTTGATGATGTCAGCTGTTGACATATTGTCAGCTATATCCGCAACTCCACCCTTACTTTCTTCCATTTGTTTAGTTATAGAATCGGCATCAGCATCCACACCCGTCTTCTTTTCTAAAATACCCATAGACTTATTTAACATATTCATTGCTTTTTGTAGCTCCGGATTCTTCTGGTTGGCGCTAATCTTTTGTGCGGTATTTTGCATATACTGTATAATAGCACGGAACTCTCTTGCTAGAGATGCCGATGATGAAACCGAATTACTCAAATCAGTTATATAGGACATAATGATGATTTTAGGATTATTGGTGGCAAGAAAATCCTTATAATAAGTGTCGAAACGTTCCTTAAACATATCAACAGATGCCGCTATTCTATTAAACGCGTTTTTGCATCGCGATAATTCCGGACTGTATCTTAACTTATTTATAGAAGTGATAATTATCTCTGCAAACTCATCAATATTAACATTAGGAGATGTTATAACTTCATATATAGATATAAGAGATTTATAATAATGATTAATAATAGTAAGAATATACTTTTTTATCATTGGATGTTTTTGAATGCGATCATTGGCCCATAGGTGCTTTAAATCCAATGTTGAAAAGTAGAATATGCGTAAACTTAAGCCGGGTTCTTGAGCAATAAAAGTATCTTTTAAGTTCGTGATGTCAATTATATCACTATGAAACCTCTTTAACATACTGCAATGAATGATAAAACGCTTTATGATTTGCGAATCTTTGAGAGAACGATAAAGGATGTTAATCTGTTCTTTATTGACCGATTCATATTTTTCATTTGTATCATCTGAATTTTCATTGAATATAATGGCTTCTTTGAGTTGATCGGCGAATGCCGCTATCTCCTCTATTGGCTTTTTGTACTCTGGAAAATCATCTATAAATGCTTTAAATGTGGAAAATTGCTTGAGTGTTTTATAAATATATTTACATTTGTTGCGTATTGTCACGAATTTGGGTATGATTATCGAGGGCTCTGAATCCGCTTTCCCCGTGAGTTGATCGAAAATATTACTCATATTTTCGGCGCTCTCGAGATTGCCTGTTTTGACCTTAACTTTAACTCGTGGGTTTGACATGATTATGTCTGGAAGTATATATGAATATTGATAAAACTATAAATGGTTTCAATAAAAAATAATATGGGAGGACGAGTGGCGGGAGGGGGGAGGGGAAGAAGTTAATTGGAAATAGTTAATTTTTTGTATTGAATAACACTCTTGAGCAATTCATTGGCATACATCCAATAAATTTCTTTTTCTTCAGCTGACATTTGATTATATCGCGACTTGCATATTATAATAAGAGATTCTAGCATAGTTTGTTTTTCGTCTTTCTTGATCATTCCACTATAATCTTTTTTCATAAAATAATCTGCGTTTTTGTTAACAATATGCATCCGAACAGCCCATATTTTTTCTTTACTTCTTATAAATATCTCTTCGGGCGGACATAAATTAACCAGTCTTTTGAGTCTGTCAATCGACAAAGAATCTGTCTCATCTATTTCTTTATCATTCGATATTTTCTTTTGGACAGTAGTCATGAGATTTTTAACGGTCATAAAATAGTTGTTGATTATTGTAGATATGGCGTCTGGGTTACTTCTAAATAACTTGGTTTTTTCTCTTTCATAGTCCTCCTCGGACATAGGAGCAAGTCCACCTAAATCGGATTGTGCCGACATAGCTATTATATTAATTATTCGTTTATTGTTTAATTTGTTTTAAGGAGGGGGAGGGGAGTTAAAAATCTTCAAATGATTTCAGGATGGATTTGTCATGTTTGATTGATTTCGAAACTGGTGGTGATAATTCGCCTATTGAAGCCGTGGATTTTTGTGTTTTGACCGCTTCAATAACTTGTTTGCATGTATCTATAAACACATCTAAGGGTAACTGATTGGGATCTTTATTAATATGGGCATATAAAATTTCCTTAAATATGTTCATGAGAATTGATAGGTCTGTGGTTTTTAGCTCAAGAAGTTCATCTGTATATATATTATATAATAGATATCGATGAGGGGGTGAATCCCTTTTTAACCCCCGTGCCGAGAGGAATAAACAAGTATATAGGGCCAACTGTAATTTATGTGTCTGTGTAATTGTTTTTGTCGTTTTGAACTCCCATATTGTGGTTTGATTAGGAGATTGTGTTATAGCATCTATGTAACCATGAATATAAAATCCCGGCACCACTTTACCCCTATATCGTGTTCGAAATGTTATTTGAATTTGATAATGTTGTTCGGCGTGAAAACTCTGATTCTGAACATGTTGATGGAGTCTTCCGTATGCGGCTCGTAGCGCATCATTTGATATCCACGTAAACTGTTTTATTTGATAAAACTTATAAATTATATTATTTCTAAGGCTATTCCATAGAACTATGGCCCTTAATAAATGAGATATTGAGCCTGCTGATTGATGTTCTGATTTAAAATTGTGTTTGAATGTTTCTATGTGTTTATTTATCATTGAAATTATTTTCTCAGTATTAAGTTGTCCGTCTTCCGTAACTATGCTTTTATTTTTTTCAAACGATTCTATGGATAAAAATTTTCGCATGGCAGCATCAAGGGATGGAAAATCACCTCCAGCGCGAACATATTCATAATAGTAAGGAATGATTATTCCATTATATTCAGAAATGTTTTCTTTGCTTTCTGGAACTTTTGAATCCACATACATAGGAATATCTAGTTCGCGGGTTGGCGGACTTAAACATTCCCATTCTAATTGTTTGGTTAGGTTATATTCAAGTGTAGAATTAAGATGATGTAGCATGTCTGTAATTCCTATATGGGGCATTTTGAGGTTATCTTTCTCTTCATTATCAGTTTCTTTTGCCGGCGAAAATATAAGTGGTGTCTTAAGTTGGGTGAGTTCGCTAATATCATCGCGTGTAAATGGAGGTATTAAACAAGATGTTCGGCTCTGAACCAATATTAGGTTTGACAGAGAACGAGTCAGCGCGACATAATAGGCGTTCTTGTCTTCTTCACGATACGAAAAAGAATCAAAGCCCCAAATTATCACATTCTTTCTTTCTAGTCCCTTGGATTGGTGAAAAGTGATAATAGAAATCTTACCATTTATATCATCGGCAGATAGTTTTTCTTCGTCGCGTTGGGGCATATAGACTGGAATTTTCTTAGCTGATAATTTATTTGTTAGCTGTTTCAATGGGTTTTTTGATGATCGAATATTGACTGAACGGGCTAAAATGAATATATCATTAGGTGTGTTGATGCGAAGTAGATCTTCTATAGTGCTTATAAGCACATCCAAACCACTGCGACTGAATAAATTTAGACAATAATATTGGGGCTTGGGTCCCTGTTTAGTTGATTTAATATAATCCGGAATCCCCAAAAAGCGATTCACAAAATCACATATGGGTTTTGTAAGTCGGAAAGTGGTGCTTAGGGGTAACTCAATCCAATCAAAGGAAGATGAGTTAGGATGATAATTATATATTTGATGAGCCATTGTTAAATATCTGGGGTCTGATTGATCATATGAATATATATTTTGATATACATCACCGAGAACACATAGTCGAATTGACGGTTTGGTCATCGACAGAAGACGAATAATAAGTTTATAATAATGAAGTCGAAGGTCCTGAACCTCATCAAGAATTATAATATCATATGGTAAGATTGAAAAAACTTGTGGATTTTCATCCATCCGAGAATTGATTTCGTGAATCGCATGGTCTGTATATCCAACCATGCCAAATATTTTTTGTGCTAGGGAATGATAATTTTCCACCACAATATTATTTATTGTCTCATCATTATTAACCCGCGTTCGTGTTTCTTCCTTGAGTTTTCTATTATATGTAAGGAGTAGAATTTTAGAGTTGGGAAATGATTTGGCGATGTGAAGACAGGTTGTTGTTTTTCCGCTACCCGCGACTGCATTGACCTTGATGTGATTTTTTGCAAGAGCTTGAATGATGTTTTTTTGTTCGTCGGAGGGCGGTGGGGGTTGTTGAGTACTATTGATTGTTCCATAAACTATGTTTATAAGTGACGAATATAAATTATATAAAACCGAAGTCATTCTGAAATTTTATTATTACAATGTTTCATATACTTATTATTATTTGATATTTCAAATTTTATGTGAAAAAATAAATGTTCTTTATTACTTAAAATTCCAATAATTCAAACATACCTATATTTTCATTCTCTTTTAATTTGTTATTTTTATTGGTGGTTGGTTGATTTATATTTTTAGTTTCTCTTGCTTTCTTTGTTTCAGCAATGAGTGATAAACATTTCTCTTTAAATTCATCATCTGTTATAATTTCTGATCCATTAGACGCTTTAGCTTTAGATTTCATTAAAGTTTGATAAATGTCTTCTAGAGTGGAGGGATCTGGGATTACTAATTCCAATAGTTCATCTGTGAGAATATTATATAATAAGTATCTTATATTGATATTTTGATTTTTGTTCAGTTTATGATATAAGTAAGCATATAAGGCCAATTGTAATTTATGTATTTCTGTTATTTCCTTTGTCGTTTTAAATTCCCATAATATTATTTCATCTTTATTTCTTGTTATACAGTCTATATATCCTAATAACTGCATTTCTGTTACCATCTTTTTTTGAAAATAGTTATTATAATCAAATTTTAATTTGTGTTCAACTTCTGTTTTAAAACTATCTATTTTTCCATACTTATTAATTATATTATTAAGTCTTTTATATGCTAGTTTTAAATTTTCTACTTTAATCCAATCGAACTGTTTAATTTGCTGATACTTATGTATAACATTATCTTTCAATGCATTATATAATACAATTGCTTCTGTTAAATATTGTATAGCTATCGATTCTGATGTATTGATATTATTTTTAAATAATGATAATAGTTCACGTATTTTTTGTGACATAATATATTTATTAATATTTCCATCTCTATCTATTATAATATTCTTATTATCATCAGTATGATTAATACTCATCATTCTAATGGTTTCAATTATAGATACAAAATTTTTTGTTCTAATATATTCATAGTATTGAGGTAGTATTATGCCATTATACGCAGATACATTTTCAATGCTACCTCCAGAAACTTTAGATTTTACGTTTATTGGTATATCCAAGTGAGTAGATGGAGATTGGATTATTTTCCATTCAAGTAATTTACTCAATTCATATTCTAAATTTGAATTTAAATGTTCTAAAAGATAGGTTGGACTAATTGTTTTAAGTTTTGTAGGATTATCTTTTTTTTCTTTAAACATTATACCAGAATTTTTTTCTTTTAATTCGGTCATTGTTTTTATGTCGTTTAAAGTTAATGTTGGTATAATGTTTTGTGTCGAATGATGTATTAATATTAGTTGTTCAAAACTTCTCGTTAATCCAACATAATAAAGATTTTTATCATCATCACTGTATCCATATGTATCAAAATCCCATAATATTATTATTTTCCTTTCTAAACCCTTAGATTGATGCATAGAAATAATACATAATTTATCTTTCATTTCATTCTCATCAGGATTCTCATCTTCTTTGTTAGATTTATAAATAGGTATATTTTTTTCTTTAAGTTTATTTATTAATTGATGTAATGGATTTTGTTTAGACTTTATATTTAATCTACGAGCTAATATAAATATATCATCAGCTTTATTTCCATTATTTAAGATTTTCGATAAAATATTTACTATATAACCTATATCATTTTTTTGTTCATTGAATCGGTTTTCGGGATTTAAATTATCAAATTTATTTAAGTAATAATATTGAGGTTTAGGTCCTGGTTTAGTTGAGTTAATATAGTTTGGAATCCCTAAGTGGCGGTTCACAAAATCACATATTGGCTGGGTTACACGAAATGTAACACTAAGTGGCAATTCAATCCAATCAAAGGGAGACGAGTTGGGATGATAATTATATATTTGATTAGCCATTGTTAAATATCTAGGGTCTGATCGGTCATATGAATATATATTTTGATATACATCGCCAAGAACACATAGTCGAATTGATGGTTTGGTCATGGATAATAAAGCTATTACAATTTGATAATAATGTAAACGTAAGTCTTGAACTTCGTCTAAAATTAAAATATCATAGTCTAAAATTTCACGTGTATGTAATTCATCATAAAGGGTTTCCAATAATTTAAATATATCAATATCTTTATAACCTTCCATTCCAAAATTTTGTTGAGCAAATGAATGATAATTTTCTACCTGCATATTTTCGATGTTTTTTTCTTCCATTCTATTTCTAGTTTCATCTTTAAGTTTTCTATTGTAAGTTAATAGTAATATTTTTTTTTGATGAATATCTCTTAGCGATATGAAGACAGGTTGTTGTTTTGCCACTGCCAGCTACAGCATTTACCATAACATGATTTTTTTCTAAAGCTTCTATTATGTTTTTTTGCTCATTTGATATATTAGAATCGTATTCAAATTCATTATTTGATTCTTTGGTTATGTTTGTATCTAGATTATCCTCTTCTTTTTTCGGTATTTTTTTAACTTTATTTCTTATCCGATCTAAATCATCATATGATTCCACTGAATTATCTACAATTTCCGATTTGATTTTTTTCTTTGGTTTTAATAATAATTTTATACGTTTTTTCATCATTTCAGTTATATTTGGATACAATACTATTCTTTAAATAAAATTAAAATTAGCCATTATTACCCCTAAAAAGCACCTTTCTCATAGCATTCATCACCTGGTCATTAAAATTGTCTTTGACGAACCATTGAGTTGGAATGTGATTAAGTCTCGCCCATATATAGGCCAAGCAATAAACACCACATGAATGATTATCATCCTGTAATTGCGTAGTAGCTACGTGTTTTTTTGACACTTTGTATGATGGTAAGTGTGCTTTAATCGTATGCATCACTCTATTGAGAAATATATCTATTGCTGCTACCGGTGGTTTACCGCTACTATTGAAATATTCAAGATCAATAGATTTGAAATTATCATTCACTTCTATGAACAGACAAAACCAATGTATACCATTGCCCGTAGAAACATCAGTATTTATAACTACACCAAAGGTTCTATAACCCTGTTTTATTTTTTCCACAAAGTCGATTTTTGCCAGAGAAGTATTTTGTTCTTGAAAATCTATCATTTGAAAAGGTATATGGAAGAATTTTCTATCTGTATATTTAAGTTCCAATTGTCTAAGAAAATCGTCAATATCAAAATTGCTCAGGAGACCCGTGGAACTCTTTGGACCTTCTGGTTTGAAATAAGTAGATATGATTTCTTCTATGTTATGCAAATTTGCGAACTGTTTAAATTCTTGACTCTGTAACACACAGCTTTCTGAATCGCATCCAGTTGCTTCTTTAGCTGCTTCGATGATGTCAAGGGGAGTTGTTGATGATGATGTGGTATTATCCCCAGATCGAATGGTTTGTTTTTTAGCTTTACGCACGAATTGTTTCATTTTGTTAATGATTTCTGGCGGCGAACATACATCTACCTTATCGCTATGAACTGCACATTCTGTTTTATGTTCGAGGATTTTTTCAATTACTTTATTGGGATCAGGCGGCATTCTATATTATAATTACAATGATTATTTTATCAAAAAATGATAGGGTGGGGGAGGGGGGTGGACGGGGATGGAGAATATTATATTGGTTGATAATATATAGTATAGTATATTATATTAGTTACCAATGGCAAATATTTCAGGAGGGAGATATTATGATCAATATAAAATCGGTGGGTTAGAATCCACCCCCGAGGATAGTTCAGTTGTATTAGATGTTGATGGAAAAAAGTATGTTTTTGGAGAAAAATTCAAAGCGATGCTCCGTGACAGCCTTATAGATTGGGGTACATTTCTCGAAATTTATAACAAAAACACACCTGACGATGTGGCTTTTGAGCAAATATGTCGTTTGTTGAACGTGCGGGACAATCAAAACGTTAAGGATATTATGTTACCCATTATCAAAAAAATATATGCCTTACCTAGTGAAATGCATCTTATTAGCATGATGAGACAATTCATGATTTATGAGCCAGTAAGTATCGTAATATATAGTTTGTTCACAAGTCTAAAAATTCACTTTGAGGATATTGTGCGTCTATTCGTGGAGGTTAGAAATGAGTTTATTGACCGAATGAAGTTAGATGGATATAAAAATAATTGGGATAAATTGCTAGAAGAATGGAGAGAGTTGGATGTGAATTATGAACTTGGTAGCAGTTCCGTGGTGTTACTTTTCTTAAATCCACCTAATGATTTGCGTTCTGGGATTCATTGGAGAGTGGAAAAAATCGCTGGCGAAGAGGAAGACCATGATGAAATTTATGAGTTAATAGGTAGAAAAGAACGTGTGAGCGAGGATAAAGAAATCGACGAAGAGGGAATAGCAATGTTAGAGAGTTCAAGTGAATCATCTTTGTTGGAAGAAATAGATAAGGGGGATGATGGTGATGATGGTGGAGAGGGTGGTGATGGTGGTGGTGATGGTGGAGAGGGGCTTAAGGAAGGGAAGGGAGAGAGCGTGATAAATGAAGTAAAAACTGCCATTGACGAACTTAAAACAGCCGTGGGATTATTTCATTACATGGGATTTTGTCCCAAAGTTCCTCATATTCGACTCAAAGCCCTTTTAGATTTTCCGTTAAATGCGTTTGTACGTGCTATTTTACTTATGAAACCGGGGGTAAAATTACCAAATTATGAGTTGGTTGAGAGAGAATTAGAGAAGTTTATGAAAGACAAACCACCAAAACCAGCATTTTTAGACAATATTCCAAGACAAGAACCACCGCCCGAACTGGTTGGACGCGAACTAAAAGCCAAGGAAAGGGACAAAATTAAGCTTCCGCTGATCAAATGGTATGTTGATCGAATTATGGAATTGCGAAAAGGGCTATTATCCGAAGGTGAGAAATATGAAAATTATTATAAAGAGCTGGCGAAATTTTTAAATGAAATCGGCAAAAAAATAAAAAGCGAATTATCAGCCTATACCTTTTCTACGATGATGAATAAAAGTTAACCAGTGGTATTTGGAAATATACGGCGAAGCCAGTTTAAAATATAGGTTTTGTTAAGATAGAAATGAAGGGATTTTTTAGTTATAGAATGAACCTCTGGACTTCTAAAAGCATCATGAAAAGTAAAGAACGCCACTGAATCTTTCATAAGATGGTCATGAGGTTTTTTGTCAATTATATTTTTTATTTTCATAGTGTGAAATTCTGCTACAAAAGTGTCTTTAACGGCAATTGCACCAATGCAATAATGTTTGTAAAGCGTTGTGAATTTGTGAATTAAATCTATTTCAGTGATTTCTATTAGACCGCCAGTTTCTTCTTTGATCTCACGAGCCGCTGTTTGTTCTAAAGTTTCGCCGGCCTCAATAACACCTTTAAAAGGGGTCCAAGAATTGAACTCTAAACCCAATATACAGCCTAATTGATTGGTTCTTGAATCACATGTAAATAATATAGCCCCGCAAGATATGGGAAGTTTCTTATCATAAAATTCATATGAGGTATTGGATCTGAATTTGCGAATATATGTTCCTACAACAAAATCTGATTTGTGTGAATTAATAGATGCATTGTCATCAACATCATCTTCGTGAGCGGCTCTATTACTGTTAGCAGTATTTTCATCATCATCATCATGATACTCTAGTTCCATTTTTTTGGGCGCTGATGCTGCAACGGAAGAATATGTTTTTTCCATGGGTGTTGGCGAATGATAGTTCTTTGGGCTAACTACATTATAAAGTATGTTAAGAAATGTCATATCAAAGTTATCAAGTTTCTTAATATATTCTAATACAATACGAGGATCATACTTTTTGCATAATTCTCTATAATAGTTTAAAAACTGTTCCAACTTATCCTTGTCCGGGATGGTGATAATAGTACGTTTCCTATGATAATTTTTGAGCATATCAAAGGAATCCGTTTGTTGATCTCTCATGCAACACGTGTGACAAACTCCTTATATATCTTAATATAATTCAATTTTATTTATATAATATAGAAAGGGGTCCTTTCAAACCCCTTTAACTTTTTTCTAATTATTCGCGAATTATATCTGAACACTGTTTTTCAATGCCTTCTGCTATCATCTCTGCGATTTTTTTGGCCTCGCTTGGTGTGTTTGTGTCGCCAAATGATATTCTTAAAATACCTCTTCTGACCACAGGAGGGGCCCCTATGGCCCTAACCACATGACTGGCTTTATCGGCTTTTGTTTGACATGCCGAGCCAATACTCACAACTATATTTTTATGATCGAGGAATTTTTTGAGCTCAACATTACAAAATGGCTTGCCTTGATTCTTGCAAATTGAAAGAAGAATAGTGTTAGGAAGAATATACTGCCGCGCTCTTTCATCTTCGGCAGGGGGTCCAAGGCTTAAAAGTTCAATTGGTGGCTTGCCTTTAGTTGGGTCCATCAACATAGAGGCTTTGTCTTCTTGAACATAAGTTTGATAATTACCAAATGGATAAAGTTCGCCCATGCGTTTGAGAAATGTTTCTCTCATAAAAAGAAGGCGCTCATTTTTCTCGGATCGTCGTTTCATAACATATTGTAACGCAGCTCCACAATCAGCTATTCCTGAGACATTTTCTGTGCCTCCTCTTAATCCATGTTGTTGAGTGCCATTTATTTCGGCACCGAGTTGATATCCCTCTATTAGCATATTATTAACTATTAGAATCCCAATGCCTTTTGATCCATAAAACTTATGTGCCGATGCTGATAAAACATCTATATTGTTTTTTATTACATCAATGGGAAATTTACCAAAGACTTGCACACAGTCACTATGTAGAGGTATTTTGTTTTTATGAGCAATAGCGCCTATTTCTCTTATATTGTTGATCGTTGGTATTTCATTATTAGCAAACATAATAGATATTAGACATGTATTGGGTTTTATTGCCATTTCTACATCTCTTGGAAGTATATTACCGTATATAGTGGGTTTAATTAATGTGACTTCAGCATCACCATATTGTTCCAATTCTTCTAAACAATCCAAAATAGAATGGTGTTCTATACATGATGAAATGATATGTGGAAGAAGAGGAGAACCATTTTCTGATAATTTGCGTTTAAATGCCTTAACACAACTGCGTAAAATGAAACAATTACTTTCAGTAGCGCCACTAGTAAAAACCAAAGTATGATTGGAGGATGAAGTTCCACAGTGATTTAAAATATAATGTTTGGTGCTCTCTATCATATTTTTTACACCCGTTACTATCTTACTATCCGTTGATGGATTATAACATCTTAACCAATCTATATGAGCTTTTGCCGCGGGTTCACATATTAATGTTGTTGCGTTATTATCGGCGTAAATTAGTGGATTTGATTTTTTTGCGGCCATGATCCTATATAGTTATAAGATTAATATTTTAAATAAATTGAAAGGAGAAGGAGGGTGAGGGGGGGGGGGGGTATAATTTTTTTATCGACGATAAAAAATCCTGACCTCTGGGATAGGATTTTTCCTGCGGGTGAAAAAACAGCATCTCGCTGAATTTCATGCAGAAAGTGAATAAAACCAGGTCTAGAATAACATCGCTAAAAATGGAGTTTTAAGGGTAAAAATGTGCGATGTTGATTTGTATTGAGTTTCATAGCCTGTTGAATGGAAATTTAAGGACATCGACCCATTTTAAGGGTTTGAAAAAAATATATAACTTTCATAGAGAGAAGGGAGGGTAAGTAATGAGAGATGAAATAAATGGCTAATTTATGCTTTTGGCTTAGAATTGACCAACCACTCTATTCTTTTTTCATTAACCATATTAATATCATTCATAATCTTAATAACTTCTTCTTGTAACGTAAGGATTTGGGTTTTAGTGTTTTCTAGCGTGATCTTGAGTGTATTAATCTTACTAATTCGCTCTGATAGAGATTTATTTAACATGTCTAAAACTTGTTCCACGGGAATGGATTTTGGGGGTTCTGGGGGCTGCTGTTCTTCATTTCCATTCACCTGTTTCAATTCTTGGGCTTCTTCAATAACTTCCAGCGACATTTTGTATATTTTTATTTGTATATGTCTTTAATGCTTATTTATCAAATGGGTATAAACATACATTTTTAGATGTTAATAATATGTGTCAACATGGAAGAAGAGAAAAAACCTTATCCCCTTCATGATAGCGATAGAGTTAAAACATCCGTGGGCCTAATATGCCTGCGTCATAATTCCGAAAAAAATACATATGAAATTATAATGGTTAAGAAGGCCATAACTTATTGTTTTAATATGTTTGTTAGTGGTATGTGGGAATTTGAGAAAGAGTCTTTGATGAAACTATTTAACAATATGACATATCAAGAAAAGGTCGATATATTATCATTGAACTTTGATGTGATTTGGTTTCGTTTAACTAAGAATTTAGTGTTTGAGGCTGAGTCTGAATTCGTTGTTGATGTAAATAAAATTACCGATTGGCGTAAAAAAACAACTGCTGGCGGTGCGGTGAGTGGAAATTATTATTTTGGTCCAAAGAAATTTTATGGAAGCAGAACATCCAGAGATTATAGAGACAAGAAGAGAAAGTTTGAAACTTATTTTCTAGCGGATGGAGGAACATATTTGAAATCATTAATAGCTGGCAGTATGAATGTTGATACTATTTGGGAATTTCCAAAGGGTCGCAAATCTTATTTAGATGTGGGAGGAGAAATAGACACAGCGAAAAGAGAGTTTTATGAAGAAACTGGTATAGGTGAGTCAAAATATAATATATTATGGAATTTAGAACCGTATGTTGAAACATATACTGATTTTGGCGTAACTTATAAAAGTATATATTATTATGCAGAGGCTGTAGGTGAATGGGAACCAACTTTGGATTTTAAAAAACATCAGCAATTGAGAGAAATATCATTTGTTTCATGGATAAGCAAAAACGACTTAAGATATATGAAGTTGGAGAAATCAACTCATCAACGGTGGTTAAAATGTTTCGATAAGGTGATAAAAAAATATCGCGGGTATAAAAAGAGAATTGTATAGGAGGGGCGGGGGGGGAGAGTAGGATAGAGCTAGCTTTCAACATATCCCGTGTGATGAAGTAGCATATATATTAATAGATCATGTATTAATTGACCCTCACGATTATTAATCTCCTCTTTATATTGTATTTGTCTTAATTTAAATATATCCTCTGCTATTGTATCTATAGAACCAACATGTCGCATAAATCCCGTCTTAGCCGCTTTATTTTTTGTATATATGTAACTACCTACTGTAAAGTTCCTTGTGTTGGGTCTTGGAGGTATTGTGTTCATTTTAATATAATCTTCGGTTGGATGAAAGTATTTACAATCACATTTTGGATTTTCTTTTCTTTTTTTAAGTGAATTACATTCTAATCCATATTGACATAAAGCAGATTTTCCTGTTCCATATGGTACTATATTAGATGGTGTGCCCTTAATAACAATTCCATTAATGTTTATGGCGAATGTATCAATAGGCGCTATATAATATAAGGGTGATATGGGTATTTCTCCTATCGAGTTGACTTTTTTTATAGTTACTGGGGGTAAACGTTCATTTATTTTAATTGATGATTCTGATAGAGGATATTCGGCTCTTAATAAAGAATGACGTGTAGGGGTCGGATATGGATCTATAATGTTTTTTCTTTCTTTGTTATTGGTTTTATATAATAACAATTGATTCATTGAATTGGATATATCGGCAATTCTTTTCGCTGTCGATTGGAGATGTTTAATGATAGTTTGGAGTTTATTTATTTTGGCTTCTAGGTCCGGGGGTTTGATTAAGATAGCATAAGTTTCGATTGTTTTATATTCTTCTTCTGCCATCTCTAATAATTCTCTAATAGTGTTATCCATGATCGGTTTTTATATATATGATACAATCATGTGCATAATAATATTTGGGTCCTTGGTTTTTTTGTGAAAATGGGGTCATCTTGAGGGTTTGGCAAGAATGGATTCTTGATTTTTTGGTGAAAATGGGGTCATCTTGAGGGTTTGACAAGAATGGGTCCTTGGTTTTTTGGTGAAAATGATGCTTTTTCAACGAAATTCTGAGACCGACCCATAGAATTCAGAGTGAAAATGTTAGCGGAATATGACTATGAGGGGAGAGCGGGGCGGGCGGGGAGGGATAGAGTAATAATTATGTATTGTCAAGTTCATATACTCGTCCTTTAATCTTTTTATAATCTAACCATAATTTAGATATCAATAAATCATTAACTCCATACATTAATAACGTCTCTATATTAGTCACATTCTTTATATCTTGACGTATGGTTTGAGGATTGCCAAAATTAGGACACTCCGGGCATCGTGCTTGTATTCCTATTTTTATTATATCATCTCCTTTATGTGCATAGAAGCATGTTTTTCCCTGCGTATTTGCCTTACAATTCTGTTCAGTTACATATTTGCATTTTATAGTATGACTTTTATTAAAGTCCTTTGTTGAATCTATAATTGTCGGGAAACATACTTTGACTATGTTTGACGATCCCAAGTTTATATAAATTCCTGTATTCTCTGGTTTGTGTTCATCCTTATACAAATAAAAAGCCGGGGGTATTTCACTCAACTTATTTACAGTTGGAAGAGTCATTTTATAATTCAATTCTTTAATATGATATGATTTATAAGTTTGAATTGGTTGGGAATGTATCGGCGATAGAGTTGATTTTCCAAAAGATAATTCAAGTATTTTTTTGAGTGACGATCGATCATCATCACTTATTCTCTCTGGATAATCCAACATACCATTATAAGTATGATGAATATAATCTTCTTCTCTCTTCTGGCCCGATAAATCTTTTTCAATCAGATTAGTAAATCTTATAATTTCGTCGGACATTTTGTTAAGAAGAGTAATATTGGTCTGTAAATTTTCTATAATGATTTGTATTTTTTTCATAAAATCATATATAACACTTAGACTTTTCGGAACATGTGGCAGCTGTTTTAGGCAATTTACTTTTTGCATAATATTAGTTGCTAATGATGTGCAATGTAATGAATTAGCTTGAACTATGGCATTTAGGCTTATAGAAGTTTCCATGAAATCAATTTTGATTCTATATAAAAACTTATATATAATGTTAACATAAATTAACATGAGTGCAGATGGCGTTGATAACGTTAATGGAGTAGATGGTGTTAATGGTGTTGATGGTGCAAATGAAGAAGAGATTGAATGGAAACAATTAGTCATATGGAAAGAGCGAACGGGTCAAGGACCAGAGCAAAAATCACAAGAATGGTATGATATAAAGAAAAAAACAGTTGGTGGCAGTGAGCTGGCAAATATTATGGGTCTTGGTAAGTTTGGCGATTTAGAGTCAGTATTGAAGGATAAAATGGGTATAAATAAATTTCAAGGTAGTGCCGCGACTAGATGGGGTGTTGTATTTGAACCCATAACTAAAAGATTAACTGAAATTCTCCTTAGGATGTCGCGGCCCATTATTGATTTAGGATCTATTGAGGGTGTTATTGAAGGTCATAGATATTCTCCCGATGGATTAGGAGTTGTAAGAATGAAGACCAATGAAGGATATGTTTATTACAAAATATTATTTGAATTTAAAGCTCCATATTCTACAATCCCTGATGGCGAAGTTCCTTCGCATTATTTGCCCCAAATTAAGAGCGGCTTGATGAACATTGATATATGTGAATATGGAATATTTGTCAATAATTGCTATAGAAAATGTATGTTGGACCAAGCGGGGTTTAGCTCTGATTATGATGTTACTTATCATAAAAGAGATGGCGATTTGTTTGCTGACATGGAACCCCTGGCTTGTGGTGTGGTGATTTTTTATCAGAAGAATGAGGATTATAAAAAATATTGCAAGAGGAGAGGTTTGGACGACGATGATGAGGAGGATGATGAAGATGAGGGTGATGATGTAGATGATGCCGATGAAAAAAGAAAACAAGATTATTATGATATTGAAGATGGATTTATATTATATGAAGCGGTAAATGAACCTATAGATGTGGGTTCATTGGGCGAAAAAAAGTTTAATCAGATATTGAGATTGGTTGATAACAAGAAATTATATTGTTGGTATGATGAACCTTGTATCAATACAGAATTTACAAATGAACTATCGTTTGTTAAAACTCACGATCTATGTTATGATGGGTTGGATGGTCGCGAATGTGACGAATATAACTATTATCCATTAGTTAGGATTAATATGGGTCTTGAAAAAGTTTCTGATGGTGGATTTTTGCCGGTTGGATATATGAATTGGAAAATGTTTAAATCGGATATCATATTTTTCGAGAGGGATGGTGGGTTCAAAGAAGTTGTAGAACCTCATATTAAGAGCTTTTTCGAGAAGCTTAAACAGGTTCGAGAATCGCCGAATCCATTTTTAGAGCTGAAAAAAGTAACTGGTAAGGCGGTGGCAGTGGGGGATGAAGAAGAGGGAGATGATGTTCCTCAATCTACGGGTAATTTTGATTGTTCTGGAATGGGTGATTTTTGAGGGGGGAGAAGGGGGTGGAGTGAATGGGAAAAGAAGTGATTAATTAGTCATTATAGATTCGGCATCAACTTCTGTTTCATCTACAACATCAACGTCTCCATCCTCATCAACTTGAATTGGATTTTGTTCATCACCACTTCGACCAATTATAAATTTTATATTTCTTGCTATAACAACTCTATATGAGATATTAGTTCCTGTTAAATCTGAGTATGATTTTACTTCTATAACATCACCTATCTTCGCACCAATCCATATACATTGTGGATCATCGATACAAATTTTTGGTAAATTGGTTAAATAACACATAAGCTGATTATTAAGTAAATCTTTGATTTCATCATGTGAAAGAATTCTATGCTGATAACATAGAGGTCCCTTAGGTATAATAATTATAAAGTGTTGATGTAAGTAACGATGAAATTTTATTTTTTTATAAAGAGAGATATTTTTAAGTATGTTTCTTTTTAAGGGCTCATGAGTTACCAATATCACTTCTGTTTGATCTTTTATCTTATTTATAAGTTTTTTGAACTCAACTCCGTGTGCTATTATCTTGCTACCCTCTGCCACTAAATGGGTTGAGATTTGTGTTCCGTCGGGTTTTTTCATTTCTATCATTATATATGTTTCCATGGCAATAGAGCGTCTAAATTCTTCCTGTGATAGTTTTTTTGATATTACATTATATTTACGCCATTCTGTTGCAAAGGTTAGTATGTTTTCATATATAGAATAGAGAGGATCATAAACTCTAGCCATGATATATATAATAAGTTAGATTTTGTTTATGGAGATTCTATAGTAAAGGAAAGTTCAAAATTGGAAAAAAATAAATGTAATAGAGTAATGAATGGATGGAAGATAGCAATGAATGGATAGGGAAATAGTTGATAAGTCATTGTTTGTTATTTAATTGAAATAGATTATGAATCTTCATAAGTAGGGTCAACATCAGCCTCGTCATCTCCAGCTGCATCAGCGTCTGCCGTGTCCTCTTCATGGGTTCCGTTCGTTTCTTGTACCTTCACGACCTTAGCCTTTCCTTTTTTGTCTTTTTGACTGGCTTGATAAGCCGAATTGACACTAATTCGGCGCATAATCTCACTCTCAACCGGCGCGAAAGTAATACCCGACAGTTCGTGTAACTGTTGAAGGGTAATCATCACCATCTTATCACTTACGGTCTTAGCTCGAACCTCGGAGTCAGATCCGCGGTTAACCAAAGTGGCAGATAGAGCCCGTCCAATACGGCCAATGGTCTCAGCGACCACCATGCTGCAAAGGCTACTGCAATCGCTGCGCATATTCAGCTTAAGAATGACATCGCGAATCTCACCAATCTTCTTGTCAACATCGGCCTTCTTGCTATCAGCTGGCATCATTTGAGATACAATAGACTGAACAAATTCATCGTTAGAGGCCATACGACGGCGAACGGCCTTATGAACGTGTTTTACGTAAATCTGGAATCGATTCTGAGGATCATCCTTACGAGGGTAATCGGGCGCTTCAACAGGCTCAAAAGCAACACCCTCGGCCTTCTTTGACTTGTTATTTTCATGAATAGCATCACAGTTAGCATTCCAATCATTGTACTCATGGTATGTTCGTAGAGTGCTAAAGAAACCATATAGAGGAATACGCTGCTCGAAACCCTGAGAAAGGTTCGTTGCGTGACGAGAGTGAGCATTATGCTTACCAGAAAGAACCGCATTGTAAATAGCATTGAGCGAAATCTGTTCCACTAAAATATCCATGAATGAAGCCAAACGATGGCGAACATTTTGACTGATACGGTACATAAGCTTGTTAATATAGGTCTTGGCAACAATCCACTCATTCTTCGGCTTATAGTAGTTTGGCTTCGACTGCTTCGATTCCATGCGATTGCCACGATCCTGAGCACGAACAATACGTTCACCACCTACGAACAGATAACCCTCGGCATCAGTCGGCAGGTTCTCAAGCTTCTTGTACTTAATACAATACTCTTCAAATCCATTATAGAAGTTCTTATCAAAAGACTTATTGAATGCTTTTTCATCAAAGGAGAGCTTTTTAATTTCTTTCTCATAAGTGTCTTTGACATACTTGGCTTTCTCTTCATGAGATTCCATCTTATCAACAATAGCTTGTTGCTTTTCAGTATATTCGCGAACCTTCTCACGGCAAGTCTCAATAGCTGCTTTTTTGGCATTCTCGTATTTAATCCGCGTGGCCTCTTTCATGTTTCTGATAACATAACGGACATAATCGGCTTCGAATCCACTGCTATACTCCTCACGACCACGGGCAATGATTTCGCGGATGTTCGCAGGAAGCTTGTCAATAGGGGTTGGGGGATCTCTCTTCTGGGGCTTTGCCTTCTGCTTCTTCTCTTCACTGGGGACCGGCGTCTCCTCCTTGGGCAGACGGAGTTTCTTGAGCTCGGCATCAATTCGATCACGTGCTTCGGCCTCAGCTGGGTTCATAGCAGTCTTAAAGACAGAAATAACTCGAGCTAAATTCATAACAATACCAAGCTTATCCAATAGAAGATCCTGAGGGGTAGCGGGGGGCTTCTGGGTCTTGCTTTTAACTACGCGGGTGTTTTTTGTTTTCTTGCCCTTGTTAGATACTTTAGGCTGGGGTTTTGCGGAAGCGGCGACAACGGCGGGGGACACTGCTTCGGGGGTAGGAACGGGAGTATTGGTTTTTTCTTCGGTAGCGGCTGGTGTACGTTTAGGAGTCTTAGAACGAGCATTAGGCTTAGTAGTTACTGTAGATTCTTTCTTATTACTAGTGAGAGGCGTTGGTTTGCTTACTCTGCTCGACATTGTGTCGGTTGTATAAGTAGTTGGTATCACTTGTTTAAATTGAATTCTTTATTTAACACATTTATTAAAAATATTTCATTTTTCATTGAGATCCAAAAAAAATAATGGAAATATTTACAAACCAACCATCTTTTGTCTACATCTCATCTTTTATCTACATCTCATCTTTTATTCATCTTTTGCCTTTTCTAATAGAGATTGTTGAAAGTTCTCCACCATTTGTTTATCGGTTTCTGATTCGACAGATGGTTCGCCATTTAATTTAGTTTCGCCATTTAGTTTTGGTTCTCCATTTGGAAGATTCTTAATTTTTTCTGCTATTTTTGTGTTAATATCTGTGGGGGGCGTTGGAGCAGTTGGCTGCTTGTTAATATTTTTATCTACCATAGACTCGAGATCATTTAGTTCTTCTATCTTTGGTTCTTCTTTGACAGGGGCTGGTTTTGGTGCGGGTTCTTGAGCTGAAGGAGGTGGTTGAGATTGGGAGGGTGGTGGCATTGGTTGCTGCTGGGGGTATCTCATGCGCCTATCATTGAATCTTACTCTAGCTAATTGATTTCTATGTTCTAACTGTTTTCGCGTTTCTTCCTCCTCTTCCTTGTTATTGTTGTTTTTTAGGAACAACCATAATATAACTAAAATAACAGCAATAATAACCACACAAAAGGCTATAACTAATATTCTATTATTTCCATCATCGCCACCATCTTTTGTTGTTTCTTCTTTTGTTTTTTTGGAGTTGGATTTTGGAGTTTCGGGGGGTTCTTCGTTGTAAATATTGGATTTGGGATTTTTTGGCAGAGAGAATGACTCGGAAGAAGACTTTGCAATTTTAGGATTATACATTTCTTCGGCCGAAATATTAGGAACTACCGTAATATGTTCCATATTGGGTTGTTCTACATCAACCATTGTAAAGAATGACGTGGAAAAACTTTTTATTATATAAAATATAATGGGATTTCTTTATATGAGTTTGTTTGTTAATATATAAGGATTTTATTAGAAGGAATTTTAGCACATGTCTATTTCAGCTAAATTAAGTGATAGTGAAAAAATATTAGATGTTTTTTACGATTATTATAATCTTTTGTTACCCCTTGCGAGTGATGAAAAGCAAAATGAATTGTCTGAAATAGCTTCTTTGATAACGAAAAGTCGTAAAAAAATGACTGAATTAAAACAGGCGGTAGAACAATCATTAGACACAATACATATTATAGTAAAGTTATATGGTGATGTTCAATTTTATTTCTTCCAATTAGAAGCTATTAGAAAAATGTTTGAACAGCCGGAATTAGACCCAAATATGTATTCGGGTGATAGTCTGTCCCAAACATATAAAATGCAAGTATCCGATTATTTCCACAAAGAATTGGAAATTGGTTATCGTGCTTTTATAAGAGCTTATAAAGAGGCGGATGAGAAATTTCTCGCAGAACAATTAAAGTTGTGTATTGAATTATTAGAAAAGGCTGTTGGTGGAAAGGAGGAACGTATTGTTGGGGTTGTTGAAGAACTATCGAATGAATATAAATTAAACTATTATACTGTGGATTTAATAGTGGGTATTTTTGATTTTATTCATCAATATATTATAAGTTTAGATATTGAAAAAAAGCAAAAGAAATCTTTGAATGACTTTGTTCAGTCTGTGATCGAGACTATGAAAGATGATGTTTTGGGTGAGGTGGTTGGGGTTAAAGTTGTAAATAAGAAGCGGAGTTCGTGTCCAAGACTACAGCGTTTTGGTCTTATTCCCAATGGTAATATCATGGGATTTTCGGATGCTATGAAATTAGTAACGAGTCACGAGGGAGTTAAACATAATGCTAAATCAATTGGAGCGGCTATTTCAAGTAAGAATATAATTGTTATTTTATTGGATAGTATAACATATCAACCTATTTATTATAATATTTCACGATTAATGAATGAAAAGTTACCTATGGAAGCACGGGGTGTTGATAAATATTTTATTGAGCTGACAAAGACTGTTCAGAATGAGGGTAAAAGTGAGGGTGATATGATTTCTATTGAATATGAAATATACTCTGGTATGAAAGTCGACTTTACGAAGTTTAGAGAGGTGCAAAACAATCAATGTTATGTGCTTGAGAGGATAGAGAACGCAGATAAGTGGAGATTTTTGACTCCTTGGATCACCCCAATGATGTATGGAATACCTGGTTCTAAGTTATATTCGTTTATTTTACAATTAGAAGGGAATGTTGGCGGAAGAAGATGCGAAAAATATCATCTGGGAAAGGCTATTGTGGCATCACAAAACATGTTTTTACCTAGAAAGGTTGATGTTGAATATGAATCTGAAAATGCTGGCAATGAGTTAATATCTCGAGATTTGATTCTGAAATTGGGTATGTATATAGATGAAAAGTATGGGAAGGCTGTTGGGGGAGACGGTGTTAGTTTGGAAATGGCTAATCAAATTGTTCACGATGGAGAGTTGGGTGAGATTGCTTTGAGGGTAATGGTCGATCATCTTAGAGGGGTTGTGAGTGGAAGTAAAATGTCGCCTGAACTTCTTTCTAGCTTTTTGGTTGATTTGAAGGCTTTAATTGGGCGTTTTATGAAACTTTTGCATGATGGTGTTAATAGAAATGGTGGTGGGGTGATAACTAAGGAAACTATTCTTAATGTTATTCAGGAAAGTTCTAATATTATATTGAGTGGTACTCGTGATATATATAGTATTTATTTGCACAAGAAAAAATTATGGCGAGTTAAGGAGGGTAAATTCTAGAGTGTCAATAATTACGTGGATAAAAAAAATGTTGATTCGAATATAATAGGTGATGGATAATATTGCTCAGGCAGTCATATTATTTTTATTGATATTGGTTTTATATTGGTTCATTAGAAATTATTATATAGATAGTTTAAATATGTCTGGTGAGATTTTATCTGAGTTAAAAAAATGTAAAGGTGCGGAGGAGGAAAATAATGAATGGTCTTTTCCGGCTAGACTGGAACATATGACTACAACTAATAGTCTTTTAATGGATAAAATCAGGGGAGAAGAGTTGAAGCCATATGGGTCTTATGGAGATGTGGATGTATATTTTACTAGTAAATTTGATTGGCATAAGAATCCTAATAAGCAATGGGGTATTAAGATACCCAATAGTTATTTGTATTGGTTGGAGTCTGAAGATAATAATTCTATTTAATGGTAAGGAGTTGAGCATCGACCCGGGCCGCAGCCCAACCCGCGGTTGGGCGTTGCGGTTCCGAGCTGAGCAAAGCGAAGCAGACTCCGAATGAAATGAGGAGTCTAGGAACTTTTGTATCGCAAAGCGATACAAAAGCCACTATGATCGCTTTTCTTCATAGAAATGATAGAACCATTTGATTTTTGTTTTTTTGATTCTTTCCTTTAATTCCAATCTAATAAGTTTTGATCTTATCAACATACATAATTCTTCAACCGCGGCCTTTGGTGGTATAGTAATATCTAGTTTCTTACAAACATCAAGCAAATATTCTTTTGACTTTGACTTGCATACCGTACCTTTTTCAATTAATCTGGAGTCTTTATATTTTGTTATATTGTGAATGGGTTTTCTCAATTTGAATTTCACATGAACACCCATGACGGCCTTGTCATCGTAACCTATAATTGTGTCATTTTCGACAAAAGTTTGTTCACTTTGTATATACGAAGGGTCCTCGGTCCACCCTCTTTCAGGATGATACAACTTGGGAAACTTACTGATAAAATGCCCAATTGGTAGTTTGTCACCGGAAGTTTTGTTAATAGATTTGGATTTTTTCTTCTTTCCTATGAAAAGTGCAGATACGTCGGCAAGAGTTTTGTCGAAATTTTCTCTGAATTCTTGTGGTAGCCACACGTTTGAGGTGCGGTTAATTGAGGATTTTAACATATTTATAATGCCGCTGGATGCCATGTCCGACGTTTCATCAGGACTAATATCATCAATTTCTTCTTTTCTTTTTTCGTATTTATTGAGAACCTTGAGTTTAATATCTGAAGAGCGCACGGGTATTGCATATTTAGTATAGTTTTGAAAGACTCTAGGCTTGGCGGTATATGCCCATACCACAAGGGAAAACAGATCATAATAATATAACATTTTAAAGTAAAAATCATGATATTCGTGCATTACAATGGTTGGGTCTGTCCATGCCCTAAAAACATATTCTATGCATTCTTCGAGGAATTTGATATGAAATGTTAGTCCATATTCGCAAATTACATTTTCCATATGTTCGATTGAAGTGTCTGAATATTTGCGATAAAATATTTTCTTCTTGTCATCGTAATCAAAGTCTATCTGTTTGTTTCGAATAAATTCATTCATGTTAATAGACTGTAATGGGGATGATTTTATAATTCTATATGGTGTTTCTATATCAACTTCGGGTTTATTGGTTCTGTGATTGTATGGAAAAAGTATATAATACTCGCCAACTGATACTATAACACTGTCCTGGAGCTGCGGTAGAGTAATGATTTTATCAGTGGAATCGAATAGTTTATCAATTACGCGCTCTTCTATGCCCTTGATATAACGGGGATTTTCATCGGGCAAATCCTGATGAACATCAATTTCACTTGGGACATCTTGCCAGACTAGATCATATAGGGCTATATTGAAATTTTCTTCTGAAAACAGAGTTGTATTAATTTCATTTTCATAACCCTCAGGAGGTGCACGAATGGCTTTGAAAAGGTCATTGCGTTTCCAACACGGGGAAATTTCTATAAACAAACGTTTGATTATAAATTTTATTAAATCGATTTCGGTTTTTCTGTGATAAACGTTGTAGGTTGAGAGATTTAATTTACTAAGTGGTATCTCTTTGGCTTTGGGAATATTAAAGGCCAGGGGTGTAAATTCATCACCGTAAGAAAGGGAATTTTTAATTAGCTCTTGGTTCGTCACAGCGTCAATAGCATTTTCATGAAGGACTTTTTCTATTTTTTGTATCACGGAGAATGAGTCGACCTTATCTTTCCACTTGAGTTCTTCGTAACTAAGTGCCTTTTCACGAGGTGATATAGATGATACAAAGACTAAAATACGGGTTTTTCTAAGCTCGAATGGGAGATCAGCATGTGAATTTTTACGAATAGCGCGGCCACGAATTTGTATAAATGTTGATATATTGTCGGGTCTTGACATGATTAATACATGTTGAATCGCTTTAAGATCATAACTTTCTTTGATGATTTTACTACCAACTAGAATCATAAAATTCTCGCCAAGTGAGTTTTCGGATGAATTATAAAGCTCTAAAGAGTGTTCGAGAGTGGCTTTGTCGATGTTCGAATGAGCCATTACGAATCTAACTGGTTTGAAAACATGTTGATTGGGCGTTCCTCCTTGTTTAATTTTAGATGCATATGGTAATGATGAGAGAATTTGATATAACGTTGGGTTTTTTGGTTCATAACCGCCTGCTATGAGGGGGATACTAACCAACTCTTCGTCTGAATTATAATTATTTGGTTCTGAAAAGAATTCATCAAGCTGTTGAGTTTCGCTGTTCTCGTCAGTTAGTCCATTATCATCGCCGCCATTGATTGGGACATCATCACTGTCACTGTTGCCGCTTTTATCTTCGCTACCTAATTCTTGGCTTTCAATATATTGATGCACATAATTAACATCAATAGATTGTTGTTCTTTTCCGCCTATTGTTTGATTTAATATAGATTCATCGTCGTTTTTAGATCTCTCGCGATTCTCCAAATAAATATAATGAGATGTAGCTTTATATTCATAAAAACCAGATAACTTTAACCAATCGATTAATCTTAATGCACTATTTAACAACTTAAAGACCACTCGATATTTGTTTGTTAATGGTTGTATAACAGATAAAAATTCATTCAGTGCGTTTTTATTGCAATTGACAAGCGAGGAAGATATATTTTCTTGAAGAATAAAGAACTCACCTTTGCTATATAAAATCTTACCTATGTTAGGTATTGTTATATCCTTCTCCGTTACCGTGTATGGATTTTTACTTTCTTCACCGCCTAATATTTCTTCTGGTTTATGCTGTTTTCGCGTTTTACCACAAACACATAATGTATTATCCGAAGGAGCTCCATTTTCATCCAATATACCATTGGCTAGCAAAACTTGTTCTATAAATAAAACTCCGCTCATATGGACAATATTATGATATATAAATATTTTACCACCCCCTGATTTTAAAATAGAGAATATTTCATCTAACATAGCTGGATATTTATTAGAGTATTTTTTTAACTTATCGTATTTGAGACCATCGCCCACAATAATATCACCTACAAAATCCAATCCATGTCGATCTTTCCATTCTTGCGAGGCTGATGATAATTCGTTTTTGATTTGTTTAGTTTGATATAGACCCACTGATGAAGATGATGGGTTTGGTAAACATATATCTAATAAATAAAGACTATCCGAAGGAAGAGACCCTTGATAAACTTGTTTATATGTTTTATATTGTAGGTCCGTCATTGGGCATCTAATAAATTTCATATGTGATATGGATGGTATTGGTTTACCCGCAAATTCGATTCTAGGATAATACTTTGGGTTTAAATCTTGAAGGAATGATATTTTACCTTTGCATAATTTGGCAATGGTCTGTAGGGCATTGGGTTTTAATATATCAATATGTGATTTTTTCTCAAAGAGATCATCTTTTTTTATTCTATCTTCTGGCGGATTTAAGAGATTAAGTAGGTCTACTATTTCCGTTGGTGAATTATTGATTGGAGTGGCCGACATAAATAAGGCTCGACATGTGGGTTCTTTATTTAATACTGCTTGAATAGCTATACCCCAATTGTTTTTTTCTAAACTATTATAAACATTATGAATTTCGTCACATATGATAAGGGAGTTTTTGAACTTCTGAATAAGTTCTTCATTGTATTTGATTTTTTCTTGTGCTATTGCTTCCATAATTTGGGATTCGGACATTGTGGAAATGTTCATAGTGTTGGGTATAACAAGAATACGGTTAACAAATGCTTTATAACCATAGAATTTAAAGAAACCGTTGCCCTCTCTATTCGTGAACTTCTTTTTGATACTTATTAACAGGTCTTGATACCTTTCTACATCAGCCGGAATACCTTTATTAGCCAGTTTTCTTAAATGATCTAAATGTTTACGTTCTTTGCGATTTAGAAAGCCGAATTCTGGATAACGCAAAAGTTCGTTCTTAAATACACGTTCTGAAAATCCTATTATATAGACAGTGCCTGTTTCTAAGTGTCCCGATTCCATTTCTTTGCGATATGTTTCTATGAAATTCATGGCGACACTAAGGGCTCCAATTGTTTTTCCTGTGCCTGTTTGCCATTGCATAAACAGTCTTTTAAATGGGGTATTGGGAGATAGAAAATTTCGAATAAATTGTTGATAACCTATTAAACGCAAGTTGCCGGATTTTTCAATAGCGTCTTCTATTAAAAATCGTGGAATTGCGTTTTCTGTGACATGGGATTGTTCTATATTCCATCTCATAAACCAATTAAATTCTTTCCTTTGTAATAAATCTTCATCTAATTCATAGGCCATTCTGATGAGTATATATAATATAGAATAATCGTTTTGATTGATATTCATTCTACAAGAAGACTCATTGTCGTTTATGATAAAAAAATATTAGCAAAATCATCCATTCCACAAGCCAACCCATGTGATTTAGAGTGAAAAAAGTCAGTGAGATAAAGCCGGTAAATGAAGCCAGTAAATGAAGCCAAAACAAGTTAAGGGGGTTTGAAAGGGGTCTCCCCTTTCTTGGATTTGGATCATAAAATTCTTTATATCGGTTGAGTTTGACGAAAAAATAAAAGGTCAAATGAATGTTTATTTTTCTTTTTGTGTTTTTTGGTTTTTATTCTTTTTCGTGGTTTTTTGAGATTTTGGGTTTAATGGGCAAAGGGGGTAAATCACTCAGGACGCACCATCTGATCAAAGTTCAGGAAAACCAGGGAGAAATGCGGCTCGTACATGAGAGCCATCCAACGCAGAGGACCCTGGAAATGACGGAGCATCTTCACCATGTTGTTGCGGTTGGAATTGGTGGCGTTCTTCATGAAGTTGGGAATGTAGTTGTTGCCACGCTGCGGAATCCACATCCGAGCCACCATGAGACTGCGGAAAATGTGATCGATAAGGCGACGAGTGCCAGGGAAAGCCTTGTCAAACTCATCATGAAACTTCTTGAGCTTGGCAAGGAACGCGCGGCTATGCACGTCCTGCATGTCTGGATTCTCCTTGACTTCAGCATTGATCTTGCGCATTTCCTCGTTCAGTCCAAGCATCATCGCCAAGCATGGCTTCGGAATCATAGGATGAATCTCGGAAGCAGTGAAAAGATGGGCATGACGATTGGGATTCTCGCGAGCATCGAAAAGGATCAGTTGGCCCTCTCCATTGAGGTAACCGTCCAGAATCTTGGCATCCTTGAAGTAATAGCGATTGATGTACTCGGCGGAATGCATGAGAAACACGCTGTGAGGGAACTGATTCTTCTCCTTGATAATTGTCTCGTACTTGTTCTTGGAAGTCATAACCTCCTCGGTGTAAGTCTGAACGAAAATCGCAGAATAGAGGTTGGCGGGGTCAATACGACCACGAACACCATTCGATGCGCATGTATCGATATAGGCAAGGAACTTGCGAAGGGTACAAACCTCTTTCAACTCATTGAGCTCATTGACCAAATCCACGAACCTCTTGACGAGATTCTTGCGGATTGAAGGCAAGTTGTCGGCCCTGATCTTTGTGGCTTGGAAATACTCGCTGATCAGCTGATCAAGCGAAGGAACTCCGGCCTCAGGTTGGCCATTCATAGAATCGAAAATGCATTTCAGGGCTTGGATCGGCGTATAAGGCCGAGTCTCAACCTTGAATTTGGCAGCAATTGCCTGCGCGCGCTCCTTGATCGACTGATGCTCAGTCGTCTGAACTGGAACACGCTCTTCAGTGCGCTTGCGGCCATTCTTGACTGGCTGAAATCCAGAATCTTCGCCATCTTCGTGACTACCAAGAGAATCATCGGCATTCTCATCGACAAATCCATCTCCCTTTTCTTCGGGAGCCTCTTCGTTCACATCGACCCACTTCTGACCGGCAGCAATAGGACTCTGAAGACCGCCGCCATTGGACGCCGCCGCCTTGTAGTTCATAGCAGGCTTCTTCGGGGGCTTCTTTGCCGTAACTTCATCGAGAAGCTGATTGATCTTCCGCTGTTCCTCAGTGTTCAGGGTGGTGGTATTGTCGGCAGCCATTTTTTCAATTGATGAAATACTAAGAGAAAAAGTTTTGTTAGATTATTGTGGTTTTTATCACTCTAATTCATTTATATAACAAAATTTTCAATTTTTTATAAGGAATTATATTGAGCTTCTACAGGGGGGAGGGGAGGGTATATAGATGGTAAATATTGAAATACAATAAAGAATTATATTAGAGTATTAATAGGGGAATTGGGGAGGGGGTAGAAGAGTATGTTTCATAACATAGACAATTTTAGATCGAGTATTGAAGAGAAAACCCGCGTATTTTATATCATGAATCAAAATAAATCGATCAATATATCAATGTCCAATAAATATAAAAGAGAAGGGTGGGATAAACTTATTAATTCCGGTATTCTTGATAGATATAGCATACCTGTAAATAAGTATTCATTTTGGCGATTTGAACTATTAAAAAACTGCATAACAGGGGATTTTTCTTCATTTGAGAGAGAGGATAATGATTTTCTTCCTGGATTGGTGAAATTTAATTTCAAAAATGGAGTTAGTTGTTTGTCTTTTCTATTAGAATATTATAGCAAGGGAGTCGAAAAATATATCGATGTGTTTTTACAGGAAGGAGAAAATGATATAGATAAATATATGTGTGATGTTAAAAATCACATAATCAATAAGATCCATAGCGAGAGTTGTTTTGATTTTATCAATTATGTGATGGGAAAATTTCCAATCATATTTAATATGGCTGAATATAATAATATATATGCTAGAATTAAATACTATTATGGAAACAATGATTATATTTTATGGAAAAATCTGTGTTTGTTAAACACCTGTTCAAATATAAGTTCTTTCGGAATGTATAACGATCATATGATGGATAAAATTAAGGATTATTCGTCAAAAAGGGTGTATGAAATATATATGGGAGTGAAACTTAATGTATTATGTAATTATTGGATTGTATATAGTGACGATAGTATATTAGATTATCATATTAAAGACAGTCTTAATTATATAGAAAAAATAAAGTACTATATATTTAATTCAAGAATATTTGATCGAGTTGGTGAAATTGGTATTGTGAATAAAATTTGGCAGTTTATATGTCCTAACAATGTAAAGCTAATATGGAAAATAGTGAATGGTAGAGAAGAGGGACGGTGTGTCAGAATATCGGTTGAAGATGGTAGTAATGGAGAGGAATATAAAAATCTATATGATGTTATTGAGTGGGGTGGGGGTGGAGGTGGTCAGTAGGAGGGTTATTTGCTACTCTTCGGCTTCTTCTTTTTGAGCTTGGCTTTGGGTTTTTTGGGTTTTGATGATTTTTTTGATGCGACTTTTTTGCTTAACTTTTCAACTTTCTCTTGAAGTTCATTAAGCTTTTCTTCTTCCTTATATTTTTTATATAAACTATATGGATAGGGATCTGAAAATGTATAATAGCTTAACATGTCATTATAAGGAGCAACTAATTTATAAAGAGATGCCTGTCTTTGTAAATCGCGAGTGGTTTGTTCGAGGTCTCTTTCGCGTCTCGTTAGCTCCATCGGATCAATATAAGCCATTGTAGAAGATGGCGCTGATGGGGCTAATAGGGCCGATGATGGTGGCATAGGATCTGTACCAACCCCGGCATCGGCAAAAGAAGGCGTATATAATGGATTATTAACATCATTTATGTCTAGGTTCACTGAACCCGCATTCTTAATTCTGCGAATGTTTTTTTTAGTTTGCTCCATTTATCTATAATTTATAAGACAAGTTGTTAATGAAAAAAATAAAGCCGGAAGTTGTGATGTGAATAAGTGGTATCAAGAATAACCATCGGTTTCTATTCTTCTTTGAGCGGACTTAGATGAAGTAGTTAATACCAGTGGCATATTATTTTTCGGAACATAATTTTTTATACCCTCCATCACTGTCTCAAATTGAAACTGGGGTTTTAGATTTTCTAGTTCTTTAGAGAGACCACGAACTGTTTCAAAAACCTCTCCGGATAACTTATTATCCTCTATGGTTTCTTGTGATTCTTTGATTTCAGATTCATATGCGGCTACGGGAGAAGGTGTTAAATTGGGTTGAAGACTACTGACCGAACTGTAATCAGATGGTAATTCTATTGATTTTACTGTTAAATATTCTGATAAGTGACATTTTGATATTGTTTTGTTATAAAAGAAAAGAAAGACATTTGCGAGAACTATAATTAATAGAACAATTATAAGAGCTAATAAGAACATTGTCATATATAAATAACAAGAAGATATCTATAACAATATATTTTTATTACTTAAGAGAATGTCTAAATCTCATTCATTGTCTAACTTATTCATTTAGTGTAAAATAGGAACATATATCTTCATTTGACGCTTCATTCTCTTTTATTGCTATCATAAAAGCGATTGCGAACCATTCTGGAATAAGTTGTTTTTTAACATATAAAGTCATTAATTCATATTGCTCATCGAGGGAAAGATCTAATCTATTGATATTTTGTAATGTAATATGATTGTCTTTGTTTAAAAATACTCTAACAATATTATTACCATTGTTATTGGTTATATAATGGGTTCTTTGATTCTTGCCGAACTCTATCTTATATTCACTCTTTTCTTCGCTATTGGTTATGAGGCGATTGGGATCGTAATTTGATGGACCTACAACAACATATTCTACTTTCCATGTGGAATTTTCGACATCACATTCTATATTAATCGATGATATATTGGATAGTTCATCTTCATCCATGTCGAGGAATAAACATAGTTTATAGAGTAATAATTGCGATTCTAATTCTTCTGCTAGTTTTTTTTGTTTTATGAATTTATCTCTTAACTCGGTGTATACAGGATTGTTATCAAGGAGGTGTTCCATTAAAAAGGCTCTTATATAATATATCTAAATTCAAAATTCAAAATGGTAGTGATATGAGAACAGCTAAAATCTTCCCTTCTCAAAATCCCAACTCTGGATTTTAGTCAAAAACAAGTTAAGAGGGTTTGAAAGGGGTCTCCCCTTTCAGCAAAATCATATATTCCACAAGATGACCCAACAGAATTAAGAGCAAAAAGTTAGCGAGGTGAAGCCGGCAAATGAAGCCAAAACAAGTTAACGAGGCGCCAGCTCAAAAAACTCTAGCGAGGCGCTAGCCAAAACAAGTTAGGAGGGTTTGAAAGGGGTCTCCCCTTTCCAAAAATTGAATATTATATTGTTATTAACTAGTCGATTATATATTAAAAAATAATGGGTGTTGTGCGAGTTTTAAATTTTTATTCCTTAGAAATATGTTTGATGTGTTTATTGTCAAACATAGTTCCCGGTCATAGAGTAAGACTTTCTGATAAGATTGCGTCGACTTTAATCTCACTTTATACTCTATGGTCTGGGGATCAAAGTCATCTAACTGACTATTTTATCTATAAGATTATCTCAGCCATCATTCTTAATCGAAGTGGAATTGTTGTTGAAAGACCATCTATATATTTATCGCTTGTATATTACATGTTTTCCATCGCATTATTGAGTATAGAATATAAGAGAGAAATTACTGAGAACATTGAATTTGTTACAATAATTGATTTGGCTTATATCTTGAGTTGGCTTGGCAATTTATCTGGCTTTCATTTGATCATAAGTAATTTATGTATTCTAGTTTCCGTTCTGTATTATTGGATATATAGAATGATTAATGCGGGTTGGTGTGCGTGGGATGGTAGCCGATGGTGTTTTATAATCATTGGGCATTGGGTCTCTCGAACCATGTATTATCATCTAGAGATATATAAGTCTCTTCTTGTCATGGAATGGGAAATACGTAAAATAATATTCGCTGATGATTAATTGAGGAAAAAATAATGGTGAAGGGTGAAGTGTGAAGGATGAAGGGTGAAGGATGAAGGGTGAAGGGTGAGGGTAGAGAGGGGAGATAAGAGAATGAGAATAATGGGTATTAAACTAAAGCTTGCATACATAACCGCCAGTATTCCATGTTTTGTTCGAATTTTTCTTTTGTGGAATAGGTCTCCAAGAAACCATTTAAAGCTAATAAGTATCTATAATATCTGAGTAAGCATTTACTATATGCTTGAAAACTATCACTTTTTACAACATATTGTAGGTTAAGTTCATCTCTTAACTTATCAATTTTTCCTTCTTCGATTTTTGATATGAATATTTTTTTGATACTTGGATGTTGTTCTATTGGAAGCACAATAAGAGCTTTTTCAGTTTCATGAATAAGTTTTGGTGTTAAATCAACCAATTCTAATTTAAGTTTTGTCGCTATATTTCCTTGTGCGAAATTTTGTGGTTTGGAAAATGGGTGTAAAAGTTTGGAGAAAATCTCATATGGTTTTGGCGATTTTTCTTTAAGTTCATTAAGTATTTTTTCTTGTTTTTGTATTTCGGTCAATAAATGTGAGAATATTTCTTTGTCTTCTTTATTAATGGGGGATTTAATATAAAAATATACATTTGGTGTGATTTTGGGATAAAATGGATAACCACGAACCGATACCGAATCAAGGCCGGGTGTATATCTGGCCTCATCAACTATGACCGGAATCACTTGACCAAGCTTTAATACTTGAGCGAACTTACTCGCGTGATCCATCAGACCGATAGTAGCAAAGTCATTTTTTAATTTGATTCCATGCGGTTTAATTTCTATTACAGCACAGCCGTGAATTATTTCATCTTTTGTAACTGTATGACCGGTAACTTCAAATTCAACATTTATGCTTGCTCCATTATCTAATCGAGTGGTGGTGTATTTAATCGCCGATCTTTTTAATATTTTATTGATAGTTTTGACATATATAGATTGATAACAATATCCTACATAACGTTCTGTTAACTTACTAATAATAACATTTTCTATGTTAGGATTATAAATTTCTTCTGGTTCAAATAGGTCTATAGAGGTTTGTAGGATTTTTTCTATCAGCATAGATTTATAAATTATAGGTTAGTAAGTTTTATATTATATTAGAGAAGTTCATTTTTCGAAACAATTTTAAAGAGCGAAATAACTATATAATATAGTAATGTCGGCGGATGAAAGATTGAATGAGATTGTTCGATTTATTAATTATAATATTGTTAGTATGTCTAAGGCTGATAAGGAGGAAATTTTGCAAATGATTTTTATGTCTGATATTGATGAGAGTAAAATTCAGGATAAGGGAGGGGGTGCACAGATCAAATTTAAAGATATACCAGTGAGTGTTATATTTGATATACACAAAAAGATAGAACAAAAACTGGAAAAGAAGAAAAACGATCTTAAAAACATTCCAATTGAAACATCGTAAGTATTTTTTATAAGTTGTTTTTTTGTTGTTATATATAGTAATGGAGGGTTTTGACATTGAAATAATTACTGGTTCTGAGTTTGAGAAATTTTTAGGCGGTGATGATGTGAGTGATGATGAGGAGAATCAGGATGATATTAGAGGTGAGGATGATGATAGAGATGAGGATAATATTAGGGGTGAGGATAATGTTAGGGATGAGGATGAGAATGAAAAAAAAGAAAACGATGGTGAGAATGAACACAGAATATCTGATAAGATAGAAAGTATATTGGAGGATGGTGATGATGGTGAGAAGGCGGATAGTGAGAAGGAGGATGATGGAGATATATTATTGACGAAAGAACCACTGAGTAAGGAAAAAGAAGATACTATTTTAGAACAAAAGTTAGAAAGTAAACCCTCAGAAGCTCCTAATATATCATTCGCTAATAATGTTGATGGTATGTTAGACGATAAATACAGGGCTGAGTCTAATACCCCCACTGAAGAGCCTTCTATTCTTGCCGAACCCCCTGAAAAAGTCGATGTGACGGAAGAAGATATATTAGAACAAAAACAAGAATTAGAGTTGGAAGACAAGCTAGAAACAGTTATTACCACTGATGCGAAGAAAAAGAAACCACGTGGTAAAAAGAAAAAGCTTGGTGGTGGAGAAGGGCCATTTCAATCCTTAGCTTCATCATTGGATAATGTGCTTTAAATAATTGCGGAAATACTATATATAATAATGTCTGAGGAAAAAATTCCACAGGCGCCAGTAGAACCAGCGCCCCCAGTATTGACAAAAAAACAAAAGTATAGAAAAAATGTTAAGGAGCGTAAGTTAAAAAATAAGGCCCAAGAAGAGAGAAATGAACAAATAGCAAATATGACCAAAGAAGCCGAAGATCGACTATTCGCTACGGCTAATGAAATTTTTGACAAATACAAAGAAGTCGAGAACGACAAAGAATATATGCAAAAAACCGATAAGCAAAAAATTGAGTACTTTAGGGATAAACTCGGTTATGTTAACTTTTTCAACGATTTTCCCATTATGGCCAGATATATGGTATGTACCGGCAAATACTCGCCCAAGGCATTCCGTAGATATTTAGACAAATGTAAATTAGTCAAACATCCTCCACCCGAGAAAAGACCCAAGAATTATATGGAGGATCAGTGGATTATGAGACAAGCGGATTATGTTCGATACTTATGGGAATCTGAGCAACGGGGTCATGTTGATTTCAAGCGAGCCCAGGCTGTTTGGGAACATGCTTATAAAAGCCTACGCGGAGAATTCGATGATTTTCGCGATAAATATAAAAATGTAGAAGAAAACGTGAAAAAAGACAGGATTAAATATCAGGCCGAGAATGCCCGTGAATTATTATCTAGAATAGCTAGTGGCGAACAACAATTGGGAGAAAGATCAACCTATATTTTGCTTCAAATGCTAAAGGATATAGCAATTAAGAAAAAATATAAGACAGAAGTTATGGGTGAACTTGGAAAGAAATTAATCGGCAACAAACGCGTTGCAGAGGAGAAGGTTGTAGTTGGGGAGGGAACTAGAAGAATGAGACCCGACGGAACTATGGTTGGTGGTGCTGATGATAAGAATGTTCCCACAATTAAGATGATTGCCCATGCTGATGAAGAAGAATATGCTACGATTCCTCAACAGTATCGATTAGAAGAAGATATTGAAGAATGGGGTTTGGGAATTAAAGATAAAAAACTATAAGATATGCAAGGATGATATTGGAGTAATGTTATTTTTGAATTTTTTTGTAAAGCTATACTAAGATATAGAATATCATGTTAGAGATGGAAGCCTTGGTTGACGCATATAAAAAGTTAGATGAAAGACCCAATATTCATTTGTTGAATATCGTTAAACCATTGGGAGGTGCATCCATGGACGATAAAATAATAGAATTGGCAAAAAAGATTATAGATAATGGTGGTTTGATTGAGCAACGCATTCATTTATATAGTGGGGGTAGCGGTGAGAGAATAAGGCAAATTGTTTTTGATGATAATGGTGGAAAAACAGATTTTACATATGAAAATAAACTACTGAGCAAGAAAATTACATGGAAACCTGAATATATAACTAACTATGAAATAACAAGCGAAATCATTCATAAGTTTCGTGAAAGTGTCCAATTGGATATAGCCCAAGTTAATTATTTTATAATGGGTTATTGGGTATGGAATAAAAATCGTAGTATATGTGTTGTAGTTGCTAAAAAAATATCATCGGTTGGGACTTTTCATGCTATTAAAGAACTTAAAAATAAAATGTTCTCTGGGGAAATCTCGTGGGATGAGTGCAACATATCATGGATAGAATATTATGGGGAGTTAAGTGGTAAATTTAATGAGGATACTTATGGAATGTTAAAAGAAACAGAATTATCCGAGGTTGAGAAAAAGGAATTGCACCGTTTACAGTTAGAAGAAGATAGTTATACTTCTCAAATGACTGCTGTGAAGGAAAAGAAAGTGGCTGTTGTTGGTCGTGATAAAGTTCGAAAAGAAGCCATAGATCCGGATCTACAAAGGGCCATATATGAAATTGCCTCTAAGCTTGATATGAATGATAAAGAACATTATATGAGCAAGTTGGGATTGAAACAGCTTGGTAACAAAGTTATAGATTTGAATCGTTTGATTTTTGCTTCAATCAAAAATAACATTTCTAATTATTATATTACAGATAAGCTTGATGGTGAAAGATGTATGGTTGTTATCGAGTCCGGGGTTATTAAGTTTATAAGTAGCACATTAGAAATAATAACTATGAATGGCGATGATAAAAAAAATCCTGCTGATGGTAAAAAAAATCCCAGTGGTGGTAAAAAACTTGATGCAATTATTGATGGTGAAAAATATACAATTGGTCCCGAGGAGTTTCAATATTATCCTTTTGATATTCTCCGATACCAAGGAGAGAATATTTATGATGAATATGAGTTTAGTAAGAGGTTGGAAGTGCTATCAGAAGTGTGTTTGGCGATCAATAAATCTTTGGGTCATGATAAATTTGTTATGAAAAAATTTATAAAACTCAATACAGCCACTTATAAAAAACAAATTTCAGAGTTAAAAAGTGAACCAAAAAAATATGAAACTGACGGAATTATCTTTACGCCTGATGTGAAAGGTTATTTTAAGATGAAAATATACAAATATAAACCAAGAGAAAAATTGACCATTGACTTTTTGATTAAAAAATGTCCTAAATCTTTGATCGGAATCAAACCATATATTAAGAAACTGGATAGTAATGGATTGTATATATTGTTTGTAGGTATTCAAAAACATTGTTGTAGAAAGTTAAAACTTGAGCCTCTTCGGGGTTATTCTGATATTTTCAAAGATAATCAATCTATTTCCGATATTCCAAAAATGCTTGGGGTTCATTATAAATTCAAAAATGTTCCAGAGTATTTTCCTATTCAGTTTGAAACTAGTGATAGGATGGCTATTAATTATTTCGAGTCAAGTGATCAAAATCTTGATGGTGAAGTTGGTGAATTTTCATGGATTGATGGGTCTGGATGGCATTTACACAGGATTCGAGAGGATAGAAGAGTCGAAATAAGTCGCGGGAGGTACTTCGGCAACAACTATTCTATTGCTGAAATAACTTGGATGAATATAAAATTTCCTTTAATGATTGAAGATGAGGGTGATGGGGGTGATGATGTGAAGGAGGATGATGAGGGTGATGGAAGTGGAGATGATGAAGGTGGTAATGGTCGTGGAGATGAGGATAATGAAGACGAAGCCGGATATTTCAAAACCCATCGAAGTCAAAAACATAAAGCAGCCAGACAATATAATAGTTTTATAAAATATAAAATGTTCGCCGACTTTGATAAAGAAGAAAAAAACTATTGGGTGATGGATATGGCCAGTGGTAAAGGTCAGGATTTCTTCAAATATATAAAGTCCGGTATTAGTAATTTATTATGTGTCGAGCGGGATATAAATGGTCTAATTGAAATAATAAACAAAAAGCACAGTATGTGCTCAAACCAACATATTCGCCAATCTATGCGGCTAGTTATAAGTCATATGGATCTTAATGATATGGCCACTCAAAATCTTGAACGTCTTAGATTAATTGGTATGCCTCCTTCAGATAAGGGGTTCAAATATATTATGTGTAATTTTGCATTTCATTATTTTGTATATTCAGCAGACAGAGTCAAACAGCTCGCTGGTTTCATTAATGAATTATTAGCCCCTGGTGGTCGATTTATCATGTCTACTTTTGATGGTAAACGGGTTTATAATTTATTGGAGAATAGTGGCGGAGTATGGAAATCGCGGGAAGTGGGAAAATATGAAATACGTAAAGCATATAATGGTAAATTTGCTGGGTTTGGACAAGAAATTAAATTATTATTGCCGTTTAGCGATGGTAAATTTTACGCAGAATGGCTCGTGAACATAGAGGAAATTGCTAAAATATTCTCTAAGAAGGGTATTGAATATGAATATGAATTACCCTTTGGGGATCATATTAATGATTATCCACTTAAAGACACTTTGGATGATGATGATAAAGTATTTGTCTCTCTATATAGCTATTATTCATTCTATAAAAAAATTAAAGGATCAAAGGGGTAAGTGGATAGAGGGAGGGGGGTCGAGAGAGAAGAATATATATTTTTTTGTTAAATATATTAGGGTGGAAATAATCTATTTATATAAAATGTCTACTGAGTCGAAACTCAGGCATAAGGCGAATGGTAGTGTCGGAAAACCAATAAAAAAAATAGAAGCTGGTGCCATCAAAAAACCAAATAAGTCATCAAGGGCTATCAACACACAACAAGAATCTTCATTGGTTGAAGATGAAGTATCGTCAAATTTAAATTATTCCGGTGGAGAGGGTGATAGTGATGACAAGAATGAGCTAGATGGTGATAGTGGTGGGGATAATGGATTAGCGGTTAAAAAAGGCCCCGGAAGACCCAGAAAGACGCCGAAAAAGATGCCATTACCAAGAAAAGGGATAGTTAGTGTACCCCATCGCAAGGAGAACATTATAGAGTTTTTATATGATTCTCCCGAATATATTAGAAGAATAATAGCGTTTTTTAAATTTTTAGCATCTCAAGAGATTCAGATATTATTCCGACCAAGTGATGTTATATTCTTTGGCTATGATCATTCAAAGAATAGCAGGATATATGTTAGAATAGATTGTAGTAAAATCAATCACTATTACTGCACAGGGGTATATGATATGGGATTTTCAACGCGAGAATTAGGAGATTTATTCAACAAGGTAAATCGCGAATATCGTGATGTAGCTATTACGTCTACTATAAGCGGCATACATAAAAATATAGAAATTGTATTTGATAATGAAATTGAAATCGACGAGAGACATATTGTCGATTTAATAGGACAATATAATCATTTGGATAATGAAAGTATGTTTTTAGACGAAGATTATTCTATTGAATTTCAATTGCCATATAGATATTTTAAGAAGACTATGGGTGACATTAGAATAATAGCTAATCAAATGTCTATTATTCAAAACAGCTGTGATGACCCAGTCGAGATACAATACACGAGCGATAACAAAAAAACACGGTCCCGGCATATTATAAAAAATCCAAAAAAGATAAAATTAGTTTCTAAAATCACTGATAATTTTAGAGTTGAAATGAAGATAGACAATATTAAACCAATATCCGCTGGTCACTTTGCAGAGAATATAATCATTAAAGTTGATGAAAATAAGCAATTTATGACTAAGGCTGTTTTCGATAATGATACAATAACAATTAAAACTTTAACAAAAATTATTGATGAAAGGGGGGTTTGAGTGGGGGGGGGGGAGAATTATATAAAGAAGGAAAATGATAAATATATAGAATGATGTCCGACGGAAGTATTCTATATGATCCCGAGGATGATATGACTGTACTTAAGCAACAATTACTTAAACATTACAAAACATTTTCGGTCGAAATTGATAGGCCATTTGGAGATGGTGAAGGGAGTGAGGAGGTTGTTGAGAGAAGGAGTGAGAATAATGTAAATCTCAATGATATTATGAAAGCTAAATCCATAGGACCTGAAATTTATAATGCTATTGTTACCAAAAAAATAGAAGCTTTACGTTATTTATTAGATTATGGATTTATGATATTCTGCAAATCTTTAGATAAATCATGTCCAGTGAAAACATTTCCAACAACAGAAATTCGTTTGAATTCTCTTGCCATTGGATTATTACCTTTAATGCTCGAAATGGATGAAAAGACCCGAGATATTTGTAAGTCAGTTATAATAACTTCAAAGGGGTTTATAAATGACAATAAACTCTCCGATATGAGAAAAGACCCTCCATATATGATGAGATGTGAATTATCTCCATATGAAGTTTATTTACAGTTATTAAATTATAAGAAACCCATTGGAGAATTCTGTTCTAATGTCTTTTTAATATCAGGTCTCACAGATCATCCAAAGCCTTAGATGCCTTTGTTGTAATATCAGCAATAAATTCTTCATTAACAACGACCTTATTATATGTAGTACCTATAGAAGGTGTTGATCCAAGCATAAGAGGACCAGAGACGCCAGATATTTCATCTTTAGCGCCATTGATGGCACTTGATTGTAGAACCGACAGAGGGCTAGAGAATGATAATCTAAGAGTGATGTTTGAATTTTCTCTTTTTTGTAACCCAGTTCTCTGTAAACTTGTAATAATACCATTATATGTCATTTCATCCGCAGCTATGGTAATATGGACCCTATTCATATCAGATACAGTAGTTAAGAGCTCATTTATTATCTTATGACGAGCCGCGACAATACCAAATATCTCCTCAAAATCTACTATTGAGTCGGTTTGTGTTTTATATGGGTCTATATAAGGATTTTTTAAGATCTCCTTCAGATTAGTTCCATTGGTAATTATACAATGTGCCTTTTTACTCTCTACTTTTCCGTCGGGAGATATAACATTCTTTATATATTGAATCTCATTAGCGGCAATAATTCCATCAACGCCTCTTACAACAATGTTTTCTAAGTCAGTCATAATTTTATATACAACAGTCTCATAAAATGTGCTTGTAGATAGTGCATTAGCAGAATATGCATTGGATCGAATATAACAACGCAAGAATAATTCATCTGCGTTCTCCGGCGAATAGATTAAGAACAATTGATTACCATATATTTTTTTAATTGCTAAGATTATAGTTTCTAATTTCATTGATTTGATAAGTAATTCTTCTTTGTTAAGTGTAAAACGAATACACCATTTGGCTAAATCACGTGGAACCTTCTGACCATAATTGTGCTTTTCTGCTTCAGCTATTGCCGCGGCTTCATGTACAAACTTAGGATGCGATGGTTTGCCATAGTCCTCGAAGAATATACGGGTTTCTTTAATGAATTTATTTAGCCTAATCATTTCTATATGATTGGCTATTTCACGTACCTTAAGTTTGTCATTCTCATATTCTTCTTTAAGAATTATAAGCATAGTGGGCATATTCATTTTTTCAGAGGATCTGGCGCCATAAATTTCCTGAATACGAACTATAGTTGCTGTTTGTGTGCCTCCTATACCACCCGAACGATGTTTGGAGTTAAGTACATATTGGGTCAGGGGCTCACTTAAACTCTGCGCGGCCATAATACCAACTGAGGTTCCATAATCAATAAGTGCCTTTTGATATGTAATATATATTTTATCAAGAATGAATTTGAGAAGATGTGAGTATATTTTTTTGCTAACCAACTGACTAACACATAAATGGGCCCTTATAAGAATCCCCGAAAGCTCCATGATAGTAGATATATGGGGTGAAATTGGCCGTTTCTTCTGCCTCCAGTTTTCGTTGTAATAAACATAAGGCAGCACCTCAATTTGGTGATTTATGGCCTTCAGTGATTCAATAGGATCAATAACTTTATCGGATGGTTTGAGGTTATCTGTCATTTCTTGATAATTGAAAATAGTGTCTTCAATGATTTTATGCACATTAAAAGGCATAAATTTTGTATTACTCGCTATATATTCTTTGGGATTGTGACTTTCTATAGTGAGGAAAATCTCGCGATATCTTTCGCGATCACGTTTTAACTGCTTAAATTCTTCTTCGAGGAGAGCCGCGACTTCTTTGGTTCTGAATTTTTTATCCAGGGTTTGAGGATCGGCTTTATATTTTTTGAATTCTTCGTCTGATAAGAACACATGGGGAAACTTTACTTTGACTAATCGAGTGGGATTTATACCACTATCAGCATATAAGACTTGAAGAATATTGAAGTTTTTAGTTGACTTTCGCAGGTTGTCAGTGAATACAGACTCAAGATTTTTTATAAGAATTCGATTCTGATAGCCCGTGATAGAGGTTGATAAGGCATTGGAAATGAGACCATAACGCGCTTCGCCAGACACAAATGGATAAACATTACTTCTAATTCCTTCTCTAAAACTCGTTGATGCGTATCCGTTTGCCTCTGGTTCGGTATCATACCGCAGGTAAAATGGTAATGTTCGACCCCATCCAACCTGAGGTTTGAAGAGACGACCATTAAGAAGTTGCATACCAATAGCACCATTCATCGATATGAAATTGGGCATTTTACCCTTGGAACCAGTGAGAATAAGTCTCGCCATTCCATTGGATTCGAAATCAATACCCTTGAGAACAGGCGCTATAAATCCATCACCAGCAGTTAAAGCATTGATAATTCTCTCTTCATAGAACTTTTTTACAGTGGTTCCGAGAGGCGGAATGAGTTTTCTGTTGTTCATTTCATCAGTGATTTTTCTACTTTCAGTAATCATAAGAGCAATATTTTGTTTAATTTCTTTAATGTTATCAGCTGGAATATTAATATCACTAATACCTGTTGTAAAGCCATGATGTAATAAGAATGAATGAGTGAGTTGTTGAAAATCATATATTGTTTTCATGGCTTCGGTATATCCGTATTCGAGAGCTATAATGTGGAAAATAGTATCAGAGGTATCTTGAGCAGCATTTGCTTTGTCTATTATTCCTGATACTAACTGACCTCGAATGATATTTAATGATATATCACTGGGATTATATTTGATAAATGGAGCAAATTCTTGTTTATAAATACTTGGAGATTTATTTGTGATATTGATTTTGGGAAGCAGGCGACTTACTATTTCTCGGTTTGTGAAATTTTGGCCATTAAAATCATAGTCGATGGATCGTGATTCTATATTGCTTAACATCTTCATAGCGTGCCATTTGTTGAATGTCAGACCATCCTTCGTTAATTCCGCAAGACCAATAAGACAATCTTGGAAGGCCCCTACACTGGGATTCTGTGATTTAAGGGATATGAACCAACGAATACAAGTCGAAATATGCATACATTCATTACGCGCTTGTATGTCTTGAGGAACTATTACGTTCATCTGATCTCCGTCAAAATCGGCATTGAAAAAGTTACAAATGGCTGGGTTAAGTCGCAAAGTATCACCGTCCATCACCACGACTTTCATTCCAGAAATTGAGGTGAACAGCAATGAAGGTTGGCGATTAAAATTAACCCAATCACCGGTTATCATATCTCTAAGAATAGTGTCGCCAATTTGTAAATCATAGTTTGCGGCGATTTTTTCTATGCGGTATGTTTGGCCGTCTGATTTCTTAATGATTCTCTTGCAACCGGGATAGCGTTCAAGGCCATTTGTATAATATATTTTTAGTCGATCTATGTTTTTCTCTGTCACTACCTCGGGAATTTCTAGGTTTCGAGCGTGAGATTTAGGCATACCAACTTCATATATTTTGAGATTACTGTCGCCGGTAATCACACTTCGAACCATGTATACGACACGTTTACCCATAAGATTACCACGTATACGACCGGTTTTCTTTGGAAGTCGCGAGGCTATTGAGGCCATAACTTTATTGGTATTACTGGTCATTTTGGTCTCTCCTTCACCACCTCCCTTAATTAAGGCATTGTAAGTTAAATCCAAACTATAATAATTAGCGTCTAATTTGTCAGTTATCTTACTCGGAATATCTTGAGGAATACTGTTATTGAAATCAACAAGAGCCTTCATTAGGCTTGTCATGTCTGTATTTGACCCACGTGGACCGCCAAATCTCTTTATATCAGGCCGAATCGTGTTTGGAGGCGCTCGAATAGTAGTTAATATGAATTTGGATGGGTGTGATCGCGGGGGTTTGCCCATGATCATAAGGGTGTTGGGGTTGATCCTATTAAGAATGGTTTTGATTTCATTGTTATAAATCGGCTGATATGTGGCTATCCCTGTTTGGGGATCTTTGATGACCCTAAGAAGTTTTAAAGGGCTCTTTGAATCTTTAGTTGTCATATAATGAGGTTCTCCACATACTGGGCAATTGGTTATTGTACGCGCTACTTTGACCATTTCAGTTAAAAGACGCGCTGGTTGAACTCCTTTCTTAAATGGTACAACTATAGAACCGCATTTATGACACGTGACTTTCAGCCACTTGATTATTTCATCTCTGAACATGGGGCTTTTCACTGGATATCTAGCTATTATAGAGCCGAAATGTCCTGGACATACTTTTTTCTTATTATAACAGGTCGAACAGACCCAACCATAATCAGTTGTGCCCATATGAGAATCATATATACCATATTGCATTGGAATATTACCTTTCATAACTTGGTTATTTATGATTGTCACAGTGGAGTCTAACTTATTCTCCTCATCACCAAGAACATAAAAAGCAACTGTTTGAATGTTGCTATAATAAGTAATGTCTGTATGATGTTTATTGATTTTCCTCTCCATACTATATAAAGCTTGAAATATTTCAAAATTCGCTATATATTATAACAGATAAATGTATATATTTATATCAATTCGAAGGGTCAAAAAAATATAATAAAGGATTTATATGTTAAATTCAATTATTACAGACAGTATTTACCCTCACGGCGGCACCTCATTTGGTCCTGGAACTGACTGGGCTCAACACGAACGTCGGGCAGAACAGCCACTTCGCAATTAGTGAATCGCGGTAGACCAACAAACGGCACAGGGTTAGAATCATGATCAACTTCGGTTCGCGAAGACGCAGTAGAAGTCACACCTAACATATCCTTAACATATTCTTCGTGGGAAGAAAATACCTCGGGCTCAAGAGCAATAAACTTATTCATTTCACTGGGATCCATCAAGGGGCTTTCAAGAGCTTGTTGCTCGCGTTCTTTTAATTCGCGATCCTTAACTCCGGTACCCCAATCACTATTTGCCATACCTTCAATAGCTGGAGGGCTGGACGAAGATTCTAAGCTCGGTAGTTTAATACCTTTGCATTTGAATAGAATATAAAGAAGAACAATTATGATGAAAATCAAAATAGCGTTCTCGTTAGAATTGAACATTTTATTAACAGCTATATATTAATTACAAAAATAAAATAAGAATAAAAATAAAATGCAATAAAAACCAAAGGGATAAAAAATAAAATGAGGGCCAATAAAAACACAATGAGAACGAAAAAAAGAATAATGTTTACTTCTGCTTAAGTTTAACGTATTCCTTAATCTCATTAGAGTATAAGGAATATAATCGCGAACTTCGACCAACATATAGCAGTTTTTTTTCAATCATATTTTGTGGAGCTGCTCCTGATGTATGTAAATTTGTCGTGATATCATGATATACATTTGAACTATCGGATTTTTTTGATCGAATTGATTGAACATCAGATTTATTCTCGGCTGAGAGCTCATTATCATTATAAGGAGCTGGAGGAAGTGAAACCCCCTCATCATCATCTCCTTCTTCATCATCGTTATTACTATCACTTAATCTGACATGTTCGGTGATGCTATAAAATGGTTTGTGATCATATATAGAATGAATTTTTTTGATTATATATGCTAGGGTTGGAATATGTTCTATCTTAGCTATAATGATTTTAAATATGTTTGAATCATCAAAACTTGTAAATTCATCCATATCTTTTTTGTTTTCTAACCTAAAGCATTCAATAAATTTGTAATGCTTGTTAAATTCCAACAATACATCACTGATCATCTGTTCATATATAATAGAGATTGGAGATAGATAATATTCTTGAAAGAGCAACCAGCGATGGTAAATGATATTATTAAGAATATTTTTGGTTTGTGCATGAAATACCCATTGACCGTCAATGATTTTTGATTTTTGAATAAGGATGTCGATATTATCATTCCAGCGATTTACGTCATTGATTGTCCATATTTTTAACATATAGGCATCACGAGGAATATAATCAAGCTTATCCACATCAATCTCATTAATGCTATTTATAATATCAGCTAGACCACGAATTTCTTGCGGTAACTCATCAATGTATTTTTTGATTTCCTGATTCTTTGAATGATATTTCATAAACTTTTTTCTGTCAATTAAATAACAGACAAAATTAATCTGCTCTTCGGGCATTCGCAGATCAGTTAGAATTTGTCTTGTAAGAGTCATACTGCGATATTCATGTTCCGACGCTGGATGATCCGGATATATTTTTTTGATTATATGATCACTCGCGTGACTATATAACCAATGGCCTATATCGTGACATAATCCAGCTATTTCAACGCATTCTTTGTGCTTTTCTGTAATATTGGTGTCTTTGTATTTTTCAGACAGAATAGTAACAGCTTTACGGGCTAAATGAGCCACACCAATAGAATGGTTGAATCTATGATGATCACTCAGATAATGAGTGTAACTCATACCCCCTAGTTGATTAATGTTTTTTAATCTTTGAAAATAGGGATGTTTTATGATATTATTGGATGTTTGTGATAAAACAATATGTCCATGTATACAATCATGCGTATGATACATTGGGTTAGATTTAGACTAATATCTTAGAATAATTCAATTTTTGGAGCCTGAGCGGGTGGGGAGAGGGGAGGGGTATTTTATACAAAAATAGTGCGGTGGTTTTGTTAATAAGATTATATAAAAAAATAACGTTGATGAAATCCCTATAAAATGAGTTTAATTGTGATATGGGTTCTTATTTTTTCGCTGAAAACAGGCTCAATTTGACGTTTGACAGAATTATGGGTTTTGATTTTTTGTTGAAAAAGTATGATTTTCAACAAAATTCTTAGGGCCCATTAGGTTGAGCGGGGTTGATAGGACTAATATAAATTTTGATTATACATATTATATTATATTGAGTGGGGGGTGAGATGTATTATGTCAGTTATAGGAGAATGGAAAACTACGTTTTTCAATTTATGTATGAAATACGTAATAGAGGGAAATGAATCGTCGGAAATTTTGCTAAAAATGTCTGAGCTTGAGAGGACGATTGGAGATTTAGGAGCGGTAGAAGAGATGATTAAAAAAACATTAAAAGTAATGCACATTAATAATAAAACTGACCTCATTAAATATCATAGACTAGCAAAATATTATATGAGTATTGGCGGTAATGATATAGAAATAAATGAGGGAATTTTGAATTATAAGTTTGATAAGATTCGCGGCGAATGTTTAAAATTTGAATATCCGGATGATTTATTAGAACATGACAATAGAGAAATCGAAATATATTTACATATAATTGATATATATTTGCAAAATGCAAGCGGCAGAAAAAGAATGATAGACCATTTTATGAACCGACTAACCTCGGAATTATGTATATGTGAATCTATTATATTGTATTATTTGTTAGATTTTTCAGGAATTGTACTTATTGATATGAGTTATTTGCCTCTAATTTCTAATGGTGTGATAGGTATGAGTAAAGAAACTTATGAGATTTTATATGATAAAATGTTTCGAAGTTATGTAAAAGTTTTTAGCGGACGAATTGGATATGATTGCGCTTTATTGGTTGTTGGGTTTTTATTTCCTTGATTTTACATTTGTAAGAAGATGAATATGTGTTATATAATATAATGAGTGGGGTAGGTAGTAATGTGTTCATGTGCTATTGATTTAGACTCAACTTATTGTACCATTGATGGACCTGTAGAATATATTGTGGGTGGTATAGAGAGGGGTAGTATAGAGGTTGATAGTGTAGAGAGGAATGATGAGCATGAAGATAAATTTGATGCAGTTAAGAAAAAAATTCTCCTTCCTTATTATTATGAAGTTTTGAATGATAAGAAAAAAGGCAATGAACGAAAGACTGGAGGAGGTGAGAGTTTAATAGAATATATAAATAACGCCGCTAATGATGATTTAGTGTTATGGAATTATAGAAATATATGGATGAAGACATCAAGTTATAGATAATAACTTACTCATTATAGTAGCATAGGCATAATGATCCCTTGGCATTTTTGAATAACCCTTAAGAGTGGGATTGTAATAATATAACTGATATGATTTATCCGGAAGGACTTTATAATAATATTTTTTACCATCCTCCGCGACAATCTCCTGAACAGTTTCTTTTTTCTCTTCATATGGCAGACAAGTATTGGATAATTTCATATCATAGGATAATAGTGGGTGAAAGAGACGTTTATTTGTCGGTTTGCATAAATAACAATGTATTCTATTTCTCACCTCCGGGTCTAATTTATCTATATGTAAGTTGCAATCTATGGAAGATTCGGCTAAGGCAACCATAAATTGATTAATAAGATGCATATTTTCTATTGACTTTTCATATATATCAACATCTGTTGTTTTTTCGCTAAGCTTCTTTATCTTGATTTTTTCGCCTCTATCATCTTTTATTTCTTTTTCATTAATGACTTTAGGATAGTCACTGAGGTATATATAAACAGTCACATTTCTTTGAGGTTCTGGTAAATCTGTATGACTGCCCATTCTTATAGCTCTGGCTTCCACTTGATTAATTCTAGCCATATTCCAAAATGGTTCCATGATGTGCATATGTCTCACGCGTTTGAGAGATATACCCTCTGCCACAGCGCCACTTAACAGAAGAAGAGATATGACAGATCCATCCGCGTTATTTGGTTTATTGAAGGTTTGAATTAAATGGTGTCTTTCTTCTGGTGATATTTCACCTGTTATATGAGTATATGTTCTATGTGTTTTTTTGTGAGTTATTCCTTCTGATTCATCTTTGACTAGTTCATTATATTCTTTAAATCCTTTATATTGTAAATAAAGGGTGAATGTTGCGAGACCCTCACCACTAACAAATTGTGAGTATAAAACCCCAGGAGTTCCTTTATGTTTGTCAATATTAGCCATTATGGCTATGAACTTTGGAGAATATGTAGACATGTTTTCAAAGTCCTCGGGACCTAGTTTATCGGGATGACGGGTTCTAATTTTTTTGCCTTGGGCTGGTCCGAGTGCGTGTTCGGGATATGCAAAATTACTTATAAGACGCGATTTAACCCTATAAGTTGAAGACGCGCCTTGAACTGAAGCAAATCGTGATTGTTTGGATTTAAATGCTTTTTTGGGTTCGTCTAATTCTAATATGCGGGCTGCAATATATTTAGTATACTGATAATCGCTCATTGGTATTTTAATGACATTGGGACCTATTTTTGATGGAAAACCTGGCTTGGTTTTGGTTGAATCAAAGTATAAATCACCATAATAACTGGTTAATCCATATATGCGATTGATGAATTTTTCCTTGTTTTTTATGTTGGCGCCATCAGTGAAATTAACGAAAAAGTCGTCTGGGGATTCTGCGAATAATAGTGTATAAGAATCTTGATCATTGGTTTTGTGATGTTTGGTTTGTCTTAATTTTTCTAATTTTGATAAAACATGAGATGATCTAGATTTTGTTTGGGTTTGTTTTTGCTCTGGGGTGTCATTATCGTGTGTTGATGGTATTTCATCATCGCTGTCGTTGGCGGGTGATGTCTCATTGTCGTCGTTGGTGGGTGATGTCTCATCATCATTGCCATCATTAGCGGGTGCCTCATCATCCGTATCATCACCACCCTCAATATCTAATTTTATCTTACCCCTTAGCATATTGAAACACGGAACCAGCTCAAATGGATCATTAATCATAGGTGTGCCCGTGAGAAATATTAACTTTATATTTCGTGTTTCGACAATCAAATCATAAAGTGCCAATCCATTTTTTGATCCATTTGATATAGCATTGAATAGGTTATGAGCTTCATCAATAATAAGAAGAGAATTATTTAATGAAGATGTCTTTCTTAAATCATCCATAAGGGATCCCAAACGTTTTTCATATTCAAATTGTTCATCTGTTTTGTCAACAAACTCCACCTGTTTAAACATATTGGATGCATTTAAACTTATAAATTTATAATTATTTTCGACATAACTGCGGTCTTTTCCAGTAAAAGATTCGATGGTGGATGTGAAATTACCCTCGAGACTTTTACTTAACATCACAATAATTCGGCGACGAGGGTCAATCTTTTTAAATGTTTCTGCTATTGAAACAGCTAACCTAGTTTTTCCTTGACCCATGCCATGGCAAACCAAAAGCCCCCTCTGATGTTTATGACGAGTGAAAAATAGTTTAACAATATTTTGATGATATCTTAATCTTTTATCTTGGGTTTCTTTTAGCTTTTCACTGAGTTGATTTTTGACAGCTAATGGAAATGTTGTAGAATTATAATGAGGTAAGTTTAGTAATGGATCATCGTCTTCCATCGAACTATATATAGTGTAAAAAATAAAATTATAAGATTAGGGGTAGGAGGTTGGGGTGGGAGGATGAGGGTGGATCAAATTATCTTATCCAGATGTTTTTTTATTTCATCATCGATTACCAATTCATCATTTGTTATTCTTCTAGTATCGATATAACCAGTGAAACTATCTCTTTCTTTCTTTATTTCTTCAACAATATGGTCTACTTCTAATTTTTCCATATAACATGATACCATATTATAATAGATCTTTTTCAATTCCTTTATCACCGCAATTTTATCCTGATCATCATATAACTTATTAAGATATATTTCTGCATTTCTTTCTATCGTAGGATCAACATCTTCTTGTATCAAATCAGATAGTTTGAAATTTTGCGCATCGATTGCCGGGTCAATAATAGGCTTTGTTAAGTCCTGAATGTTTATTTTTTTCTTAAGTGTATATGTGATATTATTAATTCCTTTAATATAATCTCGGAATACAATTGTGATTTTTTCCAACAACTCATTAAGGCGACTTTCGAGAATAGCCAGACGCCTATCATTAAACTGTCTTTTTAAGGTTTGTAAACCTCCTTTAATTTTCTGCCCCCCATAATTGCATTCTTTAATATATAAGAGAATGATTTGAGAGAGTTGATATTGATATAGCTTTTTGATTTCGGCGGCTTTTTGTTTGGATATGTCTTTAATATGTGTCGCTAATGCTTCCGGAGTTGGTTTGTTTTTTTGCGTATATTCGGCTAATGATTTTTCATAACGTGAAGTTACATAATCTATTATTTGGTTTTTGATGTTATTGATATATTTACGACCAGCTTCAGCGGTTAATTTAGTTGCCTTTTCTTGTGCCTTTTCTTTGATAAATTCAATATAATTACGATCTTCTCCAGTGACTAATTTGAATAACTCACCAACGGCGCCTTCTCTCTTGAGTAATTGACCACCAAGTGCGCCATTGGCTTTTTTATACATATCGCGATATATACGGCCAAAATCATTATATTTGGCAAAATACTTTGACGCATATTCATTCATGAATTTCTTCGCAGCCTGATAAATCTTATCATCTACTTTTTTGAGTTCAACAGGATCTGTTTGTTCAGTATGAATTATAAAGTTGGGATGGTATGTTATTAGACGCGCCAGTTGCCCATTCATGGTTTCAACGTAATAATCCAAATCCACTTCTAACTTATTTTTTTGGGCTTCAGATAGGAGTTCCATTCGGTCACCTATACTTAGGGTCTCTTTATGACCCGTTGAAGCGTATTGATATGGATATTTCTTACTAATGATATATTCGAATCGTTCATTGGGTTCAATATCTATGCCTTTTTGAGCCATACGTTTTACAAATGTAAGAACCTTTACATTCTTTTTAGCTGGTTTGTATGTATCAGTTTGTACAAAGTAATGAAAGTCCCATTGTTTGTTATAAACATCATCTACGGCTTTCATGACTAATTCTATTAAACTATCGGGATTTGAAGGAGACATTGAGGTCCACATAAGATCTGTAACTATCTTACGCAAGAGACCAGAAACTCCCCTTCTCTTAACATCCAATCCTCGGATGAATAATTGTTTTGGCTGAAAGTTGACTTTGCTTTCGTGTGGAATTCCATAGTATTTTTTCTTGGCCGTAAATACTACTGGATATAATACTTCTTCATAGGCCATTGATAAGAACTTTGTTCCATTGTCCTGAAGAAACATATTATTAACCGCTTCATTTATTGGTTTAATAGTTTGAAAAGTTCTTTCAACCATTTCAGTCCAATATGCGAGGCGTTCCATTTTGCCAGAATAATGTAGGACATCAATATCCTTAAATGTTTTTTCTGGCATTGAAATATATAAGCTATCGGTGTCACCATAATAAACATGACAACCCAATTCTTGAACATAATTGAAGGCCTTTATAAGATTGATTTTTCCATACTGGGTGACTCCGCCTGCCAATTCAATGATACAAAAGGCCGAACGTTGATTGCCACACTCGCCATAGAAAGTATTCATAAAGATCTTTAAAGCACCCTGTTTTGTATTTAAATAGTTTTTCATGAAACATATATCTTCGTATTTCTCGCGATTGGCTTTGAGATAACCAGGATGTTTGGTCTCCTCAGCCTCCATTTCTTCCTTTGCCGAATCGTATTTTTTCATTTCTTTTTTGATGACCGCGCGTTGATTGAACAATTCATTAAGGACATATGGATATATGCCAAAACGAAATTCTGGGTCTTTGGGATCTATGTGATTCTCATGAGAGACGAAATATGCTTTGCATTGCATGGGTCCAAATGGAAATTCGACATGTGTGAATTTATAACCCTTTCTGCGTTGAATTTCTAACATTTCTGTTTCATTCATAACACAGTATTCTGGAGAGAAATTATATGTTCTAATAAGGCTCGGATACAGACTTGAAAAATCCAAGCCTGTAATTGGTCTTCCTATGGGCTCTTTTAGATAATCTACAAAAGCCGGTTTGAGTTTGATATTAAGTTCAGTGGCCTTGTCAGTGATGGTTTTAACATCCTCTTCAGTTGCACAATGGGCCATTTGAGTGACCGAAATAAGTTTTTCATACGCAGGAACATCTTCCTGACTCACACCATCTGGTATTTGCTTTTGCGGGAGCCATGCAATTGGTAATTTAGATATTTTAGGACCTACTTCGGGACGATGTACGAAGGCCCCTGGATACTTGTAAGATGAAAAAGTATCTGATGTAAGATTCGAAAATCGCAGGTTAAACGGGGATTTTTGTCCCTTGGCAATAGTAAGATTCCTTACTTTCATTCCATTTGCGTAGTAAAATGCGTCTTCAACAGACACATATGAAAGGTCAGAAACCTCTCGACGATCCATAATCACGGATCTGATTTTGATCAATTCATGACAGCGCCAAGCGTCAATAACGCAGTATTTTAATATTGTCATTAATTCATACGATAAAACTTTTAATTCTGGGTAATCATCGAGAGATATTTTTGTTTCGGCCGTTGCTGGTTGTTCATCGCCATCATCCACAATCTTATCTTTCAGAGGTATAAGGGTCTCTTCATAATCATTCGGCCCATCATCCGGCCCATCTTCTTCTTGAACTCTTGGGGGTTTAGATGATGTTTTTGTGTCATCCTCTTCCTCTTCATCATCATCGTCATCAAATACCTCATCGGCGTCTAATGGTTTGACATCCTGCGGGGTCTCATCTTCTTTATAATCAAGAGACTCATCTTGACTATAATTTGAATTAGCTATTGCTTGAAGATTGGCTCGAATGAGTTTTTTTGTTGATTCTGGTAATGCTTTCAAATAAGCCTCGTATGTTCTATATATTCTAAACATTCTAGTAATAGGCATATCATCTTTGGAACCAAGTTTATTTTCCTTTAGGTAATATTTTAAACTAGATTGCTCTGATGTTGGAAACAGTTGTCTGAAAACAACTCTGACATCGATGGGTATGTATCCCGGAAATCTCATTGACCGCACCGGAGCATTAAAAGTAGCATCTATTTTAATATTTGATTTTCTACAATATCTCTGTAAAACTTTGTCATCATATTCCTTAGTAGTTGAACATTTCAATAGAGAATAATCTGTCATAATGGACATTGATTGTTCAAGATATGTTAATACACCTGGATATAAACGGGCCTTTTCAATAAGATAATTCCAATCGAATGCGCCGTCATTAAATCCATATATGAACTCAGGACGGAATCTTGCAAAAATTCTAGCGAAGGCCTTGAGTAATTTTTCCTCGGTATCACAATAAACAGTCATATAACTAGAATGGGATTTTGCTGGTTTATCACTCAAACAGAATTGTATAAGTGGAGTGTCTTCATGTGCCCATTGAAAAGTCAAACTGAGACAAAAGAGCTTGTCCTCTGGTTTTGCTGGATCTGGGAAAGTGTTATCGGCTGAAAAAGTTTCAATATCCCAGCTGCAGCAGAGAGTTTTATCCTTGAGCATATCGGGTTCTGGGGTCATTATCTTTGCATAATCCTCAATATTTACTTTGAAAACTAGGCCTTTGATGTTCTCATAAGTGCGAGTTTTCCATTCTTTTTCATCGAATTTAGTTGGAGCTGATTGAACTTTTTTGTATTTTTTTAACATAGACCATGTGCTATAAGTGATGAGATTGTCTCGCGCGACCACTCGAAAATAGTTATTGATGTCGTTGGTGGTGGTTTTATAACCTTTTTCAATGGCTTTCTTAATGGCTGATTTGCGAGAACTCGTATAATTATAGTAAAGACGAATGATTGGATATGGGTTTTCTTGATACAATTTGAAATATTTTGCTCGAAGTGTGTCATCGATTTTAATATATTTATCACGTTCTGTCATGTCGCTGTAAAAATCATATCTTATAGAACGTAGAATTTCTTTGTAGATGTTTATAGTTGTGATTGATTTTTCTGCGGTGACTTCTTTTATTTTATTTGCTACGAGAAATTTTTTCACTTCGAGCGCTTCGGTCGGAGATGAAGTATGAATATGATACATTGTGATTCCGTTGTCGGTGGCTATGTTATAATTCGATATGTTGATTGGACAATCACGAAGGGTCTTTTTTAGATTATCAATTTCTCTCTGAACTAAATTTTCATCCATCACGATCTCGAAATAAGGTTGGATTTTATCGAGTATGACTGATGCTTTTCGACCATCTCGAAGGACGCCAGTGAGCAAAATTGCATAATGATAACCTTTGGAATCTTCGGAACTGATGTTAATTTCCTTTAAATAGGTTGGTAAAAATTCAAGTTGGGTCTTCGAGGCGATCTTTTTGTCAACATCAGCCGATGCTTTTTTGTCTAAAAAACTCTCTCTTGAGGGTAAATTGGGAATGTCCGAATACTGAAACATAGTGTTTAATTATGTATATAGTTTAGTAAAAAATCAAATTTAATATAATATTGGTTGGGTGGGATTTATTTATGATTGATAATAAAGTTTGATTGTTTATATATAGGATTTTTAATTGAGATAATGAATGTTAATGTAAATTTATTGTCAAACACTGGTAGAGATAACTTATTAAATGGATATCAAAAAGGAAAAAATCTAATTGATAATGAATTTGTTGGAAATATAAGTGAGAAAAAAGAAATTAAAGGTGGTGTTCAAGTGAACAATCAGCGACTTAGAGATATAATCAATTATGCTTTAAATGGCAGAGCTATTGATCTTAATCTTATATGGTCTGTTTCATCTATTGACATAGAGGATGTGGTGCTAAGGATTGTTGATCCATATATTCAATTCTTTATATATCATTATTATCAAGACAATAATGGACAAAAATATGTAGAAGATATAATGTATTATATTATGTTTTTATTATACAAAAGAATAACAATTTTATACAATTATTTTGATGTAAATAATCAAAGACAACTATTGGATTATATTCAAAAGCGCAGAGCTTTTATAGATGAGAGAAAAATTGAAGGGAAAGATGATTTTGGTAGGAGAATTAATAATTTTATCAGGCCAAACAGAGAATTTAATCTTGGTATTTTATTAACCAGTGAGATTAAAACAGATAATGATGATCATGTTAATATTTCACAAGAAGTACCACAAATAGAGGCATATTTTCCAGATAGAATAAAAGAATTAACAAAAGAAATTACACAATATATAAATCAAATTCAATCTAGCAATATAAAACCTAATTCCAGCATATATGATAAAAAATTCATGGACAATCTCAATATATTTATGTATGATAAAGAATATTTAAATAGTTTTATCGATGTTATACAAGATAATTATAAAAAAACACTCTCGAACTTGGTAAGAGTCGTTCCATTTCCAGCTCAACCAGCAGCTCAACCAGCAGCTCAACCAGCTAGACAACCTCTAGCCCAACCAGCGGCTCAACCAGCTAGACAACCTCTAGCCCAACCAGCGGCTCAACCAGCTAGACCATCTCCAGCTCAACCAGCAGCTCAACCATCTAGACCATCCCCAGCTCAACCAGCAGCTCAACCATCTAGACCATCCCCAGCTCAACCAGCTCAATATACAAGGGTGCAAAATATAAAAGATGATTATAGTAATGGATATTGAAAAAAATGATTATTTATTATCAATTAACATGAATCACTCTATTGATGAAATTCGTAAGCTCCAAGCTAAGAAAAAAACTCTCATACAAGAATATAGATCTGTTAGTATACCAGAAAAAAAACAGACAATCATGATTCTATTAGATGAAATTGACAAGAAGTTAGAGAAATTATTGTCCGAAGAAATAGAGAGTGAAGAAAAAGTCCCAGGAGAAGTCTGTTCTCTAATCGATGCTATTATTGATTGCTGTGAAGGGGAAACCACTGAAAGTATTCGCACCTATTGTGAAGAGCGTCGATATCCCCTATGGTACGAAATGTCATGGGGAAAACACAAACACAAAATAGGTTCGGTTTTAAGTTTAATGGGCAAATGTCTTATTGTGGTCGGAACTAATGGTATTGTGGTCGATGTTGTTGGAAAAATCACATTAAGCCCCTGTAGAATAGGACAAATTTACATTGGCGAAAGTGGGCCGAAGATTGAATTTACCAAAACTGAACGTTTTATTGTTCATGTTGATGTGAAAAAAGTCGAAGATTATAGGTTGGGTAATTTTGTTTGGATAAAGAAAAAAGTTCCTGAGATTGAGAATTGGGATGACGGTGTTTGGAAGTAATGGCGTTTTATTTTTTGTGTAAATGTATATTTCACAACATATAGATATAGAAGTTTAAGAAGTATGTCTGAAGAAAAAAATAGTTCAGTTAAAATTGTAACCAGTGGTGGTGATGGGGCGAGTAGTGATGGGGCGAGTAGTGATGGCGTGAGTGGTGATAGTTCGAGTAGTGATAGCGCCAGTAGTGATAGTGATGAACCGTCCTTAACGCGAGGCGATGACGAGGGAAATAGAATGTTTTGTGTTAAAAAATCTCTTATAGAGGGAGCGGGTATGGGTCTATTCACCAGAAAAGCACTTAGGAGGGGTCAAATTGTTATGATATGGACTTTTGGGGCTAACTATATTACAGAGGAAGAATATAACAAAAAACAAGCCGCTGGCGACATAATTATGATAAAAACAGGCGCGAGATATATCGGAAATGTGTTTTTATATACTGATGGACGTGATAGATATGAAAACTATATTAATCATAGCAAACATGCCAATATTTTATATCATTGTGGTGTGTGTTTTGCTCTGCGTGATATACGCGCGGGGGAAGAATTATATGTAGATTATCGATATGTCTTATCTGAAAATGATATTGAAAGTTTTAAAGATAACAGTGGTAGATTAGTTAAGGGATGTAGTGATATTTTATTAGAAACAACTGAAAAATTGTTAGAATTATTACGATCATCGGGGGTTGATGGCACTGGAGTCCCATTAATGGATAATACTATAGTTGATTAATTAAGTTTGTCTCTTCCATTTGTCTATAGCAGCATGTATTTTAGACATATCAGCAGCGTAAATTGGTGACTCACGGCTGAACGTATCAAATCTCAGGCCTTCATTGTCTCGATCATAATATCTGTTATGAATACCTGCTCTATAGGGTGGAATTCTGTTATTATATCTATTGTTGGAATTTCTAACTTGGATTTGAAACTCTTCCCAAACATCAATAGTGGGAATTTCATCGGCTTGCACGCGACTCATTTGAACATATCGCCTATCGTCCCTCGGGCCTACTTCGACGAATTGCCTTTGAGGAACGAACGCATTCCATTTTAGGTAACTCATGGCATACTTAAGATAATCATTATTGAGGGCTCGGAATGTTTCAACATGGTCCACAAACTTTTCATAATAAGCTAATTGATAGTCGAGGGGTAGTGTTTTCTGGAATTTTGTCATTGTTTCTTGTGCTAATTTCATAAAATATTCTGTATCATCACTACTAGGAAGGCCATTATTATGGCCATTTTTTTTCGCAATATTGAGTAAAATTAGAGCATTTTTATATACGTTAGCCGGGCTATTAAATACCTTTGTTAAATCAACTGTTTGTAAATTAGATGGTTCAAATGGTTTATTATTGGCTTGAGTCTTGGTTTCCATGATCTATATTTAATACATTATTTCCATATAGAAATTAAATAAAGGAGAATAAATTTGTGTTTTTTAATATAGAGATGTCGGACAAATGTGCTATGATGTATTGTGTTGGTATTGTAATTGTTTTATTAATAATATTGCTGATAATTCAATTTGGGATACTTTCTACTTATCTTAACAGAGGTAGAGTATATGAGGGAGTGAAACCCCCTCCAACCCCCGGTATTGCAGATGATGAGGGACGTGAGTTACAGAAAGGAAAATGTTTGATTTCGATGGGCGATCATATGAGATATTTGGATGGACGATATGTTGGAAAATGCATGAGGAATTTTCGCGATGAGTTAGTACAATGCAAAAACAGGGTTTTAGGAAGCGAAAATCGCCGTATAGTAGAGGGATTAGTTGGCAATTTAGGAAATTATATAGAAAATGCTAAGGATGTTGAAGCTAGAGAGAGATTGGTGAAAAAATATTTGGAGGATCGTGAAATATTGGAATATAAGATATGGCATGATAAACGCGGTGTTAATGAGTATGAAAATGCCTTGCGTTATCAGGATGATAGTGATGTGGAGGCTCTTAAGCGTTTACTTGTACGTTTAGATATGGTTATTGAAATGTTAGAGGGTGATGTTGCTTCTAATAGAACTATAGATATTTTTAATATGGATCTATTAGCTCGGCGAATGGAATTAGATGGAATTCGTTGGATGCCAGTTAAAAAAGAATATATGAGGGCTAATAGAGGAGAACCAGTTATATCTAAACATAGTGGAATTAGGCCAAGTGGAATTATGTTTGATAATAAAACTAATGGTGGTGGGGATGGAGGTGGTGGGGGTGAAGAGGGTTTTTTAAGCCGCCAAAGAGCTGAATTACACGATATGGATTATCCTATTACTATGGTTACTCTAGAACCATTTGAAAAGGGCACTGTAATGAGACAGGCTGAAAGATGGCAGGATGAATCAGCCGATGCGCGTTTAAGCGACAGAGAAAAAATATTGGAAAATGAGAAGAGTAGCAGAAGGTCACATTTTCAAATAGATAATGAAGGATCTCTTGATTATGAATCTAAGCTCGGCAGAATGTATCGAAAAACTGATGAAACCGAGGTTAGATTTGCTGATGATGTGGGAAAATTAAATCCAAATGGTGGACATGGTAATTTTAGAGCAGGTGGTCAGGGTAATTGTTATACTGAAGGGTATTTGTTAGAATCTCAAGGTTGGTATGAAAGTGAATTGGGCGAAAAAATAAGTGGGAGAAGTACTAATGATATGAAATTATCAGTGGATGAATGTGTGAAATATGAAAAGCAGCATTTGGGTTTTATGGGAGGTGCTGATAATATAATTTATTAAAAAATGGTTAATAATCGCTAATAGGGTTAAGCTCTAGGTATTTCATGATAAAATAGTAATTGAATATGATTATTCAATTTAAGTTTATCAACAGCTGCTGTAAAAATATCAGTATTAGTATTTTGAACTATATTATCGTTAAAATATATCCATTGGTTATTTCTCTTGGCAAGACATGTATAATGCCCACCGCTTGCAGATTGTCCAAAACGCATAACACAAGCTAATAATTCATATTTTTTATTTAAAGCTGGTGTTTGTGCTAATTCGATATCTAATTCACTTAAACCTCCGACATTATATAGTTTACTATTATCTTTATTTGTCATATTAACTATTATTAAATGAGAGAGTATTAGTGGAATTTTGACTAAAATCGATAATCTTTGAAATTTTCCATCTTGTCCGATTACGTTTTTTATTATCCTATCATCATAAAAATGTATAGTATTTATACGAGAAGTTATAGCCTCTGCTAAATTAACCGGGTAATCTGCTATATCTGATAAATCTGTACAATTAGTTGGTTGATCACTAACTAAAGTTGTATAAAGAGCATCATATGTAAAACACTGAATAGTAGGCCTCATTATAATTGTATTAAATAATTCAGTATCTAATTGTGTATTAAAATATGCAGATGAAACTAAAGTTATAAATTTTGATATAAAATCGGTTAATGTATCTCCTTGTCTACGAAATCCCAATCTTTCATCTATTTTTAATTCAACTCTGCCTTGATTTATATTAGCTACATTATAACATAAATCATGAAAGCCATATAATTTTGTTTCATCGATTACTCCTCTTTCTACGGATGATTTACACATGTCTATTAATGGTTGCAATTGTGTATTCTGTGCTCTTGGAGGTAATCGAGTTATTAGCAATCTAAATATGGGTAAACTAAGTAATGCCTGAAATCCAGCATTTATAAAGCATTGGGCTCCCCCTGTATTTATTAACCCAAAATTAGTTTGGGTTTGTTTAAGACCGTCATAATGTGATTTACTCATAGTTAATTTAAGAAAACTAATAGGTTTAAATAAAATAAATCTCTGTATTTGTTCGGTGGTATTTCTTCCACTTATTTCCGCCGCATTATATATTCCCAGACCAAGAGGAGTTAAAGCATCATTTAACCCCCGTAATTCATTTTCATCTAACAACTGTTGTTTTTTTAACCTAGAAATAGATTGTACATTTATATGGAGATTACCCGCGGCCATTTATATATTATTATCATTATAATTTAAATAAAAAAACAAAATAAAACTATTATGAATATTAAGAGAAAAGGGGAAGTGATAATGATGTTACTCTTCCTTGAAGAAATGGTAGAATATTAAATAACTGTTTTCAGTCGGTCTCATTTCCGATTTGTTAGAACTCATATCATCCAAATTATAAGTTTCAAGGTTATCACCAGCTTCATTACTTCTAATACATCTACTCCAATAATGTCCTCCGCTCATACTTCCAGAATGTTCGGATTGGGCCACCAAGGCGTAATGGAATTTTTTTCCGTTATCCGCGCGGAAAACTAGCGAAGGTGGAAACTTAACCATTGTTTTTTTGTTATATTTTTTCAGCAGAACGGTAACTATTTCCGGTACCCTATGCATAATATGCGTCTTTTTTTTGTCTTTTTCAGATTTGCATTCTTGATTTGTGCATCGAAATTTTTCCACAACGCTACTATTAACCATGATAAAATCATTGAATGACTTGATAGTTACTTCCTTTGCCTCGATTTCTTTCTTAGCGAGTTCTTGAATACCAGGTGCGGATTGTTCTCCATTCGCTGTAACACCCTCATTTGCCTTAACACCCTCATTTGCCTTAACATCCTCTCCATTTGCTGTAATACCATTTGGATGTGAATGATGATCAATTTCATCTGCATAAATCTGACACATATTAGTTGTTTCCTCTGTGCGTACGATTTCTTTGCCACAGTCAGGGCAAGTAATTGAAACCATATATCTCATTTCCCAGAGAGTTTTGACCGGTGCTATATTATCAATAGTATCAAGAAGCAACATCATACCCTCATGAACATCTTGTTGGCCAGTTGTGAATCGAACTAAATCTTGGCGTTTTTGTGCGTGCTGAAATATCTTCCGCCATAGTTCCGCTGATTTGTGGATAATATTTGGGTCTTTTTTCTTATTAGAATAGAAAATATCTAGAAGCATTTGCGCGATTTCATTGTTTTTTACACTGGGTCTATTGCGATATTCATGCAAAGTTTCGAATAGAGATGTGCATGATAGAATACATTGAACTAGGGAATTAAAATAACAAGTTGCGCCTAAATTCATAAATCCATTGGGTTGTACTAAATAAGCCGGATTGAATGGGATAAGATCGACATATGTTTTTTTGGGTTTGGGCTGGGGATCTTGTGCGGCCATCTTATTAATTATTTGTGTTTCTGATTTATATGTTTTTTATAATTCAATTTTTGGAGCCGACCAACCTGCGGTTGGTCGGTTAGACCCCCTGAAGGGGTCTACTTACGTTTCTTCGAAACCGCGACGCCCAACCTTTGGTTGGGCTGCGGCCGAAACGGCTTGTTTATAATTTTATATGCAGATTATGATTGAATATTGTTGATTTTGGTTGTTTTAGGAGGGGAGGGGGTAGGAGAATGTATAATTGAGCCGAAGTTGATGATTTTACATCGAAATACCATTAAAATCCAAAATACATCAACATGTGTTTCTTTGTTATGAGTTTGAAATGAAAAAATACAATTATTATAATATGTGAAAAAACACCGATGTGTTTAAAATTCTAGATGAAACACAATAGAACTTAATATTCCTTTGGATCGATGATTTTTTAAGTTATTGTGTGATTTTTAGCGATATTATTTTTTATTAGGTTTTAAAGGGATTTGATGGGAAAAAACCGAAGATCGTATTTTTAGGACAATGAAAAAAATCCTAGGTAATAGGTCAGGAAAAAAATTGATTGTTGATATTTTTTCAATATGTAGTTTTATAAGACATGTACACTTAAAGCCTTAATTTGTATTCCAATTATGATTTTTTGAGCTCCTTGTATATTTTGCTGTGGTCCTGAACACTTTAATTCATATGGTCTAATTTTCAGATGGAATCGACATTTTTTGCCAATAAGTGTTTGCGGGTTAGTTGTGTATGATTTAGAATCTAAGTATATTGTATTAGATACTGGTTTAAATTTTAACTTATCTTTATCAAATGGATATTTGAATATATATTCTATAAGAGGAGTTGGTTTATTGATTTCCATTTGTAGTTTTTTCATGTTTTCTAAAATAGAGAATAGTTTAGACGATGAAAATTCACACGTTGTTTCGGATGTTAAATAACCATCGGTAAATAAAATAAGATTGTCTTTGAGATTGATTTTCTTATCCTGATTATCGTCAAATGCCTTTTCAGAAAGTTTCTTAATGGGTTTAAGTGGCGAAGGATTAGGTTTTTGTTGATCTAAATAACTAATTGATGATATCGATGAAAATAAATCCATAGTATGATAATATAATTGATCAAAGATTTATTGAAAACAAAAAAATAAATTATGAGTGAAGGAGGGGGGATAGATTAATATCACATTAGTTCATATTCTTTTCCATTGAACTCGTCCTCATCAAATGCGTCTTTGCTGTCATTGTATTTGTAATTATCCAGCTGAGGGCGGATGACAGGCAGACCGCGAACCACTGGCTCGGAAATCCAGGACAGATGAGCTCCCAAGATAATACGAGTGAAGCGCTGCAGATTCACTAAGAATACTACATTACGAACAATCTTTGAATTGCAGTTCTTAATAACTGACTTGTCATAATTATATCTATTGAGAGAAATATCATGATTCGATTTACTAATACCAGGCGCTAACATAAGAGCTTTGCGGACTAATTGATCTTCAAGGTATTTAGGACGACCAATCTGTAACAAGTGGTTTCCGAAATCTTTGGGATCAAATTCGCCGCTGAGTAGTCTTTGGAATTCGGATAAGAAAGGTGGACGATCTGTGTTTGGTATAGTAGGTTTATTAGAGGATTTTAATGAGTTAACAAAATCATCATATGCTTGTAATGATTGTTTAAGTTGATCGAATAAAGGCTTAAGTTCATTGACATTGATGTTTTGTAATAAGCCATCGATGTCATTTATCATGTCTGATATTGTTCTCTGTGCGGGCGCCATACCAAGTACTGCACCTTGTACAAACTGTCCAGCTGCTTGTGCAAACTGCCCGGCTGCTCGAGCTGTTCCAGTTATTGCGTTCTTTGCTCCTTGGGCTAATCCGACTAATCCATTACCAATTGCTTGCAAACCTCTTGTTACCAAGGGGGGTTGAGCTGGTTGAGCTGGTTGAGCTGGTTGAGCTGGTTGAGCTGGTTGAGCTGGTTGAGCTGGTTGAGAAGCCTGACTAGACTGCGGATCTAATTGATTTGCAATCTGTTGATTTAAAGAATCTATTATTTTTTGTATTTTTTCTATATTGTCGTTGGTTAATTGAAAATTCATTTGGCCGCTATTGTTTACTGTCTGATTATATTTCTTTACAGCCGCTTCGAAGGCCACATAAGCCAATTCAGCATTGGTGTAATCAGTTTGACCCTTTTCTATTCCCTTTTTCATAACACTATCAATTGTATCATCCGCATATTGATTACCCAAGAATGCTTGAAGATCAGCATTATATGAAGCCACTATATCACCCGTTGTGTAATTATCACGTGGAGCAGCTCCGCCGGTTACTAGTGGATTAGATGCCATAAGAGCACTTGAATCATCTTTAATCATAATATAAGGATTGCAAAGCAATTCTCCAAACAGCGTTCGTGGCTTATGACTGGCTTGGAGCGGCTTTGTCAAATTGCTGATTTGGAGGAAAGATTCAACCATCTTATCAAAAGTATAAGCGTAGTTCATGAGATTGGCAAAAGGAATTTCTCTCATAAAAGCGTGAACATTCAATGGCACAATGTTCATTTCAAGAATATTTTCAACTAACAAATCTTTACGATCTAAAGGAGCAGGTCGGTGAGATGAAGTCGGTGAGAAAACCGCATCTTGTATTTGTTTTTTATTCTTTTTGATTTCAAATCCTTCAATATTGGTTATAATATCTCTTGCTGTTCGGTTCGACTGTAAGCTATAAGGCATAGGAGTGAATGATGTAGATGAAGGACCGACTTGTATTCTTTTTCCGGATTTATATAAGTTGATTTGATTATCTAAGCTAACCAATAGTTTATTGTATACACATCCATTATTTAACATCTTGACTAGAGTTAACATATTCTTAAGAGTCGATACGTAATCATTCATTGTAATAGATTTATTTTTTCCGGTAATAGCTAAATAATCATTGTATATTTGTTTTGATCCTGGAGTGTAGTCAATGTTAAATTCTATATCATCTCGAGTAGCCAAAACACGACATCCATAATTGTATTTGGCTACATCCGAAGAATGATTGTTTGTCGGTAATAATAGTTCTTGAACATCATCTGGTCGCAATAGGTTATTGAATAGATTATACATAGGATATAATATATGAGCAATAGACATTAATGGTAAGCCAGCTGTCCGTTTTTTGTACTCATTCAACATACCAGGATAAGTTTCAAGGTAATAAGGCAGAGTATCTTGTAGCTCTTTGTATACACCATCAATACAACGCTTAATAGCTTGGCAAAGAGACATCATCTTATTTAACATATTTTTCATGTAGTTTCTCGCATCGGAAATTTCTTTTACTCCTTTTCCTCCATCCGTCATCTTCCATAGACTATCGTTACTTGTCACAATAACTGGCTTGTCTGTCATTAATAAAGAATTATCTAGCAGATTAACATAGAATTGGGCCTTATCAGATATAATAGAGAATAGTTTATTGTAATAGGGGAGATTCATTCTCATTTTGGTCTTCATGTATTCGGGAATGTCTGCGAAGTTTTCATAGGCGTGTTTTTTCTTCTTGAGACGCAGATCAATCCTCTGGAAAAGAGCACGGATAGCCAGAGCATTATGCTCCATTATGAGAGAGTTTTCTTTTGGCAATGGCAAATCAAGTTGAGAAGGCTGAGAGTCTTTGTTATCTAAGCTGCTTGGTACATAATTCGAATCTATAATTTCATAAGCAGCCGGTGAATTAATAAATCCTTCAATAAGAGGCATGTAAAATTTATAAGTACTCTCATCAAGATTATGATGAAGATACATAGTCAGGGCCTTATTGAATAAAACTAGAAGGGATGAATGTGAAATAGCCTCTCCGCTGGTTGTTCCAAAAGATTTAACATTCCAAGAATTTAGATTTTCATCAAATATGATAGATCGAACGTTCAAAATCTGCTGTGTATCAGGTAGATTGGGGACAACCGCATTCCAACCTTGAAGATTCGCGTTCTTTAGAGCAAATATTGCCTTTTTCTCGTCCTCCTGAATCAAATCCGGATCAATCTTAAATGGTAATATATTGAATGGGAATTTATTGAGATTAAATCCAGTAAATGGCAGATTTAGTGGTGTGGATCCTTGTTGACGGTATTGATGATTGTAAACTATATATGAAAATAGCATACTCACTAAGTTTGGAGCTGGATTGGAATTTATGATTTCATTCAGCTGATGCATGGCACTGGGAAGACCGTTTTTGTCTCTGTTTTTAAATAATACTTCTACCATAAATTCTTCTAGGTTTCTAACTGTAGCTATATACGGAGTACCATCTTTAGGATAGGCCTCTTCATACTTTTCATATTGTTCTAATTCCTGGGGATCAAATACCGTTCTTAGAGTGTTAATGTTGTTTTTAACATTAGCAAGTAATTTGAGACAAAGATCTTGAAGGGGAGAATAATCTATGTTAATGGAAGAACTGTCAACGGAGTAATTAACTAATTTACTTCCAGTAGAAAATTGTTCAAGAGCTATTAATAATTCAAGAACGGCTTTTTCCGGGTTAGAAGGCATAGCTATCTTAATAAGTCCGATCATCAATCCAGCCTTATCATCTTTATAATGTTGTTCGAGGGTTTTTCCTGTTGATGGTAATATTACAGTGCTCCAAAGACCATGGATAGTAATATTTAATCGCATAAGTATCCTTTGAACGGCACCCAAAACGGCAAGCGGTGTAACAACTGATTCATGTAACATCAAATAATGATCGACATTATGTTCCTTGAGTTTGTTTGCATTCTGTAATAGTTTGACAACAATCTGATATCGTTCAAAATCATCCTTTGCAATGGTAAGTTCTTTTTGTGTGTTAATAATATGATGACGAATGTTAATAAACTCGAGGTGTTTTTCGTTTTGGCCGGCGGGGGTCTTTAGATTCTTCTCATAATAATCATTGAATTCTGTGTCAACTTTGGTGCGAATATATCCCAGATGACGCATCAAACTAATCATTTCCATCTTAGTAGCATCTTTGAGATTCTTTGGCCCTTCGCGTACAAACCGATCGGATGGCGCTGAACCACTCTTGAAAACACTATCAGCATCCAAAATGTTATCGGGTTCATCAATATACTCATCGGGATTCTGATTATTATCGAAGCTCAAATTGCTTCGGCGCTGGTCCAAATACTCTCGAACATCGTTGCGGAACAGAAAACCGAACGAGCGGTTCACTTCCATCACGAATGAATTGATGATTTGACGCGGAGTTGCCGAAGCATAACGCGACTTATAAGCTTTGTAAACATTGTTGATACTAGAAACTATTTCACGAACTTGGCTTTCGCTGTAGTTTCCAGTCTTGACATACTCAAACTTAATAAAAATCTTCTCCATAAATTCATTCCATATGCTATCAGTATTAGGAATTACAACTATTTCAAGGCTGTCATTGTCTCGTTTTTCAAGCCGATCCATGCCAAACTTATCACGATACCACTCACAAAGAAGTGGGAGACGATAGTAAAGTTCAACAGCTTCGGGAATAATCTTGACATAATCATCTCGAGAGAGATTGAGTAAACCGCCAGACTTGCTATCGTCGTTGCCTCCCAAAATCTGTCGCAAAGGATGTAAACTGTAATAATTAACTTTCTTTTTTGCATCAATCGGCCGATGGAAGAGACGATAAGCATCAACCAAAATGACGACTTTGGACACAATTGATTTGATAGAAAACTCAAACAACATATCGGTATCAGCGAATAGATCAGGGAGTCCATACATATCCGCAGACAGATTTTTGTATTCATCTTGGCCATCGGGGCATCTAGTATGATACCACCAATACATTTCACGGCTAGTGATTTGGGGAACCGATGAAAGATCAAGAGATGCGCTGCCTCCATTAACATCGAGAGCCCAAGTTGTGGTAATAATATAATCTTGGAAGCATTTGAAGAGTTGAGGAACACTCATAAATGTTTTGCTGCTAAGTTCTACATTTCCGAATTTCTCGCCAATGGCGCGGAAAGTAGATAGAATGTTCTCAAGAGCGCGCATAGTCTTAACAGTCAATTCGGTAAGTTTGTAAATAGATTCGGCCGATTTGCCCTTAGCTTCTGAAATATCGATTTTTGGATCAGCTGGGTCCGCGGGTTTTCCATCGTTGGCGCCATCCGGTGCGGCTGTATAAGGATGAACTCCGGAGGCTGGTACCTTAGGCATCTCACCGTTTTTACGACACTCGCGACGGAGAAGAGCAGCCATATTGTTGCCAGACTTTTCGTCATACCAGCGTGCGACAACCTCAACTTGTTCAAGAATAGCCAATAGGGACTTAATAACATCCGGATCCTTGGTATATTGCTCGGTGAAGGCCTTCATATAGAGATCAACAGCCTGAGCAGCTTTGATCATCTGCACTTTGGCATTCAACATACGACGCAGAACAGCTACAACCTGAGGATTGTCTTTCTTCTCAGCCATGATTTTTTGGAAAAGGCGAGTAGCGGAATCAATCATCCACGCGGCTTCTTCGCCCATCATTTGTTCATACTCAGCGCCAAAAGTCTCCATTTCAGCAGAAATAGCCTTAATGTTATGTTTGATATGGGCAATATTGAAGAAATAACGCAGTTCATTCTTAACTTTTTCAAGATGCACAAAGCTACCATGACCGGCAAAAGGCGATTCACCACCCGACCCAGTAAAGAGCCTCTGAGACATCTTCATCATCTCCTTCTGAACTTCCGCCGGGCGCTCAATCTTAATCTCGGTAAGGGCCTTTACCACGTTATCCTGAAACTTATCCAATTCAGCCACAAAGTTCTTGCACGCATTCTGAACTGCACGGAAAAGTTCGCCCTTGGGACCGTTAGCAAGGGGAGCAATAACTGCATCCACGAGTAAATAACTGTTAATAATACGTTCACGCTCCTGTTTGGCCACCGCTGATTTGTAATAGCCAGATAGGACATCTGCAATATTTTCGCGATTAATTGATGCCATCTGGCTAAAAGCAGTTATGAAACGATCGAGATTATCATCGGCGGGGATTTCCTTACCAATGTGCTTAGCAATGTTATCAGCGACATCAACTATTTCACGAACAGACTGACGAATGACCTTCTTGAACTCACCTAAAAGGAGCTTACGAGAATCTTGTTTATCCTTGAGTTTCTTGGCCAGAGAACGCTTCTTCCAGTATTTAGGAAGCTTTTTGTATCGTTCCTCATCAAATTCAACACCACCCTTAACCTCTTCCTTATTAATTTGATTTGTATCGCCATCTGAGCTAAAACCATCTGAAGAAGAACCCACATTAGATTGGTCATCAGCGAGTTGGTTTTGTTCCTCCTCCCCTTCACCTTCTTGCTTCTTTCTTTTTTCTGCATCATCCTTCTTATCCTCTTTTTCCTCACCACGACCCTTCTTACCCTCATTAAGCAACTTACCAATTTCAGCATGACGACCAGCGCTGAAATCAAGAATAATCTTAGCCGCGGCCATCATCGCATCAAGATTCTTAGAGTCGGGAGAACGACTAATAACAAGCTTATAAACCTTGGCCCGAAGATCATCCGGGGACTTGGCATTCTTGTAATCTTTAATATTCATACCTAACTTTTTCAGATTCTTATCAACCAAATCAGCAGCATAAGCCACATCAGAGAAACCCGAAAGCATCAAGCTCAGGCGTTTGGTAAATTCGCTAGTTCCCAAGTCGCCCTGAATATTCTTAACCATACCAACCAACTCACTATTCTCATCAAGAATCTTAATCAACTCGTTACCAGTGGGACTAATGCTCACGTTCATCATATTACTCAGAAGAGCGATTTGACGATTGACTTCATCACGCAGTTTTTCATAGAAATTCTCTACTTCTTTGGCCTCAACAACCGCTTGTTCATCGGAATTCGCCTTGAGAATCTCCATAACCTTCTTATAGTTGGCCTCCATATACTCATTCAACGCGCTGAGATTCTTGAGAACTCGCACTACATCAGCTGCAATAGATAGATATTCAGACTGAAGACCAAGCAAAAGAGTATTTAGAACCTCATTAACCATATTGCACATTTCAGTAGGACTAGCATCAGTAGGAATAACTTTACCATGATAATGATTATTGATTGCCTCTGCCATGGCTTGGCATACTTTATGCTGGCTACCGGGGGACTTATTGAAATCACTCTTAAAATGGACTCCCGCTTTTCCACCTGGAATGAGAGATCGCAGTTTCTTCACAACAGTATCTATGGGAGCCGTGTTCATCTGCTCATGACCCTTTTGACCAAGAACCTTAAGAACATCGCGCGCAATATGACGAATTAACATTTCTTTTTCCTTCGAATAAATACTTTCAGCATAGTTGGCGAGGCCGGTTTCAACACCACCAACGGTCATACCACAGCCACAGCCACCCACTTGAACGGGATTCTGCTCGTCGCCACCACCGAAAATACCAAGGAATTTACTACGGCCAAAATATTTTTGTAATTCAGAAAGAACTTCTTCATTAGTGCAGGCTCCAAAGTCATCAGCAAGACCCCTGAGTCTACCCACAGCGCCCTTGATCACATTCCCATCAAGTCCCTTTATACCTCCATAAAGGGCCGCCGTTGCGTTTGTTCTGACTTGCTCGAGAGCAGTTGTCATTTTGTATATATAATATTATGACCAAATTTATAATGAAAAATAAAAAATGTAATAATAAACTATTGTTAATTGCAAATATATTTTTATGCGACGCGAAAAATCTAGAAAAGTGCGTGCGCATCTGGTGAGTTAAAACAGGTGAATTCGATTGAAATAATTTTTTTCATTTTAATTATTTTAGGACCGAAAATATATAGATATATATAAGACGAAATGGTTACTTCTAAACTTAATGTTTATTGTTCGCTGTCTCTTTATTTGAAAAATAACTATCCTGAAATCGCTGAATTATCGAATATCTTATGTTTGGGTCATTTGTTTTCTACAAAGCCCACTATGCCTCAATTTACTTTCTTAATCCCTGATGGCCCTTTGATTAAGGAGATAACCAAGAAAGCATTCTCTAATGATGTAAATGATTTTGAAATGGCCGAGATGCTGGTTCGTTCTCTACATTTCTACAATAACTTAAGCACTCTTCCGAGTAGTTCCGCTACCGTAGTTAACAATCTGAACAAGTTGGTTAAGATTAAATCTATGAAGGGCGAGACCATTGAGTTCGAAAATGGTGGTAAGGCTAAGCGAGTATCCATTAAGATGCCCTCGCGTAAGGCTGTTAATGTTAGTCTATATGAATATTCCGGTCCTTCGCTTATGGATCCTAAAGCCCCCGATGCTACTCGCGAAGAGATTAATGCCGCTAAATTCGGGGATCGTAAAAATCAATCGGCGGTAAAAAAGAAGAAGGGATCGGGTGTTCGTGGTGGTGGCGAGTATCTACCTAATCGAAGTGAATTTTTCAACAAAATAATCGAAGAACAATGCAATCCTAATATAATCGCTCAGGGTCGAAATCCAGCTCTGGAGGTCTTGGTTGAACTTCATAATTATCTAGTTGAGAATGGTTCAAAGGATGGTGATGAGTGTATGAACAATCCTAAAGTTATTGCCACTCTTTTCAGTGAGGATGCTTTGGCATCTCTCGCTATAGTATTACAGCCTTGCAAGAACTCCGCGAGCTATATTAGCGATGATATGTGGTCTCGGTTCAGCTCTGATGTTAGGATTAATCAACCTACAGTATCCCAATACTGTTATTTCCCTGATCCGGTTGCTCGTTATGTTAATATAATGACGACTGCCAATAGTTCCAACAGTGATTTTATTAATGAAATGGAGAGGGTCAAAGAAGCTCAGCTCCCATCCGAAGTCACTAAGACCGGTTATATTAAGTCTCTTGCCAAGTTTTATGAAGAGTTGGCTTCTCGTCCCAATAACCCTCGCAAACAAGCGCCCAAGCTTGCCTTGGCTGAGGCTGAGTTGCGTTTGATGAGTGCTGTTCAATACGATAGCAATTATGGAAAGAGAAATGTTGAAGAGACTAAGGCCCTGTTCAATGTTAAGTGCACTCTTAACGAGCCTTATATGGTGGCCAATCCTGATATTCTGCGACATATGTCCAATCTGACTTTCTACAGTTATTTAATGGTGCTGTTTAAGAGCAATGTGGTGTTCTTCATGCCAAATCTTGCCGGTTATAACCTGTCGTTTGATGATGCTGTTGGCGATGTTGGTAATGGCAAATTCAAGATTGAAAAAGTGTTTGATAATCTCGGCAATGATGGGTTCTATGCTGAGCAGAATAAGTATTTGGCTAGTCGTTTGGCGCCTAAGTTGGCATCGGCCTAATGAAAAAAATATTAGTATGAATTATTTTTTTGAAGTGGAGGGTTGGAGAGGGGGTGGAGCGGAGAGGGGGTGGAGAAGGATTAGTTATACATTTTATCAAACTTAGTTTGAGTGAAAATATGTGTTCTACAGCATCTGTTTACAATAGATAAGCTATTGAATAATTGTTCCATTGTTGGAATAGGGGGTTTGTTATATGCATTTTGGGCACTTATTTTTTTGATATCGATCTGGCTATTAATGTGTTTCTTTGCTTCTTCTATAAATAAACTATAAGTCCCTATACAAAATCCACATTCTGGACAACGAATATATCCAGACATTTCTCTTTGTTATACTATATGATATATTTCAATTTTATAACAAAAAATGGGAAACAATAAAAATTGAAAACTATATAAAGAAATGTATATGCTAAGCTTATAACATTCTAAACAAATTTTGGTTTAAGTTTGAAGATGGCAAGCACAAAAGCGAAATCGGCAGTGACTACTACCAAAGAAGAAAAACCAACAGTGCCCGCAAAAGAGGAAAAACCGACTGTTGCTAAAAAAGAAGTAGCTGAACAATCGTCAAGTGGTGTTGAAAGACAGGAAATGACCATTGAGGATGTGATTAAATCGTATGAAAAACACGGTGCTGGCAATCTCTTGGTTTGCGAAATGAAGGAAAAAGTTACCAAAACTCCAAAGGCAAAGAAGGGTCCAGCTTCAAGTGTGAAATACTATCCGCTAAAAATTCGCAATTTAAATGGTCAACTTATTAACGCTAACATAAAATTTATGGGTCAGATTGCTATGTCATCGGCAAGATATTATAAAGATTCTTCAAGTGAAGGAGGAAATGAAGAACGTAATAAGCCTAATAAAGTATCAGTTGCATTCACAAAACTCGATGATGAGATTTTACAAAAGACTGATTATAAGTCAAATAAGTATGATGAACTAAAAAATCTCAATGCAAATTTCCTAAAATTTTGCTCAATTATTAATCAGGAATATCAACTATGTGCCGATAAACTCAGGAAAGAGTTAGACGAGGACAAAACAATTAATAAGTTTGAAGTGACAAAAAGAAAGCCAACGGAAGATGAGTTAGCAAAAGATCCCAATCTCAAGCTAATAAATTTAAAACATCCTCTATATCGTATAAAAATACATGCTAATGTATCAGCAGGATATCGTTTTGGTTATTCTAATGAAAAACAGGGTTGGATGCCTATTATATATGATATGAATAGCTTAGATTCTAATAAGAATCCTTCTGAGGCCATGTTGATACAAAATGTTGACGGCAAAAAACAAAAAGTTCCCCTCACTGTTGACAACATTGGTGATTTTGTTACTCGTCTTTCGTTGTTAGCCGGTGTGGTTCGCTTATCATGCATTATTAAGAGTAATATGGGCTATAGTTTGGATATTCGTTTTAGCGAATTATATGTCAGACATCATCGTCAATTGCAATATGCGCGAAGTGGTGTGACTACTTTACTCGAAACCTTAGATATGGATTTTGGTGGTAGCAATGAAGAAGCAGTGTCTGTAAGTAAGACAGACGAAACTGATAGTAAGTCAAAAGCTAAAATAGGCAAACCCGATGACGACGATGAGGAAGAAGAGGCTGTTGATGATACAAACGAAGAATCGCCCGAAACTGTTAAGGCTGAAGAGAATGAAGGTGATGAAGAGGAGGCTGAGCAGGATGGAGAAGAAGCAGAGGAACCGGTAAGACCCTCTACTCCTCCGAGAGAAGCGGTTAAGCCGACTAAACAAGCAGCCGCTAAGCCAGAGCCCGTAAAGACACAACAGACTGGCAAGAACGGATCAAAAACAAAAAAGTAAATGATAGAGAATGTGAATATACATATCGATAAATAAATTGGTAGTAAGCATATCATAACAATTACTTTATTTTTTCTATATCTTTGATACATGAATCTATAGCACTAATTATTAAATTAACAGCTTCGGGGTGTTTAATTCTTATAATACCCTGTTCATCTTTATTCTCATAATTCTTAATAGTAGAACTACAATAAGCCACATTTTTATCCAATATATAACATCGTTGAGCCACCATTGCTGGAAGAGTAATATATTCGCCTTTGAAAATAAAGTTCACAATTTCACCATATGTGACCACTTGTAATTCATTGCTATCATATTGTTGTTTTTTTTCTTTGATAAATAGGAGAAGATTTTTCTTCATCTTATTGAGTCTATGTGTAATTTCACTCCTTAATAATTCCAGAACCCTACGGGCAGTAATATTACCAGTAGTCAGAAATGATATTTGGAACTCTTTTGGATCATATTCTATAGAACGCTGACCTGTTTTTGTATATACATCATATGGTTTTTGATCTAAAATCTTATAACTTACATTATCCAAAAGACTAAATTTACCCGCGTTATATTTGCTATAACCCATGGCAATTGTTATTTCATTCAATTCCAAATACTTACCGGGTCTCAAATAGCCAATGAGTATATTATTTGGCACGATGTTTGTATATTTTTTCTTCATTTTGAATGTAATATCTTGAGATAAAATCGGTATAATTTGAGGTGTATTATTTCGTTTAGCTATCGACGCAGACATAAAATCATCAATTTCTATAGCTTGATTGAGAGGTAAAAGATTGATATTTTTTTGTAATACATCGACCAAAATAAATTCATCGTCCGTATATGTGTTGTTGACTGATACGGTTTTTAAATCAAAGTCTAAGCATTTAACGGGTAATTCTTCTATTAACATTCGTCTTATACAATTGGCAAAAGCGCTATGGGCATCTTTGAGATAAATATGAGTTCTTTCTTTTTGTATGCCGATGGGTAATAGTGATTTAGGGTCTGGATGACTACCAGAAGATTTAATATCATTACATAATTTAGTAAGATATTCATCAAGAACTAATTCTTCAGATGATGTTTTAATTTCTACTTTGACACTCATTGAGGTCTATATTTATATATTATAATTTCATATTTTATAAGTTATTGAAGATCAGATGGATAATAGTTTATAAGCAAAAAATCATTAATAAATATATACCTAATACAAAATGCCATTCATTACAACTCAATTATATCTACATGACTCGCCTTTAATAGTTAATAGAGACATTCTATATTTCATTAACAAAAACATACAAAATATTATAACCAGGGGTTCTGTTATTATACATTATCATTTAGTCGCCGTAAAGGATGCGGGAAGTTATTTATCGAAGGGTATCAAAAACTTTCCCGTGATGGTATTACCAAATGGAAGTAAATTACATGGTATTGATAATATACTCGATTTTTTACGTCAAAGAATGCTCAATCCTAAAAACATAGCGGCAAGTAAATCAGAGGAGGAAATGATCAGAGAATATCAACAAAGCACTTTAGGAACTGTTCGTAAAAACGCAGATGGAAAATTCGAATTTCCCCCTGATGAAGAAGATGATGATCAGTTGGATTTGAGTAAGAGGACTGAAGAAGAGAGAAAGAAAAGAGCTAGTATGATGTCGAAAATGAAGGGTGGGGGTGGGGGTGGAGGTGAAGTAGTTAATGGAGGGGCAATGAGAATTGACGATGAGCCCCGTAAACCATCACGAGACTCTGAACAGGATCATGATGAAGAAAATCCCGATAGTAGACATGGTAGAAGACCTAATAATCTTATAGTGGCTAGGGAAGATCATTCTTTGGGTCGCGGTGGTGATGCCGCTTCTATCGATCGTAATGATAGACGTGATATATCTAGAGCTATGCAAATGACTACTATGAGGAGTGGAGGGGGCGATGACGATGATGGAGCGAATTTAATGGATATGTATATTAAAAATAAATTAGGTTCGGAGGGTGGGGGTGAATGGTAAACCATTTAAAATTTGAATATGTTATAATCTTTATATAATCATGATTACAAAAAAGCAGTCAAAAAAATCATCTCCCAGCACGGTACAAATTGATAGCGATGACCCCATTAACGGGGAAGAGAAAAAATCCAATTCGAGTGCGAAGAAGAAACCTAATGGCCAACAAATAAAACAAATATCTTGGATGGAATCTGTTTTACATAGAGGTATGTGGGCCGGTTCTAAGGAAAACCAAACCATCAATATGGATTTAATAGAAGATGGAAAATTTATTGTAAAGAGTGTTCGTTTGCCTCCCGTTCTTCCCAAAATCATAGATGAAATTGTGGTTAATGCTATAGATCATTATTCTCGTTGTGGAAAAGAAGTGAGTAAAATAGACATTGATGTTTTACAAGATTCGACTATTATTGTTATTAATGATGGTCCTGGTATTCCGGTAGAGGAGACAACCACCGTTGATGGTAGAAAAATGTACACTCCGCAGCTTACATTTAGTGAATTTATGTCCGGCAGCAACTTGGATTTTGAAGAAGATTCCGAGAGAATTGTAGGTGGACAAAATGGCATTGGGGCTAAACTAACATCATGTTGGTCCAAGAAATTCATTATTGAAACACTAGATGCCGCACATGGTGTTATATATAAACAAGTTTTTGAGAATAATTTGTCATTAATTCATCCACCGGAAATAACTAATACAAAGAAAAAGAAACCATATACGAGTATCTCATTTTTGATTGACTTCGAAAGACTTAAGATAAATCGCGAACAATTTCATTCAACGCTGGTTGAAATAGTAAGGGCTCGAGCATATCAAACCGCTGCTTTTATTCCTATATCAGTAGCGTTTTGTGGCGAAAAGATTGATGTTGGGTTTGAGAAATTTGCGAGAATGTATTTGCCCGGTGATGTAGTTGTTGGACAGTTGGTTCATGAAAAAAATAACATGGCTTATGATGTGATAGTGGGTCTTTCAGAAGGAAAAGAGAGATCAATAACTATTATGAATGGTATTTATATCCAATGTGGTGGTACCCACATAGATTATATTCATAAACTTATTGTTGGGGAACTAACTCCAATGATATTAAAAGAGGTCAAACCAATGGGAATAACTAAAATAAGTAAAACTGTAATAACCAATAACTTATTTGTATTCATCAAGGGTTATCTTAAAGATATACAATTTAAATCCCAAGTCAAAGATATGATTGTGGTTGATGAGGCCCGTTTTGAAGGTTATGATTTTACGCCGAAGAAATTTTATCGAGAGGTTTATGATGTGATTTTGCCCAGTGTGTTAGAAAATATAGGTGCGAAGAGAAAAACCACGTCGAGTAAAAATGTATTGGGTCGTATTAATCCCATGAAATATCAAGAGGCTAGAATGTGTAGTAAGAAGAACTTGCGACACAAATGCTCTCTTATCATCACTGAAGGAGATTCGGCCCAAGGTATGGTCAACGAAGGAATTAACAAAGAAATTGATAAGGACTTTAATGGAGATTATTTCGGCTCTTATACTATTCAAGGTGTTCCCATTAATGGTTTAAAGTTTTCATATATGGTCAATGAATCTGGAACTATCATTAGAAAAAAGAAACCAGTGGCGGCCAAATCAACAGCCCCGGGCAGCAAGAAAAAAGCTAGCAATGGAGAGAGCAAAATTAACTTAGATGAAGAGGAGATTGGCGGGGGTGATGGTGATGAAGAAGAAGATAATAACAGTATAGGAGTATTTGAAGAATTATCAAGCGCTTATGGTGGCGCTAATTTCGATAACTTTGTTCTTGGAATTCGCAAAGCCAAGGACAAGTTAATTAAGAACGAGCGAATCAAAGATATCATGTGTATTCTTGGTTTGAATTTCAATATGAAATATGATCGAACTCCCAAGGGAGAAAAAGAGTTTGAGACTCTTCGATATGGTTCCATCATCGGAATGACCGATCAAGATTTAGATGGATTTAATATATTTGGTTTAATTTCGACCTTTTTCTTAACATTTTGGCCCGGACTAGTTGAAAGAGGATTTATTAGAAGAATTAATACACCAATTGTTCGTTTTATACCCAAGAAATCAAAGCGTAAAACTTTGGCTGTTCAAAGTTTTTACAGCGAAAAAGCGGCTAAGGACTGGTCCGCGGCTCATGCTGACGAAATGCATCATTACGATGTCAAATATTATAAGGGTCTTGGCACACACACTGGGGCCCGAGGTGAGATAGATGAAATTTTTACCAATATAAGTGAAAAAATATGCACTTATGTTATGGATGAACACGCAATCAAAAATATGTTTATTTATTATGGTGAAGAAACCGCGCCTAGAAAAATAGTTCTTGCGCAGCCTCCGCCAGATGAAAGAGAATATCCAGATCGCCAAATACCCCTTAGTGATCATTTTATGATTCAGGTGCGAAAGTTCCAAAGAGACAATATTATTCGCAAGCTTTTATGTTGTATAGATGGGTTTGTAGATAGTCGTAGAAAGGCATTTTATACAGCCACTTTCCTTAGGACGGATGAAGAAGTCAAAGTGGGAAAATTAGCCCAAGATGTGGGCGCTAAGGCCAATTATCATCATGGCGATGCTAGTATGGCCGATACTATAGCTAAAATGGCCCAGGGTTTACCAGGAGCGCGCAATATGCCACTTTTATTACCCCTGGGTTTATATGGAACTCGTGATAGAGGATATAAGAATTATGCTCAGCCGAGGTATATATATACCGCTATTAATGCTAAACTGGCATATAAGTTATTCAGACCCGAAGATAATTATATACTTGAATATGAAATTGATAATGGCGAAAGATTTGAGCCTAAATATTATGTTCCTATTATTCCATATGTATTATGTGAATCCAATAGTTTGCCCGCGACTGGATGGCGTATAACTGTTTATGCGCGACATATTGATGACATATTTGAAAATACTCGTAATATGATTACTGGTAAGATTAAGAGCTGTAAAAAGCTACGTATGTGGAATAAAGATTTTAATGGTAGTATTGTAGATGGGCCCAATAAGAAAAAGTATTTTGTGGGTAAATATATTTATGATAGTTCACAAAATCCCAATCATATAACAATATTAGAATTACCACCTAGCAAATCATCAAAGAATTATATTGTGGGTGATTGGCTTACCGATGAAGAGAAAAAAGAAGCTAAGAGATCTAAGGCAAAGGCTAAAGGAGGGGGAGGGGGTGAAAGCGAAACTGATGGCCCTGCAAAAGGTATAATAAACTTAAAACATATTGTTGGAGTTTCTGATTATACAACTAATAAGGGTGTCAGAATAGAAGTTGATTTTGAGCCTGGATCAATAGCCACAATAGCAGAAAAACATAGTAATGAGTGGTTTGATGGTCTTATAAATTACTTGGGCCTCAAAGAACCAATTGTTGATTATCTCAATTTGGTTGATGAATATGGTCGCGTAATTCATTATGAGTCTTATGAGGACATATTTAATCATTGGTTTGAAATAAGAAAAAAGTATTATATCAAACGAGTTGAAAGAGATAGAATTGTATTAGAATATAAATTACAATACCTCAGAGAGGTTCAAAGATTCTCAAAGAATCACAACAACTATAATATAACTAATAGAACTAGTTTGGAGAAAGCTAATGAAATATTGGAAAGCGAAAAGTACATTAGATTTAATTATCGAAACTTATCATCACCGCAATTTATACCTGTTGAGGAACTTCATAATGCTATTTTGGTTCATGATGTTTCTTATGATTACTTATTGGATTTGGGATATAAGAATTTGGTTGATGTGGCATGTGCCAAAAGAGATGAAGAGATAAAAAAAATAGAATCGCTGTTGGAAGAATATAAGGACGAAACCTATTTTAAGGGGGCAAAAATATGGTTAAGAGAGTTGGATGAACTAGAAAAAGCAGTAGTGGATGGTTTGAAGTCTGATTGGTTTTATGGTGAAAATCTGTTCTCTTATGCCAGCATGAGTGATGGTGTGAAGGGAAAAAAATCCGCCAGTAAGAGGGCGAAGTGAGGAGTGAGGGGATTATTGATTGATTAGTTGACATTCTATTTTTTTATTTATTGTTTAAATTTTGATTCATATAATAAGAATAGAAAAAGAGGAGGGTAAGAAGAGGAGGGAGGAAGGAAGAAGGAGGATAATGGTTAAATTTCGAGAAGGAATAGAACGTCTCAATGTTGGCTTGCAAGCAGCTAAAAATATGAGTGATGGTGATAAAACTAAAAGGTTCAAAGTGTCGGCGTATGAAAGAGCCATTGGAAAATTAGCTGAAATATCCCGAGTAAAGGGCGAAGAAAGCGAAATTTCCGAAGAAGATTTTACTAAAATGGAATTGACACCTTATATGAAAACAAAAATTATAACAAAACCAAAAGTAGTCAGCGATAAGAAACGAGAAAATCCAAAGATGGTATTATTGAATAAGTTGACAAATTTTATTGGCATAGGAGAAGAAAGAGCAAAAAAATTAATAGAAGAAGGTCTCAGGAATATTAACCAACTTCATATGAAAAAATGGAAAGAAAAGTTGCCCAAAGAAACCCAACTGTTTTTGGATTATAAGCCAGAAGAGAAAATTCCACATGAAGAAATCTCATCTATGGAACCTGATATAGTGAGTTTGAAAGGCGATGGAATCAACGAAGTTATTATTACCGGAAGTTATAGACGTAAAACACCTTATTCTTCAGATATTGATGTGATGATTGTCGGCGAGGGAGATCAAATAATTGATAAATTTTTGACAAAACTTCGAGGTAAGTTTAATGTTTATCCTTATTCTCAGGGCGCTGATAAATTATCTGTATTGGTAAAGAAACTTTCTGGAGGTCAAAAATATTATAAAATGGATGTCTTCAGAGTGAATGAGGAAAACAAAATTCCAATGTTATTATATTCGACAGGATCAAAGGAAAATAATATTGCGATGAGATCGAAGGCAAAAAAACTCAATTATTTACTGAATCAAGAGGGTCTCATTAATAGAGAAACGGGTGAAAAAATACAGCTCGCAAGTGAAGAAGATTATTATAAGGCGTTGGATATGCCATATAAGAAGCCAGAGGAAAGAGTCTAATTAACACTAACTTGTTTCAATATATCTTTTGTTTTTTGTTCTATTTCTCCTATTGTTTCTTTGATGTTAAAATTATGATCTAGTTGCGAGCTTTTAGCGGCTGCTGGATTTTCTTTCGTGGTTTCATCATCTTCTTCCGTCGCTGTTGAACCCTCTCCCTTATAATATGTAATATATACATAGTATAATATCAATAAAATAACTATAACTAATATTACTGTTTTTGCATTTTCTTTAACCCATCCCATGAATGTACTGCTAGTCGGTATTGTATCTTTTTTTGGTTCGGTTGCATTATTAGGGTCTGGAAATACTTCAATAGGTGTAGTAGTATCCATTTGATAGATATATATAATATCTGGTATAAGTTTAATGAATATCAATAAAAAAATAAGTGGTATGGGTGTAATAGATAATTAGTATGGGGATAATGTTGATGATGGGATGATAGTTGAGTAAACCAATACATTAATTAATATGATCTATGGGATGGATCTCAATAAGGGGCAACCAGCTGTTCGCCAACACGAACGCCCAGACCCTCAGTTACGTAGCCGGGACGACGAGAAACAGGTCCGCCGGCAGTGGCGCTCTCAGCCTTCTGAACCTCGGCAACCGTAGCACGAGAATCAGCCATCTCCTGGGTAGGGGCCCAGAAAGCGGGGCGCTCATTCTGGCCAAGACCATCAATACCACGAGAATCAACAAATCCAGTGTCATCGCGAACCGATCCAGCCAGATTAGCCAAAGTGCTACCAGGAGTAAAGGAATCAATGCTGACGCTCATCTTGTATCCCCTGAGAAACAAGTGCCAGAAGATAACCACGAGAAGAACTAAAATCACTACAAGAATTACGCTTTCATTATCACGAACAACACTATCGAATTTCTCACCCAGAAAACTCATCTTCGTTTATTGTATATCATATAATATAAAAGAAATAAAAAAAATATTTATTAGGTTAAGATGACTATTCATAGTCCCTAATTGCAACCGCCTTTGCTCTTTGTGGTATTCCATCTTTAGATAAAGATTCATATTCAACAGTCAACATACGACCTTTGAATTTAAATGATTTTTTAAATTCTTGAAATTTTTCTTTTCTCTGTTCCTGAGTCATGTCTTTAGGTGTTACATTAAATACTTTACCCTCTGATGTTTTAACCTGCCATATAAGCGCCCCCTTATCTTTTCCCCGAAGTCCCTCTGTAAATCCGATAATTTCAAATTCATCGGTCTCTTTGGCCTTCATTTTAACCAAGTCATTACTTCTTGATATAGGCGATGATAAATATAAACCTTGTTTATTTCTTATCATAATACCTTCATAACCCTCGTTTGTAAATTGTTCAAAAAGAGATTGTACGGTCTCAGGATCAGGTGCTAAAATAGTAGGAGTTATCTTTATATATTTTTTGGCTTTTGGATCAGCTTCAATGGCTTGTTTGAATACATTTAGCTGTTCTAGACGAGTTTCAAAGGTCCAAGAATTAAGCGTTGGCAAATAAAAACAATCATATAAATGATACTCGTTACCAGATTCTTCACTGGTTTCTTCATTACGACTCTCACCGCTAATATCTTGTAAGTGTTTACCATGCTTATATATCTCTCCGTCCAAATAAAGCGAACCATAGGGTTCAGTGTCATTTTCATCTTCTTTGTCATAATAAAAACCTGTCAAGAATGGTTTAAGTATGTTTTTAATATACTGATATGTTGGAAAAGGTTTTAATTTTCTCGAATACATAACGGGCTCTCCTTGCTCTAGATATGTTATACAGCGAATACCATCGAGTTTTGGTTGCACATAAACTGGATATTGAATATGCTTTGCAGCATCTTTATATGTTTTGGCTAACATAGGATATGGCTTTGGACTAAAGGCCGATGCGATTGATTTAGTTCCCATACCTGAATCTTTCTTTTTTTCATACATCGAACGCGCTCTAATAAGCGCTTGTTGAAATATGTTTCTTTCATTGGCTTGACCCTGAAAAGCACCTTCTGTTATGTAAGTTGGTGCTTCTCTTGTGATTTTTCCGCCCTCAATACCTCTCTCAACAAATACTTGTGCAATGAGATTGTTGGGAAATTCTTTGGATGTAAAATACCCCTGTGTAATTTTTTGGGTTTCTTCGTCATTAATCTCCCAATCTATATTGGATATCGGTGGTTTTTTTGTTTTTATGATAAGACGCACAAACACAGTCCATATTCTGGTTCGATTGAAACTATCTTTTTGTTTGAGAGAGGGAAATGCATATATCTTATTTTTCTCTATTTTACCTTCAAATGACTGAAAATCCTTAAAATCGCGCTTTGAAGATGCCATTATATATTATTATGTAAATTCAAATTTCTAGATAAATAATATGAATAATGATATACTGATTTAACTATGCTTATATAATATAGTATGTCAGTTGGAAACGATGTGTCTAGTTTACTTGAAAAATTTAAACATAGCTTATATTTAGCTAAAATCAATCCTCGTGATATAATATTACCGTTCTTAAAGGAAAAAAAACTATTAGTTTTTATTTGGCTATATGAGGATATATATTACGATGTCATAGAAGGTAAATATATAATTAAGAATTCTCGTATTAACTTTAAAGAATATTATAAAATTATTAAACATATTGATGCGCCATCCGGCGGTGATGATTCTATATTGTTTGGAGAAATTATTATGTTAGTTCGAAATAAGCTATTAATCGATTTGGAGAAAAAAAGATATGAACTTCTGTTTAAAAAGGTATCCTTTGGAGTTAAAAATATGTTATCGCGCGTACTTGGAGCGGCTGAAGATGTTAAAAATGAGTCGCCAATTTTACAATCTGCAAATCACATATTTGATGTTATAGATTTGCAAAAATTAGAAAATTCCACATTAGAATTTAATAAGGAACTGGTTCATGTGGATCGTATGATTCAAGAATGTATTGAGGTTGCCAAGGAATCTTTTGGAGTCGAACCAATAAAATATATCGAATCTATAGTTCCCGAATATATATTTACGGATCCTAATAGAATAAAACAGGTTATTTTGAGTATAGTTAGTAATAGTGTTAAGTATTATAATGGTGAGAATTTGGGTAGAATTGAAATTTCTATATACGTAGATGCTGTTTATATAGATGATAAAATAGATTTATCGATTAAGATTGCGGATAATGGACCTGGTATTAATGCGGAAATTCGACCTTGGATATTCAAACCCATAGAGATTGTCAGTGAAATAGGTATAGTAGGTATTAGTTTACGTATATGTTGGTTAGTGATTCGGGATCTTGGCGGCACTATATTTTATTCAAATGTGGGTCAATCATCACATGGGTCTGTATTTCAAATAATGTTGCGCTGCGAAAAAGAACAACCTCCGAACCCTCGAACACATACTATGGAATTTCTAAATAAATATAAAGTGTTATTATGTGTTAAAAAAATCACTTCTCGAATAGAATGCTTGTTGAAGATATTTAAAAAATATCATATTGTTCATTACTTTTATATTGAGGGGGGTGGATTAGAGGGCGAGGGAATTGAGGGTGAGGGTGAAATATACAATAATTATAACATTGTTATCTTTGACGAACAGTATGATTTTGATGAAATTTTATCTTTGCAATCTATGTGGTTTGGTGTTCCTTTAATATTTATGGTGTCGGATGAAGCAGAATTTAGTGTGAAGATAAAAAGTCAGCCGTGGTTAATGGCAACTAAACATAAAGTCATGGAATTATCTTTGGGAGAGACTGATTGTAAGATTAGACTTCTTAGGGTTTTAAAAGAAATGAACAAAAAATTAGTGGTTATGTTATGTACTGATATCAAAGAACAATCGGCAATTTCTAATATAATAGCGATGGTAGAAGTTATATTTACAAGTCCAGAAATTATTCATGGGGATTTTGGTCGTTGTGTGAAATTGTTGAAAGAAGATCAGAATTTTTATGATATTGTTATTGTGGACGATGCTCGATATGAACAGATTCAAAAATATAGAAATAAAGAAGAAAGAACTATTCCATTAAGTTATATTATTGGCGCGGCTGGCGTCGGAGCTGGTAACAGTATGAGCGGGGGTGGTGGTAGTAATAGGGGTATTAAGTTATTGGGTTTAAAATCAACTGATTAAACCTTTCTATGTCTATTTTGTTGTTAATATCAAGTTGCGACTTGTTAATTTCTTCAATTATTTCTATTTCTTCGGTAATTTTCTGCATTTTTTTGTAATCTCTACGACGTCGAATTTTCTTATCTTCTAGTGTTTCAAGATGTGTTTGCAAAATTTTGGTGTCTTTCATAGCTTCATTAACAAAAATTCTCCTATGGCGATTGGAAATAATAGGATAGCGGCGAGAGTTATACTCTTCAATCATTCTTTTTTTGAGTGCTAAGATTCGTCGGCCATTCATATTAATCATTCCTGGGAGTTTGTGTGTTAAGCATAAAACCCTCTTTTGACCAGGAAATCCGCAATTAGCCACATATGTACATCCTGCATGTTCACACATATGCTTGTTAAGATTGTAATGATGGGGTTTCTTGTGCAGTGAACAAAATCTAATCACTACTCCATTAACTTTTTCCCTTCTATCGCCATATGAAGCATGTACGCCACATACGGGACAACGATTTTTGCTTAAGTTAATATGATGTTCGAGCTTATGTTTTTTGCAATGAGTCGGTGATTTTCCAGCTTCACCGAAACAAGCACTTACGAAACAATGATCAAATTGACATCTATTAACTATTAAATTAACGTGCTCTGGAAGGGCATGTTTGTCGCAAAAAAGGGGTTCTAATGAATCGTGAGGGCCAAAACATGCATAAATAGTGCAAGAGGGAAACTTACATATCACATCATGTCTCATTTCCCACCAAGAATTATATAAATACAAATTTTCATTTTTACTGTCTAATCATTTGTCTTTTTTTCTTTATTACACTAGCAACTACAAGAGCCACAATGATAAGTATAACAAATGAAGCAATAACTATTATAATAATCCATGTGATACTTAATGATTGAGAGCTGGCTTGAGGTGATGCAGGGTTAGGCGTGGGAGGAGCAGGGCTAGACGTGGGAGGAGCAGGGCTAGACGTGGGAGGAGCAGGGCTAGACGTGGTGGGAGGGGGTCGCGATGGCTCATTATTTACAACACCCACCGGTGCTCCTGGGCTATTACCAACTGTATTATGGGTATATGTATATTCATCATCACAACTTTGCGACTGAACATTATCTGATGATAATTTCTGTGATTGGCCTATCATTTGTAGATCTTGTGCGCATACTTTGATGTTGGGACAAGTTGTTAAAACTCTAAGGGCTGGTGGTTTCCAGCCCTCATTGCGGCATGTTGAAAACCAACAATGAGGCGGATATTGTTTATTAATACCTTGAACTATACGCTCTGAAAGTGTTTTTTCATCATCATCTTTAAAGTCCATAGTAAATTGTTGAACTGCGTTTATACATGAACATTTAGGATGCAAGGGATTGGCTCGACAAAAATTGGCATATAATTGGTTTAGGTCTTGCATATTTTGAGTGCTAGTGGATGCTATAAATTCGTCATTTAAGCGACAATATGAATTGAAATCTTTTTTACAACTATTTAATAATACATTAGCTGTTTGTAATGGATCTACTTCTCTATTATTTGCAAACCATTGCCTACAATATGCCGTGACTGAGTTTGATGGGTCTTCACAATATTTAACGGGATCAGGAGCGCATATACCTCGCAAACTACTGGTCCAATCGCCAGCTTGAACTTCTATGCCTGTTAAATAAGAGTCGGCGGGGCATTCGAATGAATAATCGTTTCCATTAATTGAATAAATGGTGTTTTGGTCTTTTCTTCGAGCGCGAAGAGAATTATATCTTTTGTCACTTTTCCAATGAGGTGTTTCGGATGATTTAAGAGTATGGGATTTGGATGTGGTAACCCAATCATGTTTATTGTAAACATCACCAGCTCTATATTCTTTTTCTCCGTCATCACATGTAAAATGTACTGACCTTAAAGCATGTCGATCTTCCGCGCCCCATAAATTGTTAATAAATCGTCCTGGTGGACATAATAATTTATGATAATCTGGTCGAGCAGGGTCTATGTTTTGTCCTATTGTACTCGTATAACATACTCCTGATGCTGGATATTTAATATCATGACCACAAAATACTTGGGACATTATATATTATATTTGACAAAAAAAGAATGTCAAATATAGTTTATTATATTAGTTGATATTTTTTTGATTTCTGTTTTTTCTTATCACATAGATCAATACAGCAATTAAAACACATATAATTACGAATATGACTATTAATAAGATAATGAAATTAGTATCAGACATTTTTTGTTCCTCGTCTGATGTTGTTGAAGTAGATGAGGGTTGTGAGGGGGATGATTGAGGAGGCGAAGAAGGTTGAGAAGGGGACGAAGAAGGTTGTGTGGGTTGTGAGGGTTGAGATGGAGGTGAAGAAGGTTGTGTGGGTTGTGATGGAGGTGAAGAAGGTTGAGATGGGGGTGGAGAGGGTTGAGATGGGGGTGAAGAAGGTTGAGATGGGGGTGGAGAGGGTTGAGATGGGGGTGGAGATGGTAATGGGTTTGGAGATGGCGAAGGAATGGGAGCTGGCTGAGGCTGATTTCTATATACCACAGTATCCGATGGACGACAATCCGCTAATAAGAATCCAGATAGTTTTTGTTGAGCATCAGAACTCATAAAATTATAATCAGCGCGACAAAGTTTACGTTGCATACATCCATTCCCCGGATCACCCACTTTTCCATTCCAACTATCCGGAACATCACGAGACCTCACCCAAGCATTAGGATTTTGACACGGTTTCCACCAACAGATGCTAGATTTATCCATAGAGATAAGATCAACCAAATCGCTAACTACCTGTCCATCAACCAGCATTCCTTTTGCAATAGATACCTTAAGTTGTTTATCGGCATTGATACAAGCGCATTTTTCGCTCATTTCATTTTCAGGTTTAGCGCAATAGTTATTATAGTAATTATCAAGAATATAATGTTCATCCGTGTTTTTGAAATAGTTTTCATGTTGCATAACGATAGGATTCGCTGTAGAGGCGAGACGTTTTAAAACACCCTTTGCCTCATTATGCCATGAAGCAGATGGATTTGAATTATCTCTGAACCACTTAGTACAATATTGAGTCTCTGGATGGATTTGACAATAGATTAGAGGGTCAGGACGACATCTATATCGTATGCTATCTATCCAATCCCCAGATATAAATTCAAGTCCATCGGCATAAGATCCAGGAGGACAATGAAACTGATTTTCTAATCTACCAGCAGTATTACCACCGGGTATTAAATCCATTGTTGAACCTCCATCGTATCGCACAGGAATACGACTATAACGCAAAGACGGAAATCTCTGATTATGCTCATTTTTCACTTTAATCTCCATGCCAGTATCATGCCAAAAGCATCCCTTATTATTACCATGAGAACCCATATCTTTATTACCGCAATAAATACCTACGCGTCTTAATAGCTTACCACATGCATTACCATAAACATGGCTTATAAACTGATTACTTTCTGCCTCTTTATCACAATATAAACCCCCTCTTCGTGGGTTTATTTCATCGCTGATAGATACATGACCCAATGCAGGAGAATAACAATAACCAAATTTATCAAAATTATCGGGTTTTGTTGAATCACATAATACACTCAAAGCCATAGTTATATATATTAATGAGAAAAAATTAAACTTGGTTTTATTTATTCAAACCATTTTAAGCCTTTGCAGGGTCCATTCATATTCCTTTTTATTATTATATTTAGTCATATCTTCTTTTACATTTGGCAGTTCCATTGGAAAACTCATAATTCTATTTGCGGGTTTTAGTGAGGTTTGAGTATCTATGTTTTGTGAACTCACTTCATTTAAATTTTGAAGTTCTTTGAGTTCATCAAAATCATCATTAAATTTTATCTCTCTTTTTTTGCATATTTCGAGAAATTCTCTTCTTTGACTATAACTAATCTCGGGGTCATCCATTAAAATGAAAGAATATTCTCTGTTTGCCCAATATAAAAAATCCAAGTTCTCTTCTAGGGATAAACTTTTTAGCATTTCTTGTTCTATTCTCATTAATAAATGACTATATTTTATTGTCTGGGCCTTAGAGTGATCGCGGATTTTATCAAATTTCAGATACTCTTTGAGCTTAATCATACCTGCAACCATGCTTCCGAGAACAATCGTAGCCCGTTCAGTTGTTTCTTGAGCATGAGAAAATACTCTTCCCATGGCTGCTACCAAGGGGGTTAAACCAGCTAAAACCATGACGCTCCATCTAAAACCTCGGTCATAATAAGCATAAGAATCAATAATATAAGATAAATAAATCTTACGAAGAAGGATTGTTTTTTTGAGATCTTTAATATCTTTATAAAATTTTATGCCTGTAACATCTCCTTTTTCATCCATTATATATAATTAGAGATTTATACATATGGGATTTTGGAAGAGGGGGGGGTGGGGGGGGGAGGGGTGAGGGGTAGGAGGTGGGATTTTTTTATTAATGTTAAAAAAATCCTGACCTCTGGGCTAGGATTTTTCCCGCTGACCAAAAAACACGATCTCATTGAATTTCAAGCGAATAGTGAATAAAACTTAATATACAAATTCATCGACGAATTTGCTAGTTTTTTATTGAAAATGAGGGATCTTAAGAAATATCGGGTTCTATTGAATTTGGATCGGAAATTTGAGGACATCGACCCATTTTTAAGGATTGAAAAAAATAGTAATAGTAGTTGGTTGGATTATATATGACAATTAAATATTGTCAAAATTGACAACTCCAATTCTCTTAAGATATTCCATTTTCTTTAGCGGCTCAGTCAGTTTTCTCAAAGCGTTTAATTTTTCTTCCTTAGAAATAGGGTCTGGATTGGCATTGCTATCCTTAATCGCCTTTAGATGATGAGGACTATCGAGAGTTTTGATTTCTTCTTCATTGAGATTTCTTACAATATGGGACTTTCTGAGGGATGCTTCCTCTGACTGATAGCAGAAATACCAGACATTGAGCGGTGAAAAACGTCCTATGCGATGGCCTCGGCCTGCAACTTGCGTTTCAATAGCTGGGTCAATAATATAATGATAGAATATTAAATCAGTGGCTGTTTGTAGATTGAGACCGGCACAATGTTTAGAACTATTGACGATTAATATACATGGTTCAGCACACATTTGGAAATCAAGAGCTATTTTGCTTCTTTGATTAGGAGTTCCCTCTAATTTCCAGAACTTAATATGAAGTTCCACGAGTTTCTTTTCTATGTCATTAAGACTTTCGTCATAATTGGCAAAAACCAGTAATTTACGAACTTCTTTTTCTTTTAGTCGACAGGTTCCCTTCATCATATTGTCAATATGAATATCAACGGGGGTATTTCGCAGAGGCTTACCCACTAAAATCCTAATAATACCATCGATCTTTGTGGTTTTAGGACTAACTTCATCGGGAATAGTCTCGCGAAGTTTCGTTATATACTCTGGCAATTCTGATTTTGTTTCTTCCTGGATATCTTCCGGTTCTTCTTCTATTTTCTCTTCAACGACTAAATCTTCTGCGTCGAGTTCGGCAATATTTGCTTTCTCGAGTTGACTGATTCTGATATCATCACTGCCAATAAACACTAAATCCGTAATGGCGATCTGTTGTCGACATTGTGCACATATGCCTCCTGAAAGCTGAGAATAGTGCTCTTTTAGTTTTTGGCTGTTAATACCGCAATTACTGCATAAGACTAAACAGCAACATAAATTAATAGTTACATCCTTTTCCATTAGGCTGTCGCCACATACTGGACAATCGCCTTGTTTGATATTCGATCTAACTCGATCCACAGCAGCGCCATTAACCTTATTTATTTCCTTTTGTTCCTCTTTGGCTTCTTTAAGGAAGTTCAATATATTAGGATATCTATATTCAATTGGTTTGAATGCATATAAATCTCTCTTACCATATGTTTTCTTTTCTTCGTTACACATTTCTATTGGTAACCATTCGCCTTCATTCTGTAATTGAAAGTCAATAAATTCAATTAAGTTGGTTGAATCGATATAAGCTTGATATTTATCACCTAAAATCTTCTTAAATACATCTTTAATCTTATTGCTTTGAATTCCTACAGCCTTGGCGGCCTCTCCTATAGCATTAGCATTTAACATTTCCATCACTCTTGATATCTCATTACCTGATAGAGCATTAACAAGCGATACATAACGTTCATTAGGATTGATAAAATGGGCTATACGGAATTTAGGATAGGGAATTTCCATAGTTGACGCAATATATTCTTTTTTGGTTCTAATATTTACATACTCAAATAATAGATCATTATATTTAATAGTCTCTGTGCTACTAATTAGACCCAATTCTATAACATCACCTAAGTTTTGTATTTTATCAACATGACTATAATTAGGTGTATACTTGGGTTTTTTATCAGTATTATTAGTACTACTCACAAACCATGTGAAAAGAGAATTGATAAATAAACATGAATGCGGTGTTTCGTCGTGGTTAAAATCATCAATAACAACTCTTGACCAACAAACATTACGAATGAGGGCAACGCGATTATACATATAATCATAATTAACTCTCGGGGATATTTTTTCATACTGCTCGATATCATCCCTGTGACCCTTAATCATAAGTTGGTAATAATAATAAGAATGCCCAAAGTCGGCATTATAAACATACTTGGGAATTTCTATTACAGTTGGTAAAGTCTCGAGTTGTTTAATGATTCTGCTGCTCAGTTCATCCTCGTCAAGGAGCTTCTTCGGAGTTTTTTTGCCTTTGCCAGCGGTGGGAGGTTCATCATTTTCTGTTGTCGTATCTTCGTTATCGGTCTTATTGTCATCGTCAAACTCGATAAAATCACTTACATCAACTAGGTCTTCTTGGGGCGACATTCTTTCGATTGATATATATTTAGCATAGCTTTCATATCTGTACACCATGTTACTACCAGAATTAAATCTAGGCAATTTGACATCTCCCTTGATAATGGGCACTGTGATTTTTTTGTTCTTAACTAGAATGATTTGATACTCATTAACTTTTTTTGTTCTAATCAACTCTAGCAGAATTCGTAACTCAAAGACTGTTCTAACTACAAAATATTTCACATCTGTAAAACGCTTAATAGCGTCTTCCCATTGGTTTAATACACTAGCGCCAACAAAGATTATAGTTGGTTTTAGTATATTTTTATATTTTAAATGCATGTATATTTTTGATCCTTCTCTAAACTTGCTTCGAGCACCCAATGCAATACCAGGCATTAAAGTAGGGTATACCTTAGGTAGCGGCGAGTTAAGAATATGAGCGAGGAGTTCGACAGTCTTACCAGAACCAACAGGCTCGGATAAAACTGCTCCAGAATAATAGAGTTTGGCATTTAATAGGTCCATAACTCTCCTATCTTCTACATTCTTCATCGCGGCTATAACACTCCTCTGATGTTCAAAAAGTACGGTTTTGATTTTGGCTGAGTCAATAGACTGACAAATACTATCTAGATACATAAAAGGCTGACTTTTGGTCATCTTGTTTCTCTTGTCTTCAGCACGTACATAAGGGGATAACACATGTAAAGCCGGAGTATCCATTTCTAACATATATTGTATAATCAGAATTCAAATTTTAATATTTATAAAGTTTTTCTAGAATATCAAATATGAATTAAAAATATAATTATGGATAATATATATTCGAGATGACTGAAATGCAAGCACTTCCGGTTAATGACGAAAATAAAGTAGTTTCTGTTGCGGTAGTCAGTAATGATGTGGCAAAATCACAAGAGAGAGTTATGCATTTAGTTAATAAGATTAAGTCGGCGACTCCAGAGGGTAAAATTACTCCTGTTAATATAATTCGTGTTGTTGCTGTCTGTATGGCTACCGCGGATACATTTGATAATGTCCCGGGAGCTCATAAAAAAGAATTAGTCATGAAGGCGCTTGATCATTATATTAATCATGTTATGGTTGATCTTTCGCCTGATGAGAAAGAGATTCTTATGGGTCCTCTGCATTTGGCAGTTAATGCCGGTGTTGATGTGCTTCAAGAGGCTAGGAAGGGTTTATATAACATCAAAAAACAAACATCGGGTTGTTTATGCTGTTGATGGGAGGGGGGGGGGAGGTAGAGGAGCAGGGAGATATATTATGAATTATACTCAATTAATTGAGTTCCAGGTGGTAAGGTTCTCGCATATTTAGCTAAACTATCAACAAAATTATTGACCTCAAAACAGTATCTTTCATAAGTTCCCTGGGGCATCTGACCCCAACCCTTATTATCATGAGACTGCATATGAATAAAATCTACTTTTTTTCTCAATAATTTCATTCGATATAATAGCCGACATATACCCCAAACAATATCAGGATTCTTATGTTCATCTATGTTTTTCCATTTTTTGGTATAATATTTGATTGTTTTTATCCAAAATTCACTATCTGATACCACAATAATCGATTTGAACTGAATTGAATTTTCATAAGACAAATAATGGAGAAGTGAAAGAATAGCATATCCTTCGGCTCTCTGATTAGTACTATAATATTTCGAATTATCTAAGGATCCATATATATTCATATCTGGAATAGGACCTAATGCAATGTTAACCGCATAACCACCTCTTGATTCAGGACAGCTTTTATTAGGAGCACATGAGCCATCTACAAAGGCAATTATCGTCGATGATTGATCCTCTTCATCTTTTATTCCAAATTTATCCAATATGGGATTTGATAATGTCGATGATTTAAGAGTTGATTTTGCTTCTTCGGAGCTTATAGTTATTGCCCAATTGGCTTCAAACTCAGCTGAATCCCATATAATGGGCGTTAATTGAGCAGATGATATAATTTTTTCTGCTTCCAAAAAATTTGGGCAGTCTTTAAATGGTTTGGCGGTGGCAGGGGAAGGATGATGATATTTTAGCACATGGGATGGAGGGTTAATATAATCATCGAATTCTTGGGCTTTCTTCCCCCATAATATAAATATAGGCGGAGGTGTGATAGTTGATGATAATTTATATATAAGATTTGCTGTGAATTCTGCCCATATATTAATATGAGATCCTATCTTACCTTCTATTGTGGTGAGAGCCGTATTTAAAAACAAGACGCCTTGAACAGCCAAATAACTTAGATCGTTATTTGGAGGTGTGTTTTGGATCAATTTACTAGTTTTTAATGCGGCGAATATATTTTTAAGAGATCCCGGAGTCTTTGTAGCCAGTGTTGAAAAAGCCAATCCATGGGCATCCCCTGGAGTTGGATAAGGATCTTGACCAAGAATAACTATTTTGACGGATGAAAGTGGTGTTAAGCGCGCAAACTCAAAAACTAAATGAGGTGGCGGAGTGATTTTTTCCCCCGCTAAAGTCGTAGCAATGTCTTTAATCTCCATTAAATCGAATATTTCTTTCCATTCAGTGGGTACTCCACATAAGAACTTCTCATATAATTCGACTCCTTCATTCTGCTTCTTCGATAGATCCATGTAAATTAATGATGATGGGATTAATCGTTACTATCTTATTATTTATATAATTGTATATAAGCTTTTTCATTTTTTCAATACCAAAATACGATATAGTTGGTAGTAATTCATTGAAGATTCTTATTTCATCTTTCATGATCAGATATTGTTTGGATATAATTATGATGAAATTTGAGTCGAGTGAGGGCATGTGTTTTTTTATAAATTCTATTTCTTTGGCGATATCGTTCTTGGTAATTTTAAGTCTGGGTGATATGTATGTCTCTATTAGTTGTATTTCTGCATCGGATAAACACGAAGAATTTTGGGGCGAGTAAGTTGGAGCTTTTATATGACAATATTTTTCTATAAATTCTAAATGATCTGGATGATTTTGTTGACCTATATTTCTGATAATCATTGGTGTATCTGGAGAATTTTTGAAGTTTGGCAGAGACATAAAATTGTTTATAAGTGGTGAGTCCAGATTTTTATTCCAAATAATTTCATAGATTTTATCCCCGATGTTGCTTTTATAGTAGAATTTTTTGTCCTCGGCCGACATATATAATTTGTGCGATTTCAAATTTTGGGTGGCGGTTGTGGTGGGAGTGGGAGTGATAGTTAAATAAAGTATGATATATTTTTATATAATATTATATATAGAATGCTGTCTTTACGCGAGATCCTTGTCATTATTTTGTTGATTTTTATAATTTATCATATATTTGTCGGATGTGCGAAGGAAAAATTTAGTGCTTCCCATGGATTCTTTGATCCACAATCTGAACAAAATACTAACTTTGAAATGCAAAGTTATATAGTTCCTCGTGTAAAGCTATAAAAATACTTATATATAGTAACATGTCGGTTTTAAGATTGGAATATATGGGCTTAGTTATATTTTTTATAATAGTATTGGCGATTTACATATACATATTACAGTTTTATCATATAGAAGTTCCCAAGTATTTTATCGACGAAATACAGTTTAGAACTGGGGATGTGATATTATTTAAGGCTCAGAATAATTTTAATGCTCCAAAAATCGCATCGTACTTTACGCATATAGGGGTGGTTTATGTTCGCGGTGATCAAGTATATTTATTTGAAGCTAATGGAATTGAGGGTATGAATCTGAAAAAACATCATAATAAAAATGGAGTGTTCTTATCAAAACTATATGGAAGAGCTAGTAAATATAAAGGTCGATGTTTTCTTAAACCTCTTATAGGTCCTCCTATTGATGATGAGGTTCTTATAGAATTTGAAAAGTTTATGAAATATGCATTGTCCAATATGTATTATGATACGCGAGTTATAAGAAGTAGTGTGGGAAAATGGATAAATGGCATTGAATGCGGTCATGATAATGGAACCAATTGCGGAGAATTAGCATATTTAAGCTTAGTTAATCTTGGTATTATTGAAAAGGGATTAACTTTGCATTATTTGAAATACATTAGTGAGCTGGGAAAGTGTGAAGGAGAATATAAGTATGGATCTTTAATAGAATTGATTGACCATCCTTTTGATATGTAGGGGCAGAGATGTCAATATTGGTTAACCATTATTTAAATCATATTATATAGAAGTAGGGAGTTGAAGATGCCGACATTATTAGAAAAAAACAAAATAGTTATAGAAAGTTGGATGTCCAAGGAAACCAAAAGGGACATTCAAAATAATACTGGTATTGAATATATCATGAAATGGATATCTCAACGTCTTTGGATCGCCAAAGATGTACCCCCAGAAATCCCCATTAAAACCATAGGTTCACGTGTGCTTGTCCTTCGTAGTGGCACCGGATCGGGTAAATCTACCACTCTACCCACCAATCTTTATTCTACATTCTTCGAAAAAAATCATAAAAATATTGTTATTACACAACCACGAAAAGCTACCACTACCGATATTCCCTATCAAATTGCAACTTTTTATAAGAACCTGCGACTGGGTGAAAACCTGGGATATCAAACACATACTTTAACTTATAAGCCAGCTAAGGGTATATTATTCACAACAGTCGGTATGTTATTACAATTTTTGAAAAGTATGGATGATGATACTTTTTGCAAAAAGTATGGGTTCATAATAGTTGATGAAGTTCATGAGAGGTCAATTGACTTAGACAGTATTTTATATTATATCAAATCGTTGTTGAAAAGAAAATACAAATCGTATGATTGTCCTTTTGTTATTTTGACCAGTGGTACATTCGATCCAAAAATTTACATGGAGTATTTTGAGTGCCCCAGGGATCATTTTATTGATGTGGTGGGGTCAACATATCCTATTGAAGATCATTTTGTGAAGTTTTCACTTAGCAATGTGTTTGCTTACATTATGGATCTTGTGGGAGATTTGCATATCAAGGGGTTAGATGATGGATTATTTAGAGATATATTGATTTTCGTGTCGGGGGCTTATGAAGTGCGTGTCATTAGCAACCTAATTCACTATTATAATTTTATGATTATGGGAATGAATAAGCAAGAAATGTTGGAATATAGCAAAAGGGCGATGGAAAAATATGAGATAAAGGGAGGTGAAGATGGTGGGATGTATGTGTTGCCAGTTTCTGCTATGAGTGAAGATGTCGCGGGTGATTCTTATTATAAAATATTCTCATCGGTTGATAGTTTAACAGTTGATATATATGATTTTTCACATATAGGGGGTCTTGGTGATGTCTTAAAAATTCAAGATATTGGTGGTAGTGGTAGTAGTGGTGGGAGTGGTAGTGGTGGGAGTGGTAGTGGTGGGAGTGGTGGTGATTTGAAAGTAATTAAAAAAAGTCAGAGGGTCTTTAGGAGAGCGATAATTGGTTCAAATGCCGTTGAAACCGGCATGACCATTGACACATTGGGATATTGTATTGATATGGGATTTGTTCGCCAAAGCGAATTTAATCCGGACATAGGGGTTAAAATGCTATTAGATAAACCAGTTTCTAAGAACTCAGCTGTACAAAGAAGGGGGAGAGTTGGAAGGAAAGCACCGGGGAAATTCTACGCTTGTTATACAAAGGAAGTATTTGATATGCTTCCTCAGGTTCAGGCGGATGTGGTAAAAGAGGAAATTACATCATTTTTGCTTTCAATGATCATTAAAGAAACAGGATGTGTTTTAGAAGAATATACACACGAATATCGCAGCGAATATGATAAAGGTGTAATTGTGCTGGCGGACTATATGTCAACTGCATTTGATAGAAAAAAGTATATATTGATTGCTGAGAAACCATTTTCAGTTGAAAAGTTGGACTTTATTGAATATCCATCATATAGTTCTATGAGTAGTGGCTTTGAAAAACTATATACATTGGGTTTTATAGATTATAACTATTTTCCTACTTTATTTGGCTATTATGCTAGTAAAATCAGAATGTTGCCCTTGGAAAGTATAAGAATGATTCTTGCGGGTTATCATACAGGAGGATGTATTTTAGATCTAATCACTATTGCATGTGCTATGCAAGTAAGGGGTTTTATAGATGATCGCAAAAAATACAGGCCTCGAAATGTGTTTGCGACTACTGAAGCGACAAATGAATTCTATTCACGAGTTTTATTATTGGATGAATTTATTGAGGAATTATTCATATGGTATGAATTTATGGATAAAGTTGGAGAACTAGGTAGTGCTATAGAAAAAGGATGGGCTAAGGGAGGAGGAAGTGGGAAGATTTTACCATCTCAATACTTGGTTCGATGGGCCGATGAAAATGGATTATCGCTTGATAGATTAATGTTAGTGGTTGAGACAAGAGATGATATCATTAGTGACTTTTTGACTCTTGGATTAAACCCATTTTATAATGGATTAGGGTTAGAAGAGTATGATTTGAGGACTATTTTTACCCATTTAGATGAAGGATTAGATGAAGTTTGTAAGATTAAAAACTGTATCTACGAGGGGTATAGAAGTAATTTAATCATAAAAAAACCTCAGGGATTTGTTAATGTGGGTGATGTGCCTGTCAATGTAGAAAGTGAATTGATTAAAAAAATAGGAAAAAGTGTATCAGTGAATTATATGATATCATATGGAATGTTAATAAAAAAATCAAAGATAACTCAAAAGTATATGATAAGTGCAAGTGGAATTTGTGTCTTGGATGGATATGTGAACGTGGATTTGTCTTTTGGAATGAGGTGAAGGGGGGGGGGGTAGGGGAGGAGGGGGGAGGAAATTTATTGTGGTTGCTCATAAGCCGGAAAAGATATTATCTCGGTTTTGTTTTCAGGTGTTTCCAAGAGATCCAAGGTTGATTCTAAAATTTGTTTTCTTGAAGATTTTTGTTCATCATCAAGATCAAAATTACTATCATTGCTATCATCGGCTTCGGATTCGTATTCAAATGGAGGTGTTGTGGCTCCCTCTTCGCCTTCGTCCCCAAACAATAATGGAGGAAATAAAGTAGGCGAAAATCCATCTACATGAAAGCGATTAATATATTGTCCGTTTGTTTTTTGTTCGCTAGCTATGCGTTGTTTAATTCTTTCATTAATATCTATACCGCGTTGAGATAGAGGATGTTCAGAATCTCGTCTGGTTATTAAGTCAATATGTGGAGATTCATAAAATGGAAAGTATGAATGACCGCCAATAAACCTATGAGCTCGTGGGCTATCTGGTTTTTTCGTCAACTTTTTGGGCTCATAAGTAGCTAAGAATTCATTGAGAGCCGCTCCTGATGCCGCGGATTTAGACTGTGAAAACAGCTCATTAATGGGTAAAGGATCAGGAATTGTGAGGTTTACTGTGTCTAAGTTTTTGGGTTTAATGTGATGCTTATCTATAAATTCGTATTGGATATCAGAATATAATGCGAAGAAATTATTTAGAACCTTAAGAACATCAGCAGAACTAATTATTCCATCTGGGCCTTGACGGCTAATTGCCAATAATATACCATGTGCATCATGAATTTTACTATGATATTTGTTATAGATTTTTGGGTCCCAATCAGATGCATCTGTTTTTTCCTCGAAAAATTTCCAATCAGATAATGATTTGTATAATTGAATAGCAGCATCCATTTTTTCTGGTGTTATAACCGATGTTGATTCATACTCAATAACAAGTGTTGAAATCTCAATTAAAGTTGAGCATTTTTTTTCGAACAAAGATTGTATAGATGGGGGTGTTGCAGGACGAGGGAGAGGCGGTTTGTCTGATTCTGGTTGATGGCTATGATTGTTTATAGGCACTAACACAGGATGTGGCTTATCATGCCTAAACGGTCTTACAAAGTGTTTTTTTAGTGGAGCTTCTTTTTTCTCCATTTGATGATGCAAATACATATCAAATAATCTATTAGCCTCAGCTGTAATTTCATCGTTCTTTTCATTATGAACAAATTTTCTAAGAATAATATCTGGGGATGTAAATCCCTTTTCTACGTCACTAATATAGGCGCATAATTCTCTTACGGGTCTCTCATCTTTTTTGCTCTCGTAATGTGATAAAGTGGCTTGAATAAAATATGCCAATTTCTTTTCTGGTCGCGCCCTCAAATGAATATTTTCGCTGATTTTTCTTAAACAATCATTGAGATATTTTAATTGGTCTTGAATTTGTATACTTGGTGTAACTGAAGGAGCAGAGGGTGAGGAATGGAGGGAATTTTCATCCTGATGAGATTTTATTAAGTCATTCAAAAGCACATATTCTTCTTTTTCATTGGGTGTTATAGTATTTTGTTTTTTCTCAAGGTATCCAATGCGTTTTTTCATTAGGTTAATTTTATGATCGTCCAAACCCGTTTCTAATATAATTGCAATATTAAGAGGTATACTACCTTCTTCCCGTCTAAATGGAGAATAGGAAGACATTACACCTGATTCTGTTATTTCTTCGACTGTCACCGGCGATGAAACTGGAATAGATGGTAGACTGATGGTAATGTCTTGAATCTCACCGCATAAAGTATTTAAAGATGTTACTTGTCTAATATAATTATCAAAAGCCACGTTGGCTTTTAATAAATTAATCTTTGTTTGATTGTCGAGTTCCGAACAACGACTAAGACACTTCTTAAATAATCCTATGTATTCTTTAATATAATCAATAATCGTAGGTATTTCTTTTTTTACTTCTGGATTGTTATATAGATGTTCTAATATGCAGTTTGCATTATTGGAAAAATATTGTGTTAAGATGGCCGGAGTCGGCGACTTAATAATTAGATTTTCGGGAGCAAATGCCAATTCTCTGGACAGAAAATCTGAGATTTTCTTTTTGTTTTCTTGAGAAACAAAGGCAAGTCTATCGTTGCTTTCCGCATTCACACCCTCCGCCAGTAAGAGAATAATTGGGTCTTCTATTAAAATATATATGTTATGAACAGCCTTATTAATTGCTTGTCTGTACATTAAAACAGTTGAATAATTTGGATCATATTTTTCTAGCTTTTGAAGGGTTGCTGTGAATCTTACATAGCCCTCCATTAGTTGTCCAATCCAACCCCCGACCATAGCGGAGGGTGTTAGGTCTGTCATAAGCATAGAAATACATGTGTTATGTAAGTCATAATAAAATCTAGTTAAAAGAGCAGGATTTTTTTCGTATGCATCAAGAATTTGATCTAGCCCCAATAACAATGGGGGGTATATAACAGAGTTCTTTTTGTGACATGTTTGGACAATAAGAAGAGTGTTTTTTAACAAACGCTCTATTGGAGTTTTTGGAATTTTCTTTAAATTGTTAAAAGAATCAGTTAATTCACTACATCTAATTAGAACTTCAGTGATTTTTTCATTCGGGAAAACCGATGTGAGATCCATCGAAACCCTAAATTACATCATTATTAATTTTCAATTTTAAATGTTATAAAGAAATTGGTAATATAATTTGTTTGGATTATGTTTGAAAATATATAGGACTGATGAATAATGAGGAAAAAGTAATTATTGCATTATTAATCTTATTTTTGATATGGATAATTTTATGTTTCGGTAGAGAAGCATTTATTTCTAGAGTTGAAAAATGCACGACTAGCGACGGAAGATGTTATGAGGTGGTTGGAAAATATAATGGTAATGCTGCCGAAAAGCTGTCATATTTGAATATATTCGCTATAGAATTTATGAGACGCTTGAGACAAAAGTATGTGTTTGAGGGCCTCGGAACTCCTCATCAGAGGAATTTAGTTCATTACTTATTGGGAAATTATAATCCAGAAAACATAATAGAGAATGATCCTTTAACAACTGAGAATACATCTTATGTAGAAGATAAGGGTAAAGTTTTTGCTATATGTTTGCGTGAAAAAAATACATCGGACGGTATTGAGGGGCAGTTTCATTCAAATTCTCTTCTTGAGTTTGTGTTGTTGCATGAAATGTCGCATCTGAGTGATATGAATTTTGGTCATGGTAAAAGTTTTTGGAAGAATTTCAAATTTTTACTCACTAATGCCAAGGAATTTGGTATGCATGAACCTGTTAATTATGAGGTATCACCTGTGGTTTACTGTGGGTTGAAAATAGATTATAATCCGTATTATGATAAAACTATTCCATTGGAATAGAATAATATAGTATAACAATTTACATTTTTTTTAAATATAGGAGTGGAGGAAGGGGTAGGAAGGGGACCGGAAGGGGAGAGGAAGAAAGAAATGACTCATGAATTTACACATAATCCGGTTAAGGTACATGTATTAGATGCGAATCTTGAGGGTAATTTAGTGGTTTTTGTGGGTAATATCCCTAAAGATGTGAAAAAAGAATTAGATATGATAGATGGAAAGGCTATTACTTCTATTAAACTTGATCGAGGATGGCCAGCCATTAAGAAGTTTTATGGTCCGGAATGGAAAGTTGCATTGGGCTTATTGGGAGATGTTAAGAAGGGGGGAGCAGTCGAGGGGGAAGGAAATGAGATATCAAATGTCGCATTAGACATAAATTTAGAATTTGACGAAAATAATTTTGAACAAAATCTAGTTACTGATGATGATTTAAAGCAAATTGACATGCCTAATATAGATGTCGATAATGCTGATCAATCCAGTGGTGTTAAAATGGAAACGAAAAAAGGCACCATCCGCTTCATATACGAAAGTATTTATCCCATCGATAAGATTATAGAAATGAAATATAAGTTATTTTATTTCCTTAATATCCCTATTTTTCGACAGCATCTATGGATTAAGACAGGTAAAACAGCAACTCAAGTAATGAAGTATGAAGTAAGTATAGCCAAACAATCTTACAGACCCAATATAGAAAACTTTCTTTCTAACTGGAAAACAGCCACCGATGATGCAAATAATAGAATAGAAGGCATACCGGTGAATAAATTCTTCTATGATAACAAAGATTTTATCCTAATCAATGCACTTGAATCAATGACCCTCTTAGAAAATGTTTATTACAAATATGGCACAAATACCTACTATCTAATAGATATGTATGAAATATTACCTCTTTCTCTTCTAAAAACTATATCAAGTGATAAGACGCAATTAGAGCTTATATATTACGGCTTCATTATATATTATTTTCCCATGATAACCCGTTCTGTATTAAATGATTTAATTCGATCTAGCGATCAATTATCGCAAATGTATCCTGATTTAATGCCCGGCAAAACATATATTGAATCGATAATGAAAAAAGAATCGCTATTATTAGGTGAAGCATATGGAGCTATTAGCGATGAAAAATCCACAATAGCAGACAAAATTTATTCAAGCATAGTAGAGACAACCATTTCCGTCGACTACCATCATTCCATAGATTTGGTTATTGATCTTCGTAATATATTCGATTTATTAAAATTGAGTCCCATCATAACATATGCCAAACTATATCTTATGATGGGCAATGAAAAAATCATTATACGCAAATCATATATGAACGAAAAAGAGCCAAAGGACATTGTCACAATTAATAGTCTCATGATTAAAATCAAGATTAATCCCGATAAAAATGAAAACCTGCGTTTGATTTTATATAAAAATGGCAATTATATTGTTCGTACTGATTGGAGAGAAGAAAATCACATGACCTTTGATAAGATAATTGATGTGGTTTCTGGAAAAATCAATCCAATTATAGAACAGATTAACAGCGGAGGATCTTCAATTCAATATTTAAATGTTCGAGTTCCCTTATTGTCACGAACAAATTCTAATTTTACAGAAACGAGTATTGTATTTTATTACGATGATGATTTGAGTGAAAAGAAATATGCTATAATCGAAGAAATTATAAAAGACATGGTTGCCGCTAGATTTTTATATAATAAAGAATATACTAATTATGGTGTCGCCGAATATTTCTTTTCTAAGGGAATGTACAATTATGATACTAGTCGAATAGAGAAGAATATTCATCAACTAAACAACTATTATGAGTATTTATCTAATGCTGCGGTAATGCAAAAATGGGAAAAAATATTCGTGAAGACTCGTATTTTTCAAGTTTCATTGGTCTCAAGTAAGGTGAAAATGTATATAAGTGGTATTCGTGATGAGGTAGAAATGGAAAATTTTAACCTGATTTTGATGGGTTTACTTGCAATATATGAGAAAAATATTGTTGGTTTGGAGGCTGACACAGCTGCTGGTATGTTACAAAAAAGTAAAAAAGCACTAAAAAATCTAAAGGTTCAAGATCCACTATTGTATGAATTTAAAAAAATTTATAAGAGCAATGTGGTTTATTCCAAAATTTGTCAAAAACCTTATCAGCCCATTATATTGAATGAGCATGAATATAAAAATTTACCCGCGGACAAGAAGAATCGGGCGGTGAAATATTGGAATTTTACAAAACAAAAACCCGTTTGGTATAGTTGTCCCAATGCAAGATTTCCCCATATCAAGTTTATAGTTAAGCAACACCCAAGAGATTTTTGCATTCCATGTTGCAAAAAAATAGAAATGGGTGAAAATGTCAATATTAAAAAACAGGAGATTCATAACACGTGTTTGAAAAATTATGAATATAAGGGCGAAAAAATATCACTAACCAAGTACTCAACATACATTGCCACATATGGCAAACCTCTTGATGTGGGTCGTATAAGTCGACTTCCTGAACATACACTCGAGCCATTGTTCTTTGATACATATTCGCCAGAAGGTGGAATAAGTCAAGAGTGTCTGCGCGACGATGGTTATTATATATTAGGTGTTGATCAGCATCTTGGTGAATTGCGTTATGTGGGCTTATTATGGTGTGCTGTTCATTCTCTTAACATGGCGCTAGATGATTTCTTGGTTGAATGTAATAAGCGTATTAAGTCTCAACCGGAACATTTTCCTATATTACTGGATGGAGATATTAGCATATATTTTAAAACACTTGATGACTTGTGTAATGCTATATCTGAAATAGGAAGTGGTGGAAGTGGGGGCGCGGGGAGCGGGGGAAGTGGTGTGTTTATCACAAATAAAATTAAAGAGATACCGTGGAATGATATATTCCAATCAATAGTTTATTATTATTTCGGTGTTAATGTAATTGAATTTTATGATACAAATAAGGAACAAATATATCTAAAACTTCCCAAGGGTCTTAAAAACATAGAAGACATGTTTCCTGATACTCATAAGAATCTAATAATTATTAAATTTCGCAATTATTATTATCCCATATATCTACTTAACACTGAAATTTATAATAAAAGTGGATTAATTGACACTAGGTTATTCCTCAATGAAAGTGGTCTCACGACAATTATTAAAGCAGTTGTGCGAAAATACATGGAAAAGGAAAATGAAAGTGGAATAAGGCTAAAGATTGATCTAAGTGTTATTAAACAATTTTGTAGCAAAACTCAACACTCTCTTGTTGGTTATTTTATTAACAAAATGAATCTTTGTTACGCTGTTTTGGTGGAAACTGGTGATGGACACAGAGTTTATTTTCCAATAGAAGCTTCTCATTATTCTATTCATAAAGATATTGAAATGATTTTTGAGCCATATAGTGTTAAATACGAAACGAGTTATGAAGTTGCACATTCACTATTCAAAAAATATAATGCCTTTGTTGATAAGATAAGTGAGTTAAAGGGTTTGGTCGATGTTAGTGTTTATCCACAAGTTGGGGTTGAAAAGTGGATTGAAGTGGATGATGAAATAATAGGATGGATCTCCCGGGATGTATATTTTTACTGTAAACCGATGAGTCGAACGATGGGTTTAAAGTATTACGAAGCTCCTATTTCTAAGATATTATATCATCCAGCTATTATTAATCAGCTGATTTATAAAAAAATGTCTAAAAGAGTGGAACGTTTACAGAATGACATCAACATTATGCATGACGATGTTCAATATCAACTTTATGACTTTTATCTTTATAAGTTGATATTACTTCATTTTATCTCTGTGTTTAATAAGCATAAAAATATTGGAGTTCGTAAAAAACTACTTGGATTGGTAACAAAAACCAACTTCGATAAAAACACTAAAGAACTCAGAGAATATATAGATGGGTTAATTTTAGAGGATCAATATAAAATCAAAACAGCTATATTAGCTTATGTAAATGAGCATCATAACAAAAAATTGTTAGTTGAAGAAATTATGAGTGGTTATTATGAGTTTGACCGTCAAGAAATTCATAGGTTATCGTCCATGAGCCAAGAAGATGCAAAGAAATATTTGACAAAAATAGCAAGTGGGTTTATAGTTTATGGTGATATTAGAAGCGTGAGGGGATTTAAATTTTCTAATATATTTAATGATTGTATAAAGGGGGATATTAAGGAAATCACAGAAAAAGGCGATGGTAAAAATAAGCCAATAGCCGTCGGGTATTGTAGAGCTGGGCGTTTAATAGCGGATAAAAAAAGAGTTGATGAAATAATAAGTATTTTGGCGCATGATATTACCAGCGCGGAGAAAAAACGCATAATTTTCAATTCCCTATTTGTCGATAAAACAAGGGACTTTTATAAGTTTATTAGACGACCCGGTGAAACAATAACTGTGGAATTTGTATAGTTTGCATTTAAATAACAATGGTGAAATTTTATAGGAAATAATATATGTTACATATAGAGAAAGAGAAACATGGGTGATACTTTACGTTTAAATGTGGCTCGTGACCACGATTTTAATTTTGATTTAGATGATGAGATTCAAAAAAAGGCTAATGAAAAAATAGCTGAGAGTGAAACGCCCGCTAACATTAAGAAAAATAGAAATGAAAATGAAAGAGAAAATGAAAACAACGATACCGATAAGACTGATTTTATAGATATTGGAAAAAATATATTTTCATCTATAAATTATAAAATAGCGTTCTTTATATTCGTAATAGGGTTTATTATCTTTTCTGATTTATTTATAACATCATTTTTAAATTCAATTGAGGGGGCCGTTGATATTGATGGTATGGTTACCACAAAGGGAACTATTATACAATTAATGGGGCTGACCATTGCATATATAGTGGTTGATTTATTAGCAAAAAAACATATAATATGAGGGGTGTGATGAGGGGGTGAGAGAGGAGGATGAGAGTGAGGATTATTCATCATCAATGTTTATTTTACTACCGGAATCTTTAGTTTTTTTCTTTTCTTCATTCAAATCATCTGAATATATACTTTCATCATCACATACTGATGTATTATCACTTTCGGCATTTTTTATGTTTGAGATATCAAAGAGTATTTTATCTTTATATAAATGGTATATGTAATTTATAAAATAATAGAGTTCTATGATTTCGGCCTCACTGTTCCCTCCATCAAAATTAAGTTTACCTGATTTTTTCATCATTTTAATAGTTGTTTTTTTATCAGGTTTATCATCAGTAGGTCGTCTAAATTTAACTATTAGACAGAAACATTTGTCGGTATTATATGATAACTCCGCTATTCTATAATAATTAGCGCTAGAAATATTGAACATTGAAATTAAACTTTGATCAGTAAGAGAATTCAGGACATGTGTGTTTAAGAAGTTTCTATAAATTGGATTATTTTTTTCATGATATAATATCTGTTCTAACTTCTCTAGGTCCACACTATAATTCTCATTTATTAATCGAGCTTTATAATTTCTCATAACTGCTGTGAAATACTTAACACAGATATTGGGTTTATTGAGACTAGTTTTAAGATATTCGCATAATATTTTTATGGGACCTACCAATGTTTTCATCTCTGGGTCTTTAATACCAGGAACTTGAAAAGTGCCGTTATTGAATAGTTTGATTTTATATGGCAAATTTCCTTCGCCGTGTTCGATTACAAAGGTGATTTGACTGGCAAAATAAGCGCCGCTTCGTCGGGTTTTCTTGATTCTGACTTTCTTTTTTCTGCCTTTATTCGAAACCTTGAGGGTAGGTGGTTTATAACGGGGATTAAATTTCTCGCCGCTATTACACCCTATTAATAATATCGGAGATGATGAGGGTGGGACTGGCAGAGCTTCTATTAATTCTTTCTCTGTAAAAACCAGATTCTCTATTAATCCGCCTATAGTTAATGTTGATGGTTCTAGTGGGGTTAATAGGGGTCCTTGTTTCCTTTCATAGGGTTCTATTAGTTTTTTTAGACCCTCGATTTTCAGTTCTAAATCTTTTTGACTTTGTTCATCTATACCCGACAGTAATTTAATACCATCGACTGTATTATATGTTGATTTAGAATTAGATTTCATGACTATTTTATATATAGGAATTCTTATATTTATATGGATTTCAAATTTTGGACCTTATTAAAAAAATGAGTTAAGATTATACAATATAAATATATACTCTCGTCGGAGGGGGAGTGAGAGCGCTTCAAAAATTGAATTTTCCTGTTCTGATGAAATTTTAATGGCTCTACAACCGCAGCGTTTGAATCAACTATTGGGTCGAATTAGAAATAGTCCCAATGAAATGCCTTCAGTATGGAGTTGGGGAAACATCAAAGTGAAGGATGGTGACAAAAAAATGAGAGAGAAAAAAAGAGAACATGATCAATTTCAAAATCTGGGAATCTATGCTCATTGGAGTTTTGGCCGTATTCCAAATCATTCCAAAGATTGAACTATGTCTTTAAGACGTTTGACGGACACAGCCACATTATGTCTAAGAGTTTTTTCATCAAAAGTAGATGGGTCAGATGCATTTTCTAACATATCTACGATAAGAGTTAAAGAAGATTTTATGGCTTCCGACTTTGTTTCTTTTTTGCGTGGTGGTTTTTGCGCGCTTGGCATCGGTAATGCTTCAACAGGAGCTTCAGGCGGTGGCGCCACGGCCTGAGCACTAACTTTTCTAGTAGGTTTTGATTTGCTGGCCATCCTTAGTTTTATTTATATATAATATTCCTTTTATGCTTTATATGGTTGGTTGATTTGGCTGATTTGATTGAATCGGTTGATTTGATGTTAGGGATGGCTGTTGCATTCCCATGGACAATTTAATTTCTTCAACCGACTTCATGATATAACTTTGTTGCAAAACTATAATTATTAGTAAGATAAATAAGAATACTATAACTTTATCTTCGAAAATAGCCATTATATCATCTTGTTGGGAAGAAGAGGGAGGTGTCGGGGGAGGAGGGGATGCGGTGAAATTTTCTTTTCGCAACTTCTGCCTAACTTTTTTATCAATTTCATTATCAATTGTGGACTCAAATAATTGTCTATTGATTTTTTCATTTATGCTAGCTTGAATGTGTTTGTTAATATCATCATTTGATTTGACATAGGATGATGGTGGAACATATTCGCTATATAATTTATTGACTTGGACTTTGGCGCTCACTGGTGATTCATTAAGTCCCATTTTAAGAGCTAGTCTTTTTTCATCATCTGATATACTGGAATAATAATCAAATGGATTTTTGTGAGGTTCATAATATTCATCTACCATATTGGAAACTATATTTATACATTGAATATTTAATATACAAATTTATTAATTATAAATCTAATACCGGTGGCGGCGTGTCAGAGGGGGGTGATAATATTAGATGAGGGAGAGGTAAGGGGAGGAAAGAGAAAGGGTTGTTAAGATAAAAAGTGATATAAAATTTCGCCAAAGTAAATAATAGTTAGTAATATGTCAGGTGCTCTGGGTGATAGAGAATATAATTGGAAGAATGAGGTTTTGTATTTGAGTGGAGTGTACAAAAAAGATTGCAAAAAAGTCGAAGATATGTTTGAAAATGCATTACTTTCTGAAGTAGAAGGGACAAGTGTACAATCAGAATATTCTAAAATACCTATATACTTTACTACTTTAGCTATGTGGCCGACCTGTAGCAGCTTATTATGTTGGTGGTGTCATAGGAAATTCACTGGTCGTCCGTGGTTTGAACCGCAGAATTTAGAAGTGATTAATGAGTCAAAAGGTATTTATAATATAGGTGTGAAGGGTAATTTTTGCGGACCCAGATGTGTTAAAGCTTATATAGATGTTAATAATCCGTTGCATCTTCGTGGTGATCGAACCGACATATTGAAGATTGTCTATGAAATTTTTAATGGCAAAAAAATTACCAATATTATTCCTATGCCTATGCCACAGGTTCAAATAACCTATGGCGGTAATATATCTCCTAATGATTATGGTAAATGAGGGGGGTAGGGAGAGAGGGAGGAAGGTGGGGAGGGACAAATTATGACAAATCACTAATTGCTTTTCTATAAGTCTCATCGGATGCAACATTATCCCGGTTATGAGATCTCCTATTTCTGGAATGTAATATTAAACTTGGTATAAGCTCTATTAATAGACGAAAGCCAGGATTAATATCATACTTGCTCATTATATTAGCTACAAATGTGCTTGTGTTATATCTCATTCTTTTAAGTTTCACACCTACAGTTTCTGACCAACCACGAAGATCTATTTTTTTGCCAAAATATTCTTTTTCACCGTCAAAAACCTCTTCAAGGGCATAAGCTCCCGCTAAAACCAACTCTTGAATAAGATCACAACCTCGCTCACGATCGTTTTTAATTTGTAAGATCTTAAGAATATGTCGGGCTTCTTTCTTAGAGCTATGTAATGTCACCTCTGGAATCTTAGATAAATCCTCGCCGTCGGCTTCGAGTGACTTACGAAGGGCACTAATTTGTTCGATCATTCGCATTAATTCATCTTCATCATCTTCTTGATCGAGTTCCTCATCTGGAACATCCTCTACGTCACTTAAAACTCTATTAATATGAGACTGTTTCCTCTCTTCATCAGTTAGACGATTCAAATATGGATCTGCAAATACCGGAGGAGCGGACGGTTGATAATGTGATGATGGGGGCTGATATTGTGATGAAGGTGGTTGATATTGTGATGAAGGTGGTTGATATTGGAACTGTGTAGGGGGTGGTTGTGCTGCAAACAAAGGGGGTTCTTCTTTATCTTCATCATCGTCATCATCTTCGTCTTCATCGTCCCTCGTGGGTTTTTGACTCATAAAGGGGTCTTCCATGGGTGAAAATGCTGATTTTGCTTGGGTCGGAGGCGCGATTTTTTGCGTTTTCTTTGTTAACATATTCGTCCAACTATCTAATTCCATAATAGAATCTTTTGCTATGTCCTTTGCTACCGGTAATTTAGCCGGTACACCGCGCATGATAGCTTGTTCTATTTGCATAATTGCTTCTTCGTCATCATCTTCGTCAGCTAAAATCTTACCCATTCCAATAATGTTTTTGGGATCATGAATAGAATCTTTCTTATTTGAAAACATTTCGATATTATATATAATATCTTTGTAAGGTTTTATATATAATATTTGCACAGATTTTATATAAAATGTCTGTACGTATATTCTGTTTTGATGTTGCTATTAAGAATATTGGTTTTTGTTATATCGAATATAATGGACTTTGGATTGATGAGATGAAGAAATTCAATGAAGAACTGCGGTGTTTGGGGGAAACAGCTAGTGAAATAGCTTCTGTATTGAATAAGTTTGATGTGTTTTTGCGCGGAATAATTAAAGTTGTTAAATGCGGAGTGTATGACATTAGCGGAGGCGAAAAAGTTAATATGTCGCATGTGGGGCAAGTATCATTGGCCAAAAAATTAAAAATGCTTTTGAATCAAATAGTGGGTGAATATGGCAATCCAGATTATTTACTTGTTGAAAATCAAATGGGGCCTAATGATATTATGAGGGTTTTGAATGGTCAAATTATATATCATTTTGCCGATGGCGAGGGAAATGTTAAGTTTGGAGGGGGTAGTGGGGGCGGTGAGTGTGGAGGAGGTAGTGAGGGCGGTGAGGGTGATGATAGTAAGAAACAAGAAGTTCGGTCAAATAATGTTAAAATTGTGGTGTTAGGGTCTAGCTTAAAAAATACCATAAGCTTGGGGACCGACCTTCAATATGATAAATACATTAGTAAATGGTCAAAATATACAGCTAATAAAAAACACACAGCAGATAACTTTCTTGAATTTATCGAGAGAATGGGTCTTAAAATTGAGATGAATAAGGGTCAAAAAATTAATGATATCAGCGATGCTTTTATGCTTTCATTGGGGTTTATAAAAAAAAATTTAATGGGTTATTAAGAACGGGTTAATTTGATGTCGATTGATTTTTAATATCTATAGGAGGTGTATTAACATTTATCTTCTTAGAATATTTGGTCAAAAGAGTCATGAGATTTTCCATCTCTCTTTTTTCTTCTTGAGTATACCATGTCACATAAAGTATTGTTTTTTGTGTATCGGACATATCTATTTCTGGAAAGAACCCCCTTCTGAGTAAACTTTGTAATATGCCAGAATATATGTATATTTGACAAGTTTTGTTTTTCATACCGGTTATTGTGAAGGTGGTTGGTAGACCTATAAACAGTTCTCTTTTATCATTCATCTCATGAGCAGTTCTAATTTGATCATCTATAACACTAAGTATTGTATGTATTTGTTTGGCTATTTCTTTTTTTTGCATTTCATTATGTTTAAGATGCTCCGCTTTGATATAAGACATCGGGGGGGGGGAGAAAGGGAGGAGTAGAGGGAGCGGACGCTATATATCAAATATAAATTACACAGCTATAAGATTTAGTTGCTTAAGTCGCAAATCTCAGCGTCATGTTATTCGCGCGAGCATCAACATAAACAAAGTTGAGGGCATCCGCAAGAACAATAAGTTCCACTGGATTAGCTGTTCTAATAATATATTGACCCGTCGCAGAGTCGATAGCTGACTGATAATTGAGATATAGTTCACGCGTCTTAGTAACATTTATATAACCACTTGGCTGATAATTACCAGGTTCAAAGTTAAAATTCATCAAATACCACCCAAGTTGATGTGACGATTTGATGTATTTTCCGTATCTAAATGGTATGTAATTGTTATAAAATTCAGGTGGAAGATCAGGGAAAATAGTTACATCATGCGCTTTGAGACCCAGTTTTTCAACACAATGCGCTTCATCTAAATAAGATGCGTCATTAACTTGAACTGTTGATACACCTGTTACAACCGCTTGTTTAGATGTTCGAGCGGTTATAAATGTGTTCTTATACCACCTTTGAGAATTTGTCAAATTTGCGGTTGGTCGGAAGCCCACATATAGGGCTTCTACTGGGTATTTAATCTGATGAAGTTTGACTGATTTGCTGGATTCAGTCAGTAATTCGCGATGGGAACGATGAACACGAATAAGCTGAGAACCGAAACTATTGCGGAACAGCTGCTCGATCTCTGGCATAACAAAGATATGATTGACATACATATAACATTCGGCGATCTTAGGAGCGCGATAAGAACCACCTCCACCATAATTACCATATGATACTAAATTAGATTCTTGTTCAAATGTCACTTCTATCTCGACTTGATTGCGGGGTAATAAGAAATTGGGCAGACTACAATTAATATCTTTGAACCAGAATAGAATAGGAATCCAAAGCTCTAGAGTCGGTTGAGCCTGTTTAAAGGTCTGAGGGCCATTACCAAACCAACGATACTCCCGCACCTCGTCGACTGCTGGATCAGCAGTGAGATAACCAAGCTTGGGAACTTCTTGGCCAATGGATCGCAAATATGCATTTTCCTTATGTACGGGGACTTTATTGTCAAAATAGGCCATTTGCTCATCTGTGCCATATTCGTCGAACAGGAAATTTTGAACCTTGAATTTAACGTTCTTCATTAGACGATGACCCAAATAAGCTGCATATCGAACTTTGTCAAGAGAGTTGACAGCGGAAAAGTTATTGAGTTTGACATATAACACAGGATCATTCACAAACTGTCCAACAAGGGGAAGTTCAAATGAGCATGTGTTTCCCAAGGTCGGTTGACCTCCTCGGCTCGGAGTTCTTGAATATTCATGAGCCATACTAACAAAGGGCTTAAACGTACTATTAACATAGAAAATATGGGTTTTGTCAATTGCAGCAAGAGCCGTTGACCACGCGCTTGGCATTTTTTCTAATTCGCTATCCGGTACGCCTTTATGCTTCATTCTCAATTCTTCCATGCGCTGTTTGCGAATGCATTTGATTCTTTCCGTTAATAGACTATGGGCCATTAATATCTCATCTTGAAATCCAGTATTAGAGATAAGCTGAAATACTCCGCCGGTGCTCATTGCTAGTTATATATATTATATATAATAATTCTTATAATATCTAATAAATTTGAAAAAAACTATTCAATATAGTCCGGGTAGAGTCTCTATAATTTGTCTACAAATTATGGATTTTGAGTTTGATTACAACGGAAAGAAACCAAAAGACGAAGATGATAATGATGTTAGGGATGAGTTGCAGGAAGTGGATCGCGAAGTAGATGAAATAAAAACTATCGAAGGTGGTGGAGAGATCAATTTAGTTGATTTAGATAGCAGTTTAGGAGTTAAAGATGATTCATTACGTAGCATATGGAGGCCGATTAAGTTCATTGAAGAACATATTATAAAGAGCGATCAGCCGGTTGACGTCAAAGCAAATCTCGCGAAGATTTATTTTGGTTTGCTAGAATGTTTTATGAGGGATTTAATGGGTAATGATAAAATAATAAAAGTTATCAAGAGTCAGTTTTATGCAATTTATGATGCTGTGGGAGTTGCTCATAAGAAGGACTTAGCGGACATATATAATCGTATATTTATTGATGATATGATTCATGTTGAACAGAATGATGGGGTTGATGATGGTGAAATAGAAAAATACTTGCAAAAGAAATTAGAACAGTATGGGAGGAAAAAAGAAAAATGGGAAAAAAATTATTCCACTGTCGAATCGAGATTCAAAAAGGACGAAATTGTTTCATGGGTCGATGGAAAAAAATGGCGACTAGGTCGTGTTAATGATACTTTTAGATATAAAGGGACTATTTGGCTAGTTATTGAAACATTGGATTATATTTATTATGACGAGGGAGAATCGCGTGTGGTGTTTAAAACCGACCGCGAGATATATAGTTATCAGAGTTTCAGATATATTTTCATGAACGGTAATAAAATGAAAGCCATCAAAGTGGGAATGATATATGGTATTGAAAATAAAATGGTACGAATTCTTATGGAACCAATTCCCGGAAAGTATTTAGTAGAGTTTTTGGGGTGGAAAAACATAGAGAATAAGGTTGTCGAGGGAGGTGAATTAGTCCCATTTGATAATAGAAAGCATTTTCCACGCATGTTAAGTGGGCGGGGTTCTAAATATGATGGTAGAAAGTTTTATGGAATTTGATGATATAAATTGTTTTAAGATTTTTTTGATGTTAAATATAGGACGTGACAATGTCGGCTGGATTACCAGGCGAAATAGTTAAAAATTTAGAAGACGATAAAGCCAAAAAAGATGAGGAATATAGCAGAGTTGAAAATCAATTGGAAAAAGATGCTTCGGTTATAGAAAAAATCATTCATAACAATGCTAATCCTAATCCTGTCGTGGTTGCTTTGGTTATTCTATTGATAATAGTTGTTGTTTGGTGGTTATATGTGTTTTTACTTAAACCTAATATGTCTGGTACATGGATTATAAATGATAAGGTTATGATACATATTGATCATTGTATGTGGAGTAATAATATTTACATTAGGGACCATAGGGGTGTTCAGATTGATAAGGGTAAGTTAGTTGGTAATATATTGCGTTTGCCTAAGTTAATTGGTCTTTGGGATGGGGACGATTTGGTCATGTTCCCTGATTATGGAGCTATGAAACGTATTAGAGTATAGGGGGGGGTGGATGGGATGAGAGGAGGGAATGAAAAAAATAATATACTAATCAAATAATTTGATTTTATTTTATATTTTTTATCCTACTTTCATTTACTGGTAAAGGCATTCAGCTACCTTCTTGCCGTCGAAGTTGTAGAGACCATAGGCCAGAAGAGCCAGACCCACTACAACGGCTTCGGTGGAAGTCCACATATTAGATACTGAACGACGTTTTTCGGAATAAGACATAAGAAGAACTGCACCACCAATAATCGCTACGATCAAATACCCGAGGTTCGACATTTGAGTTACTAGTTTTTGGTTATATGATAAAAGAGAAAATATAAAAAATAAATATTATTTGGTCATTTATTGGTATTATTGATTAATCATATTAGATACCGGGGACTATTTAATACAAATATGCCATAAGCTACCATGGCAAGACCTGCATAAAGTGCGAAATTACTTTTCCACATTCCGGTAGAACAAGCATCAAGTAAGTTTCTGTATAGTAAAATAACACCCAAAACCAAAACAATGAGTGCGCCAAGGGAAAACATTTCGATATATTAATTATAAGAAAATATTTTCATAAATTATTTTCATCGATATTATATAACATTTGAAATAAAATGTCAGCGGAACAATTTACTGATATTCTAGCTGGAAGTTATGAAGGTGGTAATGATCCCTCTAATAATTCTCCCTTAGGTGGTGATTATTCAGGTGGCACGATTATGGCTTCCTGGGGTGTAAGCGGTGTTATTGAATTAGTTTTAGTTATATTTTTAGTGATTATGATGATTATACTTTTGGGTATGGTTGATGATAGAAATGTTAAAATAGCTGGTGGTGTGGCTTTGTCCGTTTATCTTCTGTTTCAAATTGGAGCGGTTGGAATAGCTTGGGTATCTGCTAAAGATGCTAAACGCGGTGAATTATTCCAACGTATTAATTCTGAATTAGGTCCAAAAAGACCTGCGAGTTTAGCTTCTTGAGCGCTCTTAGATAATTTATGGGACAAAAAAATTATAAAAAGAAAATAATTATTTTTTTCGCGCTTTCTGCTCAAACCCCACAATTAGAAAGAAGAAGGCCAGAAAATAAACAGATTTGACGATTATTATAATTATTCAAGTTGATTATTACCAGCGTGGGAATATTTTTTTCTATTATAAATTTTAATTCAATAGATATACCCTCAATAGCGAATCGACAATCGCAAATCGACTTCAATCAATCAATACATAAATGGCCACCGGTGGTATTTTCCAGTTAGTTACTAATGATGGTAAGCAGGATCGTATGCTTATGGCCTCGGCTCTCCTGCACGAGCGCCTTGACGCTATCAACCGTCAGAAGGCTTCGATGAATGCGGCTCAGGGACGCAGCGGCGATCTCAACTCGCTCGAGAATCTGCCGACGCTGTTGGACATCGAGAAGACCCACGTTCTCTTTACCAACGCGCACTTCAAGCCTTTTGCTGCGATGGCCTTCGAGTACAACAAGGTCCGCATTTCGTCCGGCTCGGCTGCCCTGCAGCAGAAGATTCAGTTCTCGATCCCCCAGTTCGGTGATTTCTTCCATGACATTTGTGCTCGTGTGGTCCTCCGTCAGCCGACCCTGACTGTGGGCGCTGATGCTCTGAACTCGCAGGCTCCGGCTATGCGTTGGGCTCATTTCCCTGGTGAGCGTCTCTTTAAGGAGGTAACCCAGGAGGTGAACGGCAATCCTCTGGACAAGTATACGAGCCACTCCGTAAACTTTCACCGCGAGTTCCGTGTTGCCAACAACAAGAAGGTTTCATGGTATCGTTGCGTTGGTCAGGAACTTCCTGAGGATGGTTACGTTTCGCAGCCTAACTGGGCTAGTAGCGGAAGAACTGCTCCTTCTCATCGTATCAAAGCAGAAGTTTTAGTGGGTGCTCAAACTCCAACTAGTCAGAAGAGCACCGCCGATGCTGGCAACCTCGAGATGTTCATCCCTCTCCTGTTCTGGTATAACAAGGATGTTCGTTTGGCCGTGCCTTCCGTTGCCATTCCCCATGGTCAGCGTTTCATTAACATTGAGACCTGTGAGTTTGCGGATCTTGTTGGTGTTTTCCCCCGTGGCAGTGCTACTTTCTCGTCTCTCAACGGCACTTTGGCTGAGCATGCCAGTGGCACCATTAAGACCTTTGAGCTCTACATTAACAATATTTTCGTAAACCCTGAGGTGCACAAGATTTACATTAAGCGCATTGGTTTCTCGCTCATTCGCGTGCATCGTGAGCAGACTTACACCATTTCTTCTGGTACAGTAACTGGCGATCTGCTTCTGCAGCAACTGAAGTGGCCCATTGAGTATCTGTTTGTTGGCTTCAAGGTGGCTGCTTATCATGCTAGCAGCTCTGCGGCCACTAAAGCTGAGCATTTGGACAAGTGGCATATGTTCAGCTCTATTTCTTCTCAAACTTATCGCAGTGATGGTCAGAGTGTTTTATATGAACAGGTCGCATCTGCTGTTGAAACTACAACTGCTACGGTAGCTGCAACTACAGGTGCTATTACACTCGCTTCTGGAGCTTTGGCATTTGCTTTAGCTCTTGGCGATCTGGTTCGCGTAGGCAGCACCCTATTCACTGTGAGTGTCGCGAGCACTGGTACTACTGTAAGCCCACTTGCGGTAGTGCCTGTTCCGGCTTCAGCTATAACTGGCACTCTTTCTAAGGTAACTCTTCAGGGTCTTCAGGTTGCCACTCAGCGCCCTGCTCGCATTGTGGACACCATCACCATTAAGGCCCATGGTATTACCCTCTATGATTCGTTCCCCGTTGGCTTCTTCAATGCTTACACCCCGTATCACTATGGTGGCAGCAATGTGGCGTCCCCCGAAGACTCGAACGCTATGTTCATTCCCTTCTGCCTGTACCCTGGAACCTATCAGCCCAGTGGTCACATTAACTTGTCCCGTGCCCGTGAGTTCTATTTGAGCTTCGATGGCACTTCGGCGGGTGTGCTGTCGGGCAACAACGTAACCCTCGTTGTAGTGGCCTCCGCGATCAATTTCCTGCTGATTTCAGATGGGTCTGCTGTCCTGAGATATTCAACTTGAGCGTTTTTCACGGTTAAAACGCTTTAAAACCCAGGAATTTCAACACTTCCGAGAGGTATGTTGAAAAACACTCCCTAATCAAACAAAAACAAATAAACAACCAAATTAAAGGGGGTCGAACAACTAATCATAAAAAACCGAAAAAAACAAATAAAAAGCAAAAAAACAATAAAACAAAATAAACATAATGTAACTCTTATTTTTTTCTATTCATTTAGCGATACATTTAAATCAATTCCTTGATAAGTATCATTAGGGTTATGATAATCATAGAATAAGTATATAACCGATAGTTTGTTTCCAGACAAACACCTGTTCCTATTAGCCTCTATATGTTTTAATAAAGTCATTTTTCTATCTTCTAAAGATAGTTTAACATAATCTTTAACTATATAATCATCTGGATTGAATCTAATGAATAATAGCTTATAAGTATCAGGATTATATTTAGGAAATATAGATGGATTTTTTAATCTATATGTTTGCATAGCTATATAAATATTTTTCATTCTAACACATTCACATTCTACCGCATAAGCTTTTGATCTATGTTGATATTCATCAACTTCAATAATAATAGAATGATTATCAAATTCTAATAAAAAGTCTGGTCTATATTTTATATCAGAATCTGGTATAGATACATCATGATTAAAATCAATACCATTTGCCGCAAGAAAGTTAGCTATATCTTTTTCTTTAGCTTTTCTTTTTTCTGTCTTATTTTTTCCCTCCACTACTAAGGAACACTTAATACAATAAGATTCTACAATATTGACTTTATTGATATTACATAATTCACATATTTTTGTTCTCACTTCTTTTTTATCTAACGGATCAGCAACCATATCATCGGTCTTATGATGTTGGCAATATTCAGGAGGAGAATCAGGTATATTGTATAAAGCAGCTCTTTTACAAACTAAACATATTTTACGTTCTAGATAAATATCGGTGGATAATTTATGTTTGCCACATCTTAGGGGCTTTCTATCTTTTTTGTTTCCAAAACAAGCCCTAGTTGGACATGATATAGTTTTATCTGCTAAGATATAAGAACATCTTTTATGATAGATATCGATATCACCGGGCCTTTTATGCTTATGACAGAACTTATTTTTATCATCTGGTTTGCCATACATAGCTTTTAATAAACATTTGCTACCATCTTCATTTATTCCTTTACAATCGCCAGTCACACAAATCCATGTTTCTTCAGCATGATTGACACAGGTTGTTGGTTTATCTTTTGTCGATGCGGCATATGAAGGTCTTTTATTACATTGAGGATGAGAACATTTTCTACTATCTATAGTAACTGATTCTTTGGGAGAATGAGCTTTACAATATTTTTTACCATCTGGAGATTTAAAAGTAGCGACTATCTCACATTGTTTTCCTTTATCATCAACATAAGCACAAAATCTACCTTTTTGTGTTACCTTTATGGAATTATCAGTCGCGTGTTCAGAGCAATATATAGGTATAATATTTTTACCTTTAGCTTCCTCCACTTTTTCTTTTTCTGAATAATGAGCAGATTTTTCACATCCTTTCATAGTACATTTATTACCCCTGGTAAATACAAAACCTTCTTTTTTATGTTCTCCACAAGTTTCTTTCTTTTTTGTTACTGGGTTTTTAAAAGTAGCAACTTTAAGACATCTTTTACCATCCTTATCCACAAAATTACATATCGCGGATCTTTTATTAAAATCATCAACTTTTTTATGAGTTAAACATCGCCTATTATATCCCTTTGGATCATCTATAGAATAAAAAGTCGCAGGATGTCTACAACAATACCATACTATTCCATATGAATCAATTATAAATTCTCTACAACAATGTTGATAACCTATAAGGCGAATAATAGGAAGTTCAACCGTGTTTCTATGGCTATAACATAAGATCGCCATTCCTCCACTAAGTCCATAATATGCTAATCCATCACATTCAATACATTTTTGTCTTGTTTCTGTATTATTTATAAAATAGTTCAAAGCCTTTATTTTAGATTTATTAATTAAAGCATCTTTATATCTTGGACCATTTAATGAATCAAAAAATCCTATAAACTCCACTTTTGGTTTTTCTGGATCATAAAGTATTCCTTTTTCGACATTGTTTGACAAGTATTCTTTAACATTTTCTATATAATCATCACCACTAATATCAATATTATTAGCAATATGATTATAAATATCATTAACTTTACTCATTTTTTCAACGATTATTTTATCATAAACGTCATATCCATATCTTAAACAATATATAAATACGCTACTTACATTATTCTCATCTGTTAAAGTACTTAAATGACGCAATTTATCATTATCTATTTTTTGTTCCAATATCCAAATATCAAAAGTAATTCCTTTAAACTCATATGCTATGGATTTTGAAGGCAAAATCCATTTTATTATATTGGCTAAAATCACCACATCTTTATTTTGTGATGTCATCCTCCTGACATATTAACAAATAATAGTTCAATTTTTATTGCCCATGTGCGAGTGATTAGTAGATACCCTCAAATTTTTATCAAAAAAAAAATCTCATTATCAATTCAATTATAAATCAGCAGTTAACTTATCATACACCATCTCAACAATTTCCCATAGACGAGGATCTTCATAAATCTCACTAACTATTTCCTTCAATACATTTTTATCTCTTATATACACAATAATAGGCCTCAATATTTCTTCTAATTTTTTAAATGGCATTTGTAAACCAAGCCTACCTATAAGAGCTCTTTCAACCCCCAAGCTCAATTTATCTTCAATACTTATATAAGTTTTTAATTTTCGAAACAAAATCTTGTTATATAAATCCTTTTCTTCCTCACTAATTTCCAATTCATCTTCCATAGAAGAACCCAATTCTTCCTCTAGATCGGCCATAACATCACAATGTAATGCTTCTTCGCAATAAAAGTTAATACAATTAACAAATCTATATTCAATTTCTTCTCTTATACCATCTATTATTATTTTTTGTTCGTCATGAATAGCTTTCTTTAGCATTAAAACAAGCGCTTTATTATTGCTTAACATTCCAAAATAATCAACATATGGCGAATCGACATATTTAATTACTCCTATTGAACCGATTTCCAAACCGATTTCTTCAATAAGTCTCATAATAATTTTTTCAATCATCGCACCTGTATTTTTTTGTTTCGCTAAAAATTGTTCAAAAAGTTTATTATGTAACTGTTTTCCGATCATAAAATCTTCCATCAAATAAAAGTAATCATTCAAATCCACAATACTGAAATATGGGTTTGCGATGAAATTAAAAACATACGATAAATCTATTTCTATAAACATTTTTTTAACACTATTTGGAAATGCTTTGATAATCACTATGTAATAATCTAAATAGTTATGATATTTAGAATCAAAATATAGATGGAATAAACTATATATATGCCCTAAAAATCTATTTCTATTTAAACGAGTTCTTGAAAATCTCTCACTAACAAATATATGTTGTCGTGAACAATATTCGGCGACCAAGACACTCACATTATTAGTTTCAACACCCACAATTTTTCTTCTCCATGTATCAATTAAGGCCTTAAATTGATCTATATTATTAGCTAGTAATGTTTCATATATATCTTCCCAGTTTAATGTTTCCATTGTCATGTTTATATATTATGAGAAATCAATTTTTATAATCCATTCTTCAATTTACTATTAATCAAAAAACTAAGATAAAAAATAAAATCATATCAACGTATCATTCAATTAATTAATCAAATCTTACGACGAATATATTTATAAGGACCATCGCCAGCCACTACACAACGATCCGTGCCAACTTCAACTTCTATATCATCTCTCTTACCAATGACGGTCCAATTAACTGAGGAATTTGCGATCTCGCCATATATAGTAAATCGTCCTCCTTTAACATCACTAACACCCAAACGCTGTAAATCACGACCTTTACTGGTTACAGTCACTGTGAATTCACGTCCTATGGCCGTTGCATAACGCGGTATTTCGACATCAACTTCGCAATTTTCACCTAATTGAGCCTCACCTCGGTAATAAATTCCACTCTCGGGACCCTCTAAAGTAGCATGAACCAGCCAAGCATTATTACGCAGAGGATGAGGAATAACGAATGTCTTATTGGAATTAATAACTATTTCATTTGAAGCAACTGATAATACGTTCGCACCAGCACCCGCGGCGAATGTACGAACTGGATTAACGTAAAAACCAGCTGCAGCGCCGTTCAATGCCGAGCCACTAGCATTTAATACGATACTACCAGCGGCTTGACCGGTAGCTCCAGCCGCATTACCAATAGCAATAGCATTAGCTCCCTGAGTATCAAATCCAGCTCCAGAGCCTATAGCAATAGCGCCAGCGCCCTGAGCTGTAGCACCTGCATTAAGTCCGATTGCCACTGATGCAGCACCCTGACCAGTACGACCTGCACCCGAACCAACAGCCACTGCATTAGCTCCTTGAGTTAATGAACCTGCGTTGAGACCTATGGCCACAGCAGCTGCGACTTGCCCGGATATACCTGCTGATGAGCCAATAGCGATACATCCAGCACCTTGAGTTGAAGAACCAGCGTTGAGACCAACTGCGATTGCCCCAGCGCCTTGCAAAGTTCGACCGGCCGATGATCCCACCGCAACACATCCAGCACCCTGAGTGTCAGAACCAGAGTTGAGACCAATTGCGATAGCCGCTGAGCCTTGAGCTGAACGACCAGCACTGGAACCCGCCGCCACGCCATCGGCACCCTGAGTCGATCCACCGGCATTAAGACCCACAGCTATTCCTCTAGCTCCCTGAAGAGTTAGACCCGCACTAGATCCTAAAGCTACAGCATCAGCGCCCTGAGTAGATGAGCCAGCACTGAGGCCCACAGCCACAGCAGCAGCCCCCTGAGCGGTACGACCTGCGCTAGAACCAACCGCTACACCATCAGCGCCCTGAGTCGATCCACCAGCATTGAGACCCACAGCCACAGCAGCAGCAACTTGACCGGAACGACCGGCCGATGATCCCACAGCAACACATCCAGCGCCTTGAGTGGATGTACCAGCAAGAATGCCTATGGCTACAGCAGAATCACCCTGAGCAGTACGACCAGCCGAAGAACCTATACCAATCGCGTCCGCACCCTGAGTTGAACCACCTGCATTGAAGCCAATAGCTATAGCTTGAGCTGCTTGTGCGGCTAATCCGGCGGATGAGCCAATAGCCACACATCTCGCGCCCTGTGTTGAACTACCAGCATTCACTCCAATCGCCACAGATGAAGTGGCCTGTGCAATTGATCCCGCGGATGATCCAATAGCAACTGCAGCAGAGGCTTGAGTGCTTGATCCTGCATTATTACCTATAGCCACGGCCAAACTAGCCTGAGCATTTTGTCCGGCACTTGATCCGACTGCAACACATCCAGCACCCTGAGTAGAAGCACCAGCATTAAGGCCGATCGCAACACCTGCGGCACCCTGTAAAGTACGACCAGCTGACGAGCCAACCGCAACTCCATCAGCGGCTTGAGTTGAAGAGCCAGAATTAAGACCAATAGCTATAGCAGCAACACCCTGATTCGTATTACCAGCGGAAGAACCTAATGCAATAGCATCAGCGCCTTGGGTGTT